GCGATTAGTATGTTCTATGCCATAAAAGAAAATATCGAAGCGATAGAAAAGTCGACTATAGACCTGTGCGAAACTATAATAAAGTAGGCGATTGGAAGCCTGCCTTTTCGGCAGGTTTCCATTTTTGTTGGCGTCTTTTTGCCGTTTTTAACGGGTGTAAACCAAAAATAAACCAAAAAAGCTGATTGGAAATTAAGTTTTGCAAAAAGCGACAGGCTGTGAAGCCTTGAAATATAAGACTCTTGCGGAGGCGCTCTGAATTGCCTGTATAGTATATTTTATTCTAAATAGCGCGATTTGCGAGGGTCTGTAAAGTCTTGCAAGCGTTGATTTTTGGACATTTTTATCAAACCATATTTTCATAATTTCCAGCGACTTTTGGCTTGTTTTAATATGCGTAAACCAAAAATAAACCAAAAAACTCGTCTTATAAGATTCCATTTTTATGGTCTATCAGAGCGTCTGCCACTTCGAGCGAAAGCTCCTCTGCCGATTCAATCACATGGGAATATATATTGGATGTCGTCGATACGTCCGCGTGACCAAGGCGTTTCGACACGATGACCAAGGGTGTATTATTTGCTAACATCAAAGATGCATACGTATGCCTCAAACTGTGCGGGTGAATCTCAGGGTAGCCGTACTTATCCGCGAAGGAGCGCATATGTGATGTGACCGTATTCGCGATGACAGGTGAGCCATCGTCGTAAACAAAAATGCGGTCTAAGCTGTTATTCCATACGTCTCCGAGCTTTCGTGCCTGCTGGTCCTGCCAAATCCTCAGCTCTGTGAGTATCGCAAAGGCCGAGTCCGACAGCTTCAGCGAACGTACTGAATTCTTACTTTTAGGGGTGTCGATATACCAGCCATCTTCCGGGGTGTAAGCGGCAGTATGCCTTACGTTTATCATCTGGGAGCCCTTGGACAAATCGGACCAGCAGAGTGCGACTATCTCCGATTTTCGCAGGCCGGTGAGCAGGTCAAAGAGTACGAACGCTCTAAACCACATGGGCTCCTCTGCAAGGTGCCCGATGAAGTCTTTGACCTCATTTTCGTCAAGGTATGCCGCTTCTGTTTTCGTTTTTTTTGGCGGTTCGGCTCTTTTTGCCGGATTAGAATCAATATATCCCCATTTGCATGCGCTGCCGAGCATTGATTTGATGCATGCGTGGTATCTCAGGATGTAATTTGATGAGAGGATATCGTCTTCCTTATCGCGTACAAAGAGGGTTTCGACCGGCACTTCAAAGTAAGCGCAAATCTTTTTTGCTATATCTTCAGTAACTGACTTGCCGTAAATGATTCTGTATAGCGTCGATTGGCTGATGCCCATAAGTGAGGCTAATTCGGATTTAGACATTCCAGCTTTGCCGATATACTCCTTTGCCTTAGTGGGGCGCATACGCTTCATAACAGGTATGCCAGCTTCGGCAAGATTCCTGTAAAACTCATTCAAGTGGCCGGCCTTAAGCTCTCGCAGTTTTATTCCTCCAATGGCGGTTTTTATTCTTGGTAAGAGCTGATTGTATGTATGGATGGTGCTCTTCTTGCAATTCCGTCTGACATGGTCCCTCATCCATATATCGATGAATTCTCCTGTGCGGATATTACTGGCGTTGACTGCTCCGCCACGGAACTTATCCTCAAAATCAAAGGCTATACGGTGAGCTTCGTTGTCAGCTCTCTTTTCGCTCATTCCTTCCGGGGGAGTCCATGTCATAGACGTCCGCTGCTGCTGTCCGTATTGGTCGTATCCATTCGATACGCGAATGTAGTAGGATGTTTTGCCGTTCTTATTTATTCTCTTACGTATCTCAGGCATGTCTTTTCCACAGACTTTCCACGGAATTTCCGCAGACATTCCGCAACTAACCGTACCGTATCGTACCGTATCCTATCTTTATCTAATCTGTTATTAATCTAATATCGGGATTCGCGTCAGGCTCATCTTCATTCAGCTTTATGAGAATGGTGTTTGGTGATAAGCATCCTTCTATAGTGCGCTTTAGTACAGGCGCATCACCGAATGGGTAGCCAACTTCTTTAGCCATGACGTCGATTATGCGCATCGGCTGGCCATACTTTGCGCTGGTGTACATCTCACAGATTCTTTCCAGTACATCGTATGAGATTTTGTCTGACGCATCGAAAAAATCTGTGAGAGATTCTTCTGCTACTTCAAAGGTCACTTTCCCCGACTTGGTCAGGTAGATTCCTTTAATGGGAGCATTGTCTATGGCAATATCGCGACCTATGCATATTGAGCTCATTACGAATCACCTCTTATATTTTTGCAGTATAGAATTGATAGCTTGCCGGTCTTCTGTGCGTGCCACAGCATAAAGTGCTATAAGGTCATATGCCTCTTTCGAAAAAGAATCCTTTTCGTCTGACAGGCCAATTAACCAGTCGACTGAGACGCCAAAGCCTGTGGCAATCTTTAAAAGTGAGTCCATCTGAGGCATGCGCGTCTCCTTTAAGAGTCGGCCCAAGGATATGGGGTGCATGTCTATATCGATGGCCGTTGCTCTAATCGATTTGCCCCGTGTGTCAACAAGGTAATTAACGCGCTCGTGAAACTTATTCCCATAGTATTCGATGTTATTCATGTGTAGGCTACCCCTTTCAAAACATATAATAACATTGTATTGAATAATTTTTGCAACATTTTGTACAAAATCTATTTACAATGCTGCCAGAAGTGTGTATAATGACAATGCAAGTTAGATATTGGAGAGTGTTGAACATGAAATCGAGCATTTTACGAGCAGCAAGAATCGAAAAGGGACTGTCAAGACGTCAGATGGCCGATGCCCTTGGGATGGCAGAGTATACTTACGGCAGAAAAGAGCGGGGCGAGGGGGACTTTTCACTTGACGAGATAAAAATCGTAGCCAAGCTCCTTGACTTTGATATGCACAGAGTGAACGTGGTTTTTTTTGATTCCGTGCTACCAGAAGTATGCGTAAAATAAACAAAATGTATCACCTCCGAAAGTTATTGGTCTGCATCTAACTGGATTATATGAATTTGGAGTCTGAAGATAAATGGGTCGTTCTGCAACAAAAGCCTCAGATAACGTGTATTACCAAGCGCGAATAGAGGCCGCAAAATACAATGACAAACTTTTTAGTAGGGAGGGTGCCGCTGAGCTACTTGGGATGTCGCCTTCAGCAGTGGCTGATGCGGAGCTTGGGTTAAACAAAGTGATGCCTGTAGATAAGGCAGTGATGATGGCTGAGGTCTACAACGCGCCGCAGCTCCTCAATTATTACTGCTTAAACGAATGTCCGATAGGCAAGCGTTTGCCTATATCGGATGAGGTGAAGCCGATTGAACAGAGCGTTCTTTCGCTTATCAATCTATTGGAGGACGGGCAAATGCTCGATTCCAAGCGAAGATTGGTGGCTATAGCAATGGATGGGCGAATAAGTCCCGGTGAAAGAGTCGCAGCAAAAGAGCTGGTTGACTTTTTCGAAGATGTATCCAAAAAGGTTAGCGAGATAAAGATATTTTTAGAAAAAAGTGCGGAGGTGGAAAATGAAACAAAAAAAGGGGCCTGACATCTTAGTGATAATGCTGATAGTTCTGGCTATTCTTGTAGTCTGGGCTATCGTGCAGACCATAGGCTCATATCACTACAGGGCGGCGTTATTGCAGGAGATTCGAGAGAGACAGCGTGTCGAGCAGCTTAACAAAGAGACTACCGAAGAGGTTGTCTTAGAGGAGCCTGAGGTTAGCGAGGAGCCTGAGGTTATCGAGGAGCCTGAGCCTGAACAGCCTGAGGTGTTGGTCCAGACTGTATATCAAAAAACGTCGAGCTATCTTACCGACGATGTGCCAGCAGATGAGGATGTCCAGTATTGTATCAACACATGGTGCGAAACATATGGCGTTCCATATACATTAGCACTGGCAGTCATCCAAACGGAAAGCTCATTCAGGGCTGATGCTGTCAACAGCGCAAACACCTGCTTTGGATATATGCAGATTAACATCTGTAACGAAGAATATCTAAAAAAGACTCTTGGAATAAAAACAATCAAGGACCCGTTTGATAACTTGCAGGCTGGAATTTACATGCTCAGTCGATATATCGACAAGTATGACGACTTGGAGATGGCCTTGGTCGCGTATAACTGTGGGGATGGTGGTGCGCAGAAGAATCACTTTTCAAAAGGCGAGTATTCGACAGGATATAGCCGAAAGGTGATGGAGCGTAAAGCTGATTGGGATGCTTTAATCGGATAAGGAGGGCATGATGTGTAAGGTGTGCCTGCCGGGGCCAAATTGTGGAGGTTGTCCGCACGAGCCGGAGCCAGAACCTGTATATGTATGCTTAGAATGTGGTGAGGGCATATACCCCGGAGATAAATACTATCGGCCCTATAGCGGAGGATATGTTTGCCTTCACTGTCTCGAAGATAAGAGCGTGGAAGAGTTACTTGCACTTGCAAGGGAAGCACTGGAGGTGGCTAATGTTTGATGACCTGCAATTTGATGAAAAAACGCATGTGTACAAGGTGGGTGGTGAGGTATTTCCAAGTGTCACCACCATTATGAAGCCGCTCTCCAGAAGCTATTACGACGGCGTCAGTGAAGAGATGTTGAATAATGCGGCAAATAGGGGGCAAATCGTCCACAACGCTATCGAGGTATGGAATGACTTTCAGATAGAGGATATCCCCAGCGAGCTTTGCGGATACTTCACTGCGTATAAGGATTGGTTCGAGAAGAATAATCCCGTACTTAAGGCGAGCGAGATGCGCATGTATCACCCCTTGCTCAGGTACGCAGGTACGTGTGACCAACTGTGCGAGATTAATGGCGAACTGGTCCTTATCGACTATAAGACTTCAAGTAACGTCATTGACATGATGTACGGCGTGCAACTTGAAGCCTACAGCCAGATGCTTAAGGCAGAGGGCATAAATGTTGACAAAAAGCTTGTATTGCACCTGAAAAAGGACGGGACCTACAAGGAACACTGGTATCCAGCAAAAGACCCGGAAAGATGGCGCGTGTTCAACGCACTTTTACTTATTTACAACTACAGCAAAGCATAAGGAGGAATGGTGATGCAGGGAGATTCTATGGCAGTTGAAAAGTATAACGAGATGAGTGAGAGCTCAAACATGGCCGGAGCTGTAAATCAGCTAAGCGTTATGGCTAATGAGCTGGTCATCAACAACAACGATGATTACCAGCTTGCGGCGGAACAGGCCAAGCGGGTCCGGGCAATGATAAAGACGGTCACTGATTATTACGAGCCGATGCGTAAGAGCACGTATGATGCTTATCAGAGCGTCATGGCAAAGAAAAAAGAGATGCTTGCTCCTCTGGAAAAGGCAGATGGCGTCATCACTAAGAAGCTAAAGGCTTACAACATGGAGGTCGAACGCCTGCGTAGGGAGCGTGAAGAGGCTCTCAGGCGAATGGCGCGTGAAGAAGAGGAGCGCAGGCTTGAAGAGGCTGCTAAGGCTGAAAGCGAAGGCGATGCTATCGGGGCAGAGATGGCCATGGCTGAAGCTGAAGCTATGGAGTCCGCCGCCATGACAGTAAAGGTGAGCACTGACAAGCCCAAGGCTGAAGGGGTGGGCACCGTGAAGAACTGGGTAATCAAATCCATCGACAATCAAACAGTCCCTGTATTCTTCAACGGGATGGAATTTAGGCCGGTCGACAGTAAGGCCGTCCTCAGATATATCAAGGCGACCAAGGGCACCGTCCAGATACCCGGTGTAGTTTTTGAAGAAGAAGTAAGCATGAGAATCAAGCTTTAGCGGAGGTGTAGATAAATGGCAAATAGTGCAGCGGAAAAGAACGCGCTTCAGGTCCAGTATGAAGTGGCTGGGAATCCTGTAGTATTGGACATGGACTTTGTGAAAAAATATCTCGTTAGAGGTAGTGCGAATCTTGTGACTACGCAGGAAGTCCTTTTCTTCATGAACACGTGCAAGATGCAGCGCCTCAATCCCTTGGTCAACGGGGAAACTTATCTAATTAAGTATGATGAGAAGCAGCCAGCAAATATGGTGGTCGGGAAGACTGCGTACTTGAAGCGTGCCTTTGAACATCCCGAATACATTTGCAAAGAGGATGGAATCATCGTGGAAAAGGGCGATGAGACCTACGCAAAAGAGGGCACGTGCCTATATAAGGGCGAAACACTTGTCGGCGGATGGTGCAGAGTCCACTTCATGAGGAATGGTGCTGAAAGAACTGCTTATAAGGAAGTCTCGATGTTGGAGTACGGCAAGAATCAGGCTACATGGAAGAACCTGCCTGCCACTATGATAGCGAAGGTTGCTATCTCTCAGTGCGTAAGGGAGGCGTTCCCGAAAGATTATGAGGGACTATACTCTGAGTATGAGATGGAGGCGTCAGGCGCAATCCCGGACAATGCCTTTGTCCAGAGTAAAGCGGAAGAGGACCCGATTATCACTCAGGAAGAGCGGTTAGACCTTTTCAACAACGCGAAGGGTGACCTTGGAGATAATTATCAAGACACGCTTAAAGAGATATTCGACAAATATGGAATCGAGTCTTCTGCGACAATGAAAAAATCTGAATATGTCAAGGTCGTGGATGATATCGCTAAGATAGTCAAGGAAAGGGCTAAGGCCAATGTAATAGATGTCGAGGCTATACCTGTAGCCGAGCCCGCAGATGCAGAACCTCCTTGGGACGAGGGCGAGAAGTAAGCTTTTCTTAAGTCAGTCTATAAATAAGGAGTCCCAAATGGCGTGGATTGCAGTTCACGAGGAGGTCCCTAAGCATCAAAAGTTTAGGGACCTATATAAAAATATAGGGTGCAATGAGTTCGAAGCACTCGGAATACTTGTCTCTGTATGGCAATGGGGGCTATACAATGCTACCCCGGACGGAATTATTCGCAATGCTGACAAAGACGATATAAGTTGCTGCTTGAGGAGGGCAAGCGTCAAGTCAAAGCACGACGCTGATAAAATTGTCGAGGCATTGATAAAGTCAGGGTGGATTGATGAGGACGGCGATACACTAATCATCCACGATTGGGGATATTGGCAGGGCGCATGGTTCAAAGCTTTAGAACGTCGCGAAAAGGATAAGGCACGCAAACAGCGGAACAAAGAGTCTCATGATACCGAGGGAACGACGGAACTTCAGGCCGAAGTAGCTATCCCAGAAGAACAGCCGAAGCCTGAGCCCAAAGCTCAGAGCTCGAAGACTCTGAGGGAATATTCTCCGACGTTCGAGGCATTCTGGAAAGCGTATCCGAGGCATAAGGAAAAGTCGGGTGCATATCGGGCGTATCAGGCGAGGATAAAAGATGGGTTCTCCGCCGAAGAGATGATTGAGGCGGCTACGGCATATGCCAATGATTGCGTCAAAAAGCATACTGAAGAGCAGTATATAAAGCTTGCGGCCACTTTCATAGGGCCAGCCACTCCGTTCCTTGATTATCTGAAAAAGGATAAGCCTCAGCCAGAGATGCAGAACGGGTTATTTACTGAATGGGGTGAGATGTAATGGATTTGAGCGGGGTGATAGCGAGCATCACGGGAAATCAGAGTAGGCAACGTAATGATTATTATGACGCCGACGGTTTTCTGGTGTGCGGCAAATGTGGCACTCGTAAGGAGATATATCTTCCTTTCCTTGACCAGAAGGTCCCCGTGATGTGTCATTGCAGGCAAGAACAGCTCTTGGCCGAGGAAGCCGCGGAAAGAGAGAAGCGCAAGCTGCTGAAGATTGAGGATAACAAGAATCGCAGCATGATGAATTCCAGATATGCGGACCTTAGATTCGGTAATTTCACGGTAAATGAATACAACGCGAAGCCGATGGCTATCTGTAAAAGGTACGCCGAAAAGTTCTCGGATTTTGCTGTAAGGAACTACGGCATTTTGATGTGGGGTGATGTCGGCACAGGTAAGAGCCATACCGCCGCATGTATTGCTAACTACTTGCTCGACCAAGGTTATTCTGTGCTTATGGCAAGCATCGCGGAACTGCTTCGCATAATGTCTATGGGCGATGCCGAAAGTCAGGCGCTGATGCACAGGATAGATTCGGATGACCTTGTCATATTCGATGACCTTGGAACGGAACGCAAGACAGACTACGGGCTTGAACGTCTATACGACCTCATAGACGGTCGGTATAGAAGCAAACGCCCGATGATAGTCACGACGAACCAGACCTTTGTATCCATGAAGGAAGAAGTGGACCCAAGGTACGCAAGGATAAATGACAGGATATTCGAAGTTTGCTACCCGGTGCAGTTTGTTGGGCCGAGCTGGCGGAAGAAGATATTCAACGATAAGTTCAAGGCTTTTATGGAGATAGTAGATGAGTGATGATGTCAGATTCGTCGTGCGTGGAGAGCCTATTCCCAAAGGACGTCCACGTGTGACAAAAACGGGACATGCTTATACCCCTCAAAGGACTGTGGTTTACGAAAAGCTCGTCAGGCATTCATATATTGCGCAATGCGGGGCTTTTCGGTTCCCGGACGGCTCGCCGATAGAAATCACTATAAACGGCTACTTCCCGGTGCCGAAATCCGTTAGCAAAAGGCGGGCGGCAAAGATGCAGGCTGGAGAATACAAGACCACAAGGCCGGACTTGGACAACATAATAAAGAGCATTACAGATGGGTTAAACGGACTTGCGTTTAAGGATGATAGCCAGATTTGTGTTATCAACGCGACGAAAAGATATAGTCGTTATCCATATACCACAGTGCGTTTGCATATGCTACAGGAAGACTGATAGGAGGTCGAGATGAGTTTAAGTATCAGTATCAACACCAACACGTTCGCGCTCATGAAGGACAATTTCGACGCGGTGCTGACGAAGACGATTACCACGATGCGCAGCAAAGATGTGGAGGACGCGGATATAGCCCTCAAACTGAAGGTGAAGCTCCATAAAGTCGAAATCCCGCGTATCGACCAAGAACCGATGATAGCTTATGTGCCTGAGTTCAAACATGAGGTGTCGTCGGCAATGACTCTTAAGGATAAGATATCCGCCGAAGATGTCTACAACGAATTCAGCGTCGAATGGGATGAGGAGGCTGGTGAGTATGTCATGAATGAGATTGACAGCGGCCAAATCAGCTTTTTCAGCAAGAAAAACGATAAGGACGATAAAGCGGTCGACAAAGAAGAAAAAACCGCTGAAATCGAAGAAAAACAGCCTGTAAACGAGGAGGTCGAGGCTTTCAAGTTTCTGAAACAGTTTGTAGGCGAAAAGATGTTCGTCACTGAGAACGAAGGCCATTACGCTGTGCGCACTGGGGAAAACAAGATTATTCTTGTCTCGAATGCAGACCCATCATATCGGTTCTACTGTTCCCCGGAGGTCCTCAAAAAGCATGTGGGGCATGAATGCATCTGTGTTAGCTACGCAGACCCGGATACCGGCGAGCTGTACAGCATTAGTATCGAATGCGACGATTGCAGCAAGACGGTATTCGACATGAATAATCCTGAGTTCAAGGGGCTTGAAGAAGATGAAGACGCCATTTGATGCAGTCACTGGCAGGATAGTAGATTACGACGAGCGCACGAATGAGTTGCTTATCCGTGCGAAGTATGATGACTATCTCACATTGAGCAAGCGTCAGTACCGGGAATGTAAGGTCCAGCTCATCGACGGGCGCACGCTCTCAGATAAACAGCGTAGAGCGTGCTATGCCCTGCTGAGATATATATGCGATTACAGCGGCATGGATGTGACTGAGGCAAAGGAGTTCACAAAGATACGCTTTCTTGCCGAAAACATTGAAGATACGGCCGACAAGATATTCTCTCTGTCAGACGCTCCGATGTCACTGGTGTGTGCATACCAGCGGTTCTTGGTCCGCTTCATAATATCGAACGACATTCCGTGCGACAAACCGCTGCTGAATTTCGTCGACGATATCCAAGACTACATATATTCCTGCCTGATACATAAAAAATGCTGTGTGTGTGGTAAGCATACACAACTGCATCACGTAGACAGGGTAGGTATGGGCAGAGACAGGGCCGAGATTATCCATATCGGCATGAAAGTGCTTCCGCTTTGTGCGGAGCACCACGGTGAGGACCATATGATGGGCGAGGATTCATTCCAAGCGATGTATCATCTTACCGATGGAATCGAGGTTGACCGAACCATAGCGAAGATTTACGGGCTGAAAGCAAAGTAGGGAGGCGGATACATGAAGATTAAACATGTGAGAATGTGCATATGCGGAATGGAGATGCCGGATTTGCGGCTGAAATATCTGGGGCCGCAAGACGGGGGCGAAGGCTATGCGACCATACTTTTTTCCGCGCATTGTCCGCGATGCGGTCGAAGCACGGATATGTTCCACAGCGTTAGTGGGGCTATTACTGAATGGAACAGACTACAGGACGCATTCAAGACGTGGGCGGAGGCGACGAATGGGTAGAGTTTGGAAGGAAACGATAGCACCAGCATATTTACATGATAAGTTTGGCATCTATAAAGGCGTATGGATGAAGCAAATGGACAGGTGCTGGAACAGTGACGATGGCTTTCAGGTTACGAGCAGGTTGATAATGACCGATTGGGGCAGAGTCGAGCATGCAGCTATACATGTTATCGGTGACCCTACTTGTGACGGAGAGCATGACTTGTCTTGGGCCACCAAGATGGAGATAAAGAACGAGCTTTTCGGCGAGAAACGATTAGCCATAGAGGTATTCCCAAAACAAAAGAATCTTGTCGATGTGATGGACGTCTACCATTTATGGGTATTCGATAAGGATTTTGATTTGCCTTTTGGGATACACCCTACACGTGATAAGCAATGCCCGCATATAAAGAGGGGCTGCCCAAAGGATATAACTGCACTGGCCGAAAACACCAAATGGATGCTGAGTAAGTTCGGGAGGTACGACAATGAGCATGAATGATTGGAACGGAATTGGAAGACTGACGAAGGACCCTGAGCTGAGGACTACGCCGAACGGTGTAAGCGTATGCTCGTTCAGCATAGCTGTCGACCGGGATTACGCCGACAAAGATACAAAAGAACGCGAGGTCGACTTCTTCGATATAGTCGCTTGGCGCAACACGGCGGAATTCGTACATAAGTATTTTTCAAAAGGCCGCATGATAGGCGTGAACGGACGCCTTCAGAACCGCACATGGGAAGATAAGCAGGGCAATAAGCGCCGCACTACGGAGATACGAGCAGAGCACTGCTACTTTTGCGGAGATAAGCCGAAGGACAGGACCGACGAAGAGTACGTGAATCAGGATGCAGGATATGACGGATTCGCAAGGCTCACCGATGATGATATCCCGTTTTAAGGAGGAAGACCGATGAGATTAAGGACTATAAACGAAGGCTTCAGGCTCATCAAAGCTGAAGACCCGGATACGCAACTAACAAAGCACGCTATAAGGCAGATGGTCGTCGATGGACGCTTGCCATCAGTAGAAGTGGGAAACAAAAAGCTCTTCGATGTCGATGCAATCAAGGACCTTCCAAAGGCCTCACCGCCTGAGACTAAGACGGGAACGATTAGACCTGTGAAAGCCTAAGTAAAGCCCTGCGTAAGCGGGGTTTTATAATGCATTCATCACAAAATATGACTAATATATACTAAAACACTTGACAATATATAATGGATATGATATATTATAGCCGAGGGGAAACCCGAATGAAAAGGAGGGCATATGGCCTACAGAGATTACGAAGACCCGCGTATGCTTGAGCGGATGGTAAGAGAATGCGAAGATGCTCTCAATCACGCAGAGGGCGAGGATGAATTCTTCTATTACCACGAAGAGCTTGAAGACCTGCGCCAGAGATTAAACTTTGCTTGGCAGGACGAAGAGTTCGAGATGTACGACTAAGATTGGGAGGGCGACATGAGAAACATTCTTGAAGTAGCAAGACTTGTAGAAGTCATTCTGGATGACTCTGTATCAGCAGAGGATAAGGTCAATCAGATAAAGATGGTCCGTGACAACGGCGATATTACGACTGAGGAGGGTGTTGACCTTGTGTTCTACTACGATTTGACTCTCCGCAGTGTAGACCTTGCTCTTAAAAAGCTGAGTCCGGATTGCAAACATTGGTTAGGCATTCACGCTGACTTGGCCCGGAAAGCTGCGGACAAGGGCTCTTTCGAAGAAGTGACTGAAAACTGCAAAAAGATTCGTGGATTCTTGGAGTGTCTCGCCACGACAGGAACGATATCTGAGCGCGAGATGAAGACGCTGTATCTTCACTACGTTTCAAAAATGGAGAAGATAGTGATGTAAATATACCAAAACGCTTGACAAGATATAAGGTGTATGGTATATTATATATAGGAAAGATACTTGGAGGTGTGAGAATGAAAAGTCAGGAAGAATTAAGAGCTGATTACAGAGACGCAATCGCAAAGGTGTGGTCAGACCAGAAGATGCGTGATTATTGCGACAAAACGGCTGTTCACTTTGTCGAGCTGGCCGACGGCGACTTCATGAGCATCGATAAACCGAGAATCGAGACGAGATTCTGCTTCGGCTACGGGTACTGCGGTGTTTCGAGTGAGGAAGAATACCGGGACGCTGCCGCGATGAGTCGCCACGCCGAAACGAGCGAGGAATACTTCAAGAAAGAGAACCTCAAGGAGCTGAATGATTGGATTGCTCATCTCGGAGATAGCTCCATCAAAGCTTACAAGCGCCCGTCTTACGGCAGAGACGGAAACAGTCATCTCAAGTCGATAGCGCTCTGCCGCTACTGGGAGTCGCCGGGATATGCTGGCGCGGTAGAGATGACCGAGGATGAACGTCGCGCAATAATCGCGGGCTATGAAGAGGTCAAAAAGGGATTCGAAAAGCGCCTGAATACTTATCTCAAGCGTTACGGACTGTCTAAGGTTCGTTCTTGGACGTATCTTTCGGATTAGCGGAGGTGAAGAGATGGAATATGACGGAAAGAAAGTTCTGACGGAGGACGAGTTCAGTTATAGTACTGTGAAGATTGGCGACTATGTGGATGCAAATGTTGTCATGGCGGCGATGGACTGTTTGCCTCCGGCGATGATGAGGTTGTCTTGCGCTCAGCTCGGAGAGCCGTACAGTCATCGGGAAGACCCGGAGACAGGCAAATGGCGGGCCACTTATCCCACGTTCAAAGCCTTAACTGGCGATTTTATCAACGGTATTTGGGAATACTGCGGGAACTGTTTTAGGGGCGAAACGTCAGAGCGTGGAAAAGACCCCGTTTACGTTTGAAAGGGAGGCTATAAACAATGAATAAATCAGATGCAAAAAAAATAGCAAAGGACATAATGCTGACTGCTATAGGAACAGCGTACTACAGAGTAGCGGATAGCACAGACTATACGTTAGAGGAACAGGACTTGATAATCAAAGAGATTGACAGATATGGTGAGAGGATGGCAAAAGCAATAAACGGAACATACACGGCATACTAAGTATAGACTTGGGGAGGTATAGGAATGAAACTTTATGACTTCCGACAATGCAGTTGCAAACTGGACGGAATAACTTGCGACGAACTATACACCTCTGATTGCGAGGATTGCAAAGCCTTTAAAGAATATCAAAAGCGTATTAAATGGATAAAGATAAAAAATATCGGAGCAAAACCGCCCAACAAGGAGGAATAAATGGACTACATCAAACGAGAAGATGCCTTGACAGACTTTATGTGTGAGGGCGTAAGTTGTAACGAGTGTCCGTTTAAAGAGAATGGATGCAGATTAGAGAAGTTTATAATAGCAATCCCAGCCGCAGATGTCCGTGAGAACGTGCATGGTCATTGGGTATTCAAAGACGGTAAAATCTTTTGTTCGCACTGTAATAAACCACAGTTTGAATATAGAACGATTGATTGGGATTGGGAACCAAAGTTTTGTCCTAACTGCGGAGCATATATGAGGGAGGACTGAATAAGATGGACGCTGAATTGTACGCAAAAGAGTTTAAGCGGATGTGCCATTGTGAGAATTGTGGTTTTCTCCATGATTTGGGAATCACAATGCCAAATGATTGTGAAGGAGCGTTATATGACTATCCCGAAAAAGCCACAGCAATCGTCGAACAATGGAGTAAAGAACATCCGATACAGACCAACAGGCAAAAGGTTGAGGAGATGTTTGGAAGAAGGGTGAACATAAAGGCTTGTCCGCCGTTCGCCCCGGAAGAGTGGTGTAGAGGAGAGTGTATAGAGTGCGAGAAGTGGTGGGATGCACCTTACGAAGCACCAAAAGAGGACTGATATGGAGAAGTATAACGTGACAGACCGCTCGATTATGGAGCAAGAAAGGATGTTCTGATGGATATTCAGGTTTCGATATCGCTCAGCAGGGATGACATTTTGAACGGAGCACTCGGATACCAGATAATATGCGAGACCCGCGAAAGCTCTGTCTGGGATACGAGGAGATGCAAGAATCTCTGGATGTCCGAATTTGACTCTCGTGAACGTGAAGAAACTGAAGCGATATTCAAGCAATGCCATTCTTGGTATTTGAAGAAAGGTGTGCCGCTCGAAGGCATCACGGTAAGTGTTGACAGGTTAAAGCTTTGGTACAAGATAGAGGAGTTTTGTAAAAAGATATGAAAGAAAATGAGATGTTCAGCGTAATAGTAGATAGCGAATGGTACTACGAAGGCACTTATGAGGAGTGTTCGGGTTTAAGCCTTATACGGATATGAAATGGGAGGATTGAATAAGATGGACGCTTTAATGTTTCAAAATGAATTAAGCAGAATGTGCAAAACCTTCAGCGAGTGCCTTGATGGTTGCCCCGCTTATAAGTATTGCTTCCTTCACCTGTCAGAAGGAGATAACGAAAGTCACCGCAAGCTGATTGAGATAGTAGAGCAATGGAGCAAGGAACATCCCGAACAGACCAATAGGCAGAAGTTTAAAGAGGTGTTCGGATTTGATACGACCAATAACGCTATGAAGCAGGTAGTTAAATCGGACAACGGAAATCTTTTCTACACTTTTCCTAAAAGCGATTGGTGGGATATGCCATATGAAGCACCAAAGGCGGACTGATATGGACTCGATAATTTTTTAGCCAAAAAACGACAAATACCAACCAAAACGCTTGACAAGCTATGCGGTATGTGCTATATTATAAGTACGGGGGATAGCAATTTGACAAGGAGGTTTTGATATGGGATACGAAAGCAAAGTTTGTATAGTGGAAGTAACGCGCAGAGATGGTATTTATGCGGAACCCATCGCTATAGTCAACATGTGTGTGATGGAGTCGTCCTTCAAAGAACTGTTCAAGAAGGAAATCGACTATGACCTGCCTATTGACGGTAAGGCTGGCCTGACCCACGAGGATAAGTATCAGGAGCATATGAGGTCTTGCTCGGTCAACGAGGTCGTCAGGTATCTTGAAGAGCAAATGAGGGGTTGCAACTACAGGAGACTTTCGGTCCTTCTCGGACTGCTGCGAGGATTCGACCAGCGAGAGTGGGAAAGTCTTGAGGTCGTACACTACGGATACTAAGGAGGGTAATCATGGCTTACACGAGAAAAACAAGAGACCGCTGGGATATAGAGACTAACTACGGCTACGGATGGGAGGTTGAGTGCAGCGAATATACGTGGGCCGAGGCGAAAGCTCAGGCAAAGTGCTACAGAGAGAATTCGTACGGAAGATTCGCGGTGCGCGTGAAAAAACATCGTGAAGCGATTTAGCAGGAGGATGGTGAATGGCAAGTGATGCTTATGAAGCGCGTTTAGCGAAGGTGGCAGCGCTGAAAGAAAAGGTGCTTAGGGAAATCAACGAGTTCGAGGCATATCACTTCGGCGATATGAAGTATGTGCTGGAAAAAGCTTGTGATGTTCTTGGCCAACACGACGAGTCGATTATAGCGAACATTTTGCATGATTCGCGCATGGTCATTGCAGCAGAAGCGCTCAGGGGGTACCTTGAGAGGGACGACGCTTTTATGCAGATAAACTATGCGGATACCCTCAGGACTATCTATTGCATCAAAGATGAGACCTTGGACATCATGCTTAGTGAAGACATCGATGTGATGTTGGCGTTCTCTCTGCTGTGTGAGAATCTCCGCCTTCCCGTAAACGATAACGTATTCGAATTTTCAATCGTCGGGCCGATAGACAGGGTACTGTACGATAAACGGAAGAAAAACTGAAAAATCTGTCCAATTTCGCTTGTTTTTGCATCGTTGACGTTGCATTTTGCATACTTCTGGTTTAATATTTTCTGTGAAGGCTGTAGCGAGAAGTGGTGAGTCAGCGCAGATGCAAGTATTAAAGAAGAATGACAAACTCTACGAGGTTGAAAAGGTCGATAGTTGGCTGAGAGAGTTTGCTGAACAGCAACGTGAATTGGACGGACAATATGAAAGGCTTGAGCGGTTGCAGGCGCGACTCGAAAGCTATGGAGTTCAGGAGATAAGCGACATGCCAAGGTCGCCAAGTCCACCTAACGATAGGGTGTCTGTACTGATGTCTAAAAAGATAGACCTTGAGCAGAATCTGAAGCTCGATATCAAAGAGCATCAGATTACAGAACAGCGTATCGAGTATGTCCTGAATCACATAGAAAAGGCCAGAGAGCGTACGGTTATCCGAATGCGATATATCGATGATGAGCCGTGGGATACGATAACCTTCACTCTGTTTGGGGACCTGAGCGACTACACAGATAAATATCGGAACTATATGCGACGGTCATATCTCATACATTGCGCAGCCAAACTGGACATGGCTAAATACTTTAAAGATTCGGGAGACCCGGAGGTGGAGTTCTTTAAACAGTACATCCCAAAGTCTCTGGATTGATTTGAGAGTTCGGTGAGACTACACTTTCTCTGTTCTTTGTGTTGCGGCGGGGACGAACATCGTTCTCGCCATTTTTTTATAATAAAAAGCCACCGAGAGGTAACTTAGCGGCGGCTTTTATGAGGGATGTGCAATTTGCTGGCGGTGAGCCAGTCAGGAAAAACCTAATGGGATAAGCACATGATACCACCGAACTTTGCGGGATGCAATAAAAATTGTTTCTCGACGTCAAAACGGATAAAAATGCACCAGAAAGCTTGACAAAATATAACCCACATGATATATTATATATGGAAGTGGTAGTACACTGATGGTGAGAAAGGACTTCAAAGATGACAGACATGAGCGCTAAGACAAAAATCAATTCTTCGGTAAAAGAGTTCTACATGAATGAATATCCTACAGACGAGCTGGGGGCACGCTTGCACGACGAAACGACGTTCAACGATGTCCTCATCGGGCTCGCGGTCGGATTCGATATCTACAAGGTCTTAGGGGCCGGGGACAGCATCATACGCGAGAGAGTCTTCAGGAAGCTCGCCGAGATACTCGGCAGGGACTACGAATTCGTTTATCGGATGTGGATATCATAGCATTTGAACAGGCAGAGGGGAGCAAGACGATGAGACGTTATGATGTGAGTTATTGGGCAGGTTGTTCTATCTATCATTTTAGGATTTATGCAAATACCGCAAAAGAAGCGAGAAGACAATGTAAGGAGTGCATGGGAGTAAGATATAAAGACATAATCGCAGTTGAGAGGGCAGATAGATAAAAGGAGGCTCAGATGATTACATACAAAGAGATTTACGATAAGGTGGTCGGCAGCGGCAAATATCACAGTCGTATGGACAAGGTTTCGGCGATTGCCCAGCTAACATTCTCTCACAAGTTCAGGGGATGCGAGACGAAGCGAGATGCAGCGTGGCTCGCTCTGGAGCTGCTGGAGGATATGACCGGCGTGTTCTATGACCCTACGCCAAGTGAATTTGAGGACGTTTTAGCGTCAATAATCGGATAAATGATTACTAAAACGCTTGACAAACCATAGCGCACATGATATCATAATCATAGAGGGGGAATGAGTTATGGAAAGCGAAAAAAGAGTTTTCCGGCTTGGCCGGGACCACAGTCTGGAAGTCGTAAAGATAAACGACGATTGCTTCGATGTTTCCCTGATTGAGCACTATGAAAGCGGCAGGGACCTGAAGCTGAAAGCTGAGCGCTACAGCAAGGACGCGCTTGAATGTGAGTACGGGATAAAGATTTGAGGAGGTCGCAAATGGATTTTGAGCAGAGACACATAGGAAGTATCGATATCGAGGACGGCATGGTGGACATTACAGACCCGTGCTATGACCGGGATACGTGGTGCAGGATTAACGATGCTCCAGTCAAGCCCGGAAAGTATGATTGCTTTTCGGTCGTTGGCGACGATGGCTGGGGCCCAAGGCCGTATAGATGCAGGATACAGCACGAGAGCTTGGGCGGCGGCACGGTAAAGAACTTTGAGTGTTTTGGAGCGGTGGCAGTCGATGCAGGAGTTTGCGGGTTCTTCTCCCATAAGCCGAACTACAAGGAGGATGACCAGTGGGGAGATGTTTGTGGGAGATTAGATGCCCACAACAAAAGGGCGGACGTACAGGACGACGCTTATAGGGCGTATCTGTTCCATAAGGAAGATGCGGTCATGAGATGTGAGGCATTCTTCACGGAGTCAGGCATGGGTGACGGGTACTACGAAGTCTACGCTGCAAAAAAAGAGGGGGAGATAGTCGCTCTCGAACTGAGGTTCGACTATGATGAGGAAGACGCGGCTGAAGATGGAGGATTTGACTGCGATGAGGGATGAGGAGGCTGAGGCTTTGGCGGCTGCCATAGTAGAGCAGGCTTGCAGGGATTATGTGATAGGCCGCAGCCGGACCCTCTTCTCAAAGAATGCGGCGGTCATCAGAGGCGGTAAGAGGCTGCTGAAGTCAAGCTTAGCGTTTTTCGCAGGTGAATGGTTCAGTACCTTGAGTTGTATCAATCCGGCGTCGCTGATATCTATGCTGGACGTCGTGGCGATAGAAGAACGCGAGATGCGTCTCAGCTATGATTCGAGGGTAAATTCGTATAATAAAGTGGAGGTGTGATATGTCAGCATTCCTTTGTTCTAATGATACTTTCGCAGTTATCGCTCAGGAAGTGTGCGCAGTCTTAAATGATGAGAACGACAGGTCGAAGCTCAAAGATGCGCTCTCTGTTGTCTTTAGTGACTATATAGAGCGTAAAGGCTCTAAGGCCCCCGGAACTTATAGTGTCGAAAAGATACACAGAGCAATCTATTGCCTGAATGTCAGAGCGCTGATAGAACGGTATGCGGACGAAACGCCGGAAGGCAATGAGCAGTTCTACAGGCCGTATGAGCCGGTCGATATGAATCACATAGAGACGCTCAGGCGATTCACGTGTTACATCTACCAGATTAGTGACCCTATTATCGAAAAGATGGACATCTATGATGCACTCGTTCGGCTCAGGGACCGTCTGGCCTACAGATATGTAAAGAACCTGCCTGAGTTCCGAAACAGCGAGGTCTGGGATTAGGACCTTACACACTTTTACACTATTTTACACCATTTTACGTTGATTTTCATGCGCAAAGCGTGATATATGTAAGCTGACGAGAGTTGGCGGAAGAATCCGATGCCAGCTCTTTAGCTTACTCTAACGTAGAATCGGTGATATAATGAATAAAGCAGAGCTTGATTATTACTACGCGATGTACCTTGCCATGGAAGGCGTGCCCATCTCTTCTGCCAGACTGGATGGCGAATGGGATGAGTCCCTGCACCCCAGAGATGAGGACGGTAAGTTCTCGGATGGCACAGGCGGCGGAACAAAGGCTGTACCGGCCAAGGATACGCATGCCAAGACTACAAGCCCTTCGGGAGCGGGCAGGATTAAGGTCGCGGGTCCCAAGGCGACTAAGCAGTTTATCAGCGAGTATACGAAGGCTCATCCTGAAATCAAACAAGATGCCAAAAAGTACGCGAACGTGCTTAATGATGTGACACACTTTAAGGAGAAGTATCCGAACGCCGAGCCTAACAAGTCCTACGATGCTGTCACTGGCGAATTGGTGGATGTGAATAAAGGATACTGTGTCACGTTCCATCAGAACAAGGCTGTAGGCGACGAATACGGCGACTACGACGCAGATGACTATGCAGCCATGTGTGCTATTGCTATGAAGGAGCTTGGCGCAGATACATGCTACATAGGATATTTCGGAAATCCCGAAGTGTCTTTTAACTGCCCGGACTTCGATACGGCCAAGAGGTTTGCCATTGAGCATAACCAGCAGTCTGTGTACGACGCGGCTAATGGCGAGCTGTGGATAAATAAATACTGGGATGAGAAGCTTAACCCCATAGCGGGTTGGGGGAGTAATTAAAATGAAGATTGATAGCGAGAAGTGGGAGGCGGCGTTCAAGTCGTTTACCGAGAATCCCGGCTGGGCGGCGTACTATAACAATGCGCCGTCTGACGAATGCAAGGATTATATAAAGTTCACCTTTTACAGCAGTGAGTATAACGAGCCGAAGGACCGCGATGAGCGCAAGCAGCTCAGGGACTTTTTCTACAGCAAGCTGGGTGTAAAAGACTGGAAATATATCATGGACCACGCTGGCAATTCCCCGCTCAGGGCAGTATGTCAGGCGTACATAGATAAGCTTTCCCAAAAGGCTTAATGTTACACCATAAAAAGGCAGAGGCCGTTCCTCTGTGAGATTCGCGGGCTACTAAGGCCCGCTTTTTATTTGCTGCTTTCGTTGGGGACGAGGCAGTTATTTTTTTACGCATGGAGGCTGGATATGACTACGAGATATTCAGGATGCGTTTAGTAGGTAGGAGAAATGTCAAAACCGAGCAGATACAATCCTGAGTACCATGATAATTGGGCGTGGTCACTGGCTATCAAGGGTGCGACCGATGAGGAAATCGCTGATGCCTTTGATATGTCACGTCAGACTATAGCCCGCTGGAAGGCCAAGTATCCTTCCTTTAACGAAGCTCTTAATAACGGAAAGGATATCGCGGACTCCAACGTAGAGAAGTCTCTCTACAAAAGAGCTGTCGGATTCACGTACGAAGAGTATGAGCGTTCGAAAGAGGTCGACAAGAACGGCGAGGTAAAGACCGTAAAGAACAAGACCGTCACCAAGACCGTTATTCCGGACACTATGGCCATTATGTATTGGCTGAATAACAGGAAGCGCGGTACATGGGCACAGAAACAGGAAGTTCAGCTATCTGCCAGTGAAGAAGGCGACACGAATATCATCATATCGTTGCCGTCGAATGGAAGGCGGAGATTTGTAGATGAAGGACCTGACGAAGCCGAACAAGAAGAGTAACAAGAACTTAGTCGTTATAGCTCCGCAGCCGGGGCCTCAGATGGAGTTCTTGTCTACACCGGCGGACGTTGCTATATACGGCGGCGCTGCTGGCGGTGGAAAATCCTTTGCACTACTGCTTCAGCCTCTGGCGTTCGTAGATGTGAAGGGCTTCGGATGCACGATATTCCGAAAGAATCATATACAGATATTCTCTGAGGGCGGCCTGTGGGATGAGTCCAAGACGCTCTATGGAAAGGTCAAGAATGCAGAACCGAGGAAAGGTTCAACATCTTGGATATTCAAAGACAAGAACGGCAACGAGATATCCAAGGTCAGTTTTGCTCATATAGAGCGAGATGAGGAACTTCCGAACTGGCAGGGCAGCCAGATTTGCATGATAGGATTCGATGAGCTGACGCATTTTTCCAGACATACTTTTCTGTACATGCTATCCCGTAACCGTTCCCTTTGTGGCGTAGAACCATTTGTCAGAGGCACATGCAACCCGGATGCCAACAGCTGGGTCGCGGAATTCATATCTTGGTACATCGACCAAGAGACGGGATACGCTATCCCGGAGCGCAGCGGCGTGATACGCTGGTTTTTGGTGTATCAGGATGTGGTTTACTGGGCGGATACGAAGCGGGAACTTGATGAGCAGTTCGCTTTCATTCCTCCGGGCCCAGACAAGCCGATTCCAAAGTCGTTTACATTCATCATGTCGAGTGTTTACGACAACAAAGAGCTGCTTAGAGTAAACCCCTCATATATATCCAACCTTAAGTCACTGCCGCTCATAGAGCAGGAGCGCTTGCTTAAGGGCAACTGGAAAATTAAGGCCTCTGCGGGCCTGTTCTTCAAGAGGACACAGGTTGGCGAGTTCTTGCAGGTGGTCCCGGATGATGTAATCAGATGGGTGAGGTGCTGGGACTTGGCAGCCTCAGAAAAGACCGACAAGGGCGACCCGGCATTTACCGCCGGAGTCCTGATAGGCAAACGCAAGAATGGAAGGTATATCATAGCCGATGTGATAAGGCGGCAGATGAATTCCGGCGATGTCCGCAAGACCATAACTCATACAGCCCAGCAGGATATAGCCAAGTACAAGCGGGTGAGGATAAGGGTCCCACAGGACCCCGGCCAAGCAGGCAAAGAGCAGGCCAACTCATATATCAAGCAGCTTTCAGGATACGACGTCGTGGCCGTGCTGGAATCTGGCAGCAAGGAATCCAGAGCAGAGCCTATGGCTGCGCAATGGCAGGCGGGCAACTTCGATATCCTTATAGGACCGTGGAACGATGAGTACCTGCAAGAGCTTGAGAACTTCCCGGATTGGAAGTTTAAAGATATGGTCGATGCGTCGGCCAACGGCTTCAACGAGATAGAGACTAAGAGCCAGTTCAATCTGGGCAACCTTATTTAAAGGAGATTTACGATGGATGATACGGTGAAGAGATTCAAAGAAAGACGTGCTGCAAGGATAATGGCTCGTATGGATGATTCTTTCGATGAGGGCAGATGGGTGACCACAGAAAAGGGTGACCATGTGCACCTCAACGAAGCCGGTGAGCCTGATGCGGGCAATAAGTACGTCATCGCAGCGATGAAGTCGTATAAAGAACGCCCCAAGGCGGGTTTAAAGATAAAGAAGCCTAAGGAGTCATATGCAGAAAGCATAGGACAAAGCTCTTTTGTTCCTCAAGTCAAAAACGGTTATGTTATAGACAAGAAGGGCAATATACACGGCACAAATGTCCATAAGGGAAAGGACGGTGCATTGCACGCAACAGGAACGAAGATGGCGTTTGTCGATGAGAACGGCGATTCGTTCTACAGACCGTCAGAGTCATTCCTTGATGAGAACGGCGACGCTATCATTCTTGACCCTCCGGGCTATGAGGATAACGCCGAGACTGCAAAGTCCGAGACGGCAAAGTCCGAGGCTCCGAAGTTTGAGGAAAAGACCTATGACCGTATCCCGCTTACGGCATATATGGGCTCTAAGTACGCAAGCCCCGAAGACCTAAAAAAGAAGAGAGAAACAATCAAGAGGTTCATAAAGGACGCCAAGGTTGGAAATGTCTATTCCGCTTCAGGCGGATTCGGAAGTGCCGGGGATTCTCTTTTTGAGATAGTGCACTCAAACAAATCCTCGAACCACATGGCTCTTAAATGGGTAAACTCAAAATATGGGCCAGTAGTGCTCAATAGCTCGAACGTTCTATCGTTTATCAAGAACGGCGCAAAGCTCGTAGAGCAGAAGTAGGATAGAAACATGGACAAGGCAGTTTTTGAATTCAGGATGAGGAGATATCAGAGGCTGGCGTCCAGAATGGATGCAGACGATGATGAGACTGGCGGCGGCGCTATGTATCGCCTGCCGTATGGCCTTTGCAACAACGCTGGCATAGATACTACAGGAATGTCTCCGACAGATGCTTGGAATGCACTGAAGGATAAGACCGGCTTTGGCCATGATGAGGCTTTGAAGCAGCTCAAGGATAACAGCAAGGCCAAGAGTAAGAAGATAAAGTCTTTAAGCAAATCCATAATCAAGTATCAGGAAAAGGTCGACAGCTATGGAAGCGAAGACGACTATGATACACAGCAGCTCATCTATTACGCTGGGCACCTTAAGGAGTATCGCAAAGATTTAAAGAACGCGAAGAACAACTTAGAATACTACACCTCCGAGGCTGACTACTGGGAAAAGGCTTCACAGACAAGCTATGAGGAGTGGTACAAAAACCATGAAATGTACAAGAACCTTTGGGGCTATAGCGATGAGGAGATGCGGGCTGATTACGACAAGAATATAGCCGACTGGACCGGCATTGCTAAGACGTACAGAGAGCGGGCGAAGGATAACGAAGAAAAAATCGCCACGCTTACACCTTTAATCGAAAAGGCCGAGAACTACGCTCACGACAAAAAGATGCTTGTCAAAAAGCAGGCGGAGCTTGAGACCTTAAAGCACACCCCGGACTACTTTAACGAGCAGACCGCGGAAAAGGGCAAAGAGGCAAAGGCAGCATACATCAGTAAGAAAAAGGGTGAATGGGATTCTAAGGTCAAATCCAAGGTCGAGGAGATGCTCAAGCTCGATGAGAGCGAGTATTCTGGAATTTGGAAGGATAAGACCGTAAGGCCGTCCGAGTACGAAGAGTACAAAGATAGCATAGAGAAGAAACGTGCCTATTATGAGATGAATCTGCATGACCCCGATTCGGATGCAGACAAGGTCGCACGAGCTCAGGAAAAACTGAAGCAGCTTGACGATTTTGAAGAGAAGGGCAAGCAGTACCAGCAGCTGAGTAAAGAGCTGGCAAAGACTCAGGCTAAGGCTTCTAAGTGGGGCGCTCAGACTCTGGGCATGGCCGAGAAGCGTATGAAAGATACGCCTTGGAAGACCAAGCAGGAGGCTTACGATACCCTGATAAGCGGATGTGTAGATGTCTGGACGAATGCCTCCATGGATGAGCGCAAGGCCGCGCACAGATACACCGGCAACTTCAGCCCGTTCAACGAACCATTAAGAGGCATCGAATACGGCACGAGCGAGTACAAGGGTGTAGACAATATCGACTTCGACCATATCGGCAAGTACGACGACGGCCAGACAAAGAAAGATATTATCAATCTTACCAACATGATAAGCCGGTCCGAGTGTCCGGAAGATATGTGGCTCCAAAGAGGCGTAGGTACCAAGGGCGCGAGCAAACTCTTGGGCGTGTCGCAGAGCTTTCTTCAGAATGCTACTACCGAAGACTTGCAGTCGCTCGTCGGCACTACCCCCACGGAGCTGGGATTTTGCAGCTGTGCAACAGCCAAGGGCAGCGGGTTTGCGTTTAAGGATGTCATTCTTAACATATTCGCGCCGAAGGGCACAAAGATGCTGTATACGGAGCCGTTCTCTCAGTACGGCTCTGGCGCTAAGTCCGTGGGCTGGGGCGGAAGCACGGGACAGTCTGATATCAGCGATGAGTGCGAAACTCTTCTTCAGCAGGGCACCAAGTTCCGCGTAGCTAAAGCGTACGTCGGTTCTAAGATATACTTTGACCTTGTAGTTATCGGAGACAACCCGAAGGACCTCACGAAGGTGTAGCATCGTGAAGAATATATACCAAAACGCTTTACAAAGCATGGCAAATGTGGTATACTCACTTTTGGAGGTGTGATAAATGTCTGAGAATAAATCGATAGTCGACAGATACGGCGACGAAGTTCTTACGGATAACAGTAAGATAATCAAATTCAGACAATGTATCGATTGCGTACACAGGGCAGACCGTGGTACGGCTTTGGACTGGCTGGGATTCCAGAAGCAGTTCTGTAGGCAGTTCGACGGTGAAAGGACCCCGTTCAAGCCGCTCGAATTCAGCTTGGATGAGGATGACCCTGAATACATGGAGTGCCTTCTGTACTGCAAAGATACAGACGAAGAGAGCGAATGACAGGGAATAAGAAACTTAGCGACGCTATATTGGGGCTTGCCATAGGCGATGCCCTTGGAGTCCCGTATGAATTCTACATGCGGGGCGCTTTCAAGTGCTGGGATATGGTAGGATTCGGTACCCATCACCAGCAGCTCGGAACATGGTCCGATGATACTTCGATGACCATAGCGACAGCAAAGAGCATCAAGGGCCACAACGGCACAATCGATGTCGATGATATGCGCCAAAACTTCATGGAGTGGTTCACTGAGGGCAAATTTACCCCCGGAGGCAGAGTGTTCGATATCGGCTGCACGACGATGAATGCTTTGGCATCCGGCGAGCCCGGAGTCGATGTCCGAGATAACGGGAACGGCTCACTGATGCGGATACTGCCGCTGGCGTTCACCGATTGTTCAGACGATGAGATAAGAGCGGTGTCGGCTATTACTCACGGGCACTTCTTTTCAACAGAGGCCTGTGTGATATATGTACATATTGCAAGGAAGCTGCTGGAGGGCGAGGATATAGATGCTATAATCCCAACGCTCGTTTACGAGTATCCGTTCAACAGGCTGAGCATGATTAACACCCTAAGCGAGGACGTCATATCGTCAAGTGGATATGTCGTATCGACTTTGGAAGCTGCACTGTGGGCGATAGTTCACCGGGACAAAGATGAGCGCAGTTTCAAGCAGACGGTGCTCGACGCAGTAAACCTTGGCTACGATACTGACACGGTGGCAGCTGTGACAGGCGGCCTTGCCGGTATAATATACGGACTCGACGGCGAAGATGATTGGCTATCTAAGTTGAAGGGCAAAGATATAATCATGGACTGCCTCTGGTAGGACATATTCAAATGGCGGAAACGAGCTTCGAGCGAGAGCCCGGAGCTTTTTTATTGGAGACGATATGGGCGAACCTTTAATTACACCAGAGCTTCAGGCTCGATATGACAGCATCATCCGGCAGCAGACCGGCGTTAGTGATTACCGTAATGATGGTTTCGTTAACTTCGTCACCAAGTACGGGACCTACAGCGATGCCAACGAACACTACTTTTTCATGCCGGAAGCAGATGTTTCCGACGACACGCTGACCAGATTCTATGAAGGAAATGGACTGTTCGCAAAGATAATAGATGTCCCGGCGGAAGAGGCAATGAAGCACGGGTTCACGCTTGGCGATTTGGCCGATGCCGAAATCATTGATTACTACCAGAAGATATGTGAAGACCTTGACTTGGAAGAGTCCATGACCATAGGCATGCGCTGGGCAAGACTTTTCGGCGGTTCGATAGGCGTAATGCTTATCGACGACGGAAGGGGCATAGACGAACCTCTCGATTGGAAGCACATAAAATCCGTCGATGGCATCCGCGTTTTTGAGCGTGCGATAGTCCAGCCTGATTACCAAAGCATGTTTAGGTATCAGCACAAGGACCCGTACAGGGCCAGACGGAAGGTCATTGGCAGTCCTGAGTATTATTACGTGACGAGCAAGTACGGATATTTTGCCGTGCACGAGAGCAGGACATTGCCGTTCCTTAACGGAACACTGCCTGAGAATACATCGAACAGCGTATATCAGATTTGGGGCCTGCCTGAATACATAAGGCTCCATAGAGCCATACGCGACGCCGAGACCGCGCACGGAAGCGCGAACAAATTGCTCGATAGGTCGGTGCAGGCAGTCTATAAGATGAAGAACCTTTCCGAGGAGCTTGCGACAGAACAGGGAGAGGAAAGAGTCCTTAAAAGGCTTCGGACCATCGACATGGCGAGGGGCCTTTTAAACAGCATTACGATAGATGCCGAGGGCGAAGAGTACGACTTCAGACAATTCACCTTTACTGGAGTGTCTGATGTAATCGACTGCACCTGCAACTTCGTTTCGGCGCTTACGAACATACCGCAGACCATACTGTTCGGGCGCAGTCCCGCCGGTATGAATTCCACGGGCGAGTCAGATAATGAGAGTTGGTACAGCTTCGTAGAGCGCATCCAAAAGAGGATGCTCAAAGGCAATCTCAGATATCTTACATCTATCATCTTTGCGGCTGGAATAAATAGCGGCAAGCTCAAGGAATTCCCCAGCTTCGAGATAGAGTTTAACCCGCTGTGGACGCAGAGCGAAGCCGAAAAGGCTGACCTTGACCTCAAGAAGGCCCAGACGGCTCAGACCAGAGCGGCGACTGCGATGACTTATATCCAGAATGACGTAGTAACGCCTGAGGAAGTCAGGAAGAACCTTGCCGATTCTGATGAGTTCGATGTCGAAACGATGCTCGACGATATACCCGAAGATGAGCTGATGTCTGAAGATATCATGAATGACATGATGAATGCGCAGCAGCCCGGAAACGGACAAATGCCGCCCGGAAACGCGCCGGGTGGTATAAATCCCCAACAGCCCGCAGAAAACCCCGCTATAGGGCAAGGGCAGGCTCAGGCTGCCGATTCTGATGTAGATGCGAGCTACGAGGATATCGTCAATATGGAGACCGCGAAACGCGTCAACGAATCCATGGCCGCGGAGGAAGAACCTGAGACCAACGAAGATTCTGAGGCGGATGTCGAGCAGGCCTATGAAGATGTGGTGAATCACGAGACCGCGATACGCGTAAACGAGTCCTTGGACTACAGTATGGAGTTCGATGAGGACCCTGATACGGAGTCCCCGGTCGATGCTGAAAATTTCGGCGTCGGAATCTTAGTGATAAAGGACGGGAAGATACTTCTGGGCGAAAGGCTCCAAGGTAATCAGCCCGGAACGCTTTGTGGTCCCGGCGGACATATACACGTTGGAGAAACGCCGCTTCAGGCTGCTATAAGAGAGTCTGACGAAGAGTTCGGAATCATCCCCACAGACCTAATGTACATCGGCTCCCTGAAGAACGAGCGCGGTAAGTCATATCAGTTCCTGTGCACCGATTACGAAGGCGAAATCACGGCCAAAGATGGCGAGATGGGCAGCCCACGTTTTGTTGACCCGCAGTGGTTGATGGAAAATCAGGACAAACTGTTCTCTCCGTTCGCTCAGGCTGCTGGCATGACATTCTATAAGATAGGGGCCGCCGATAACAACCCCTTTAATACGGATGGAGATGAGCCTGATGGATGGATTGCAGAAGATGGTAATCGTACTTCTGCTGATAGCGACGATAATCTTGTGGAAGGACAACCTGAGGCCGTAGAGCAGCGCCTTGGCGAAGGTATAGACAGCCGCTTGGATGGTGGCCCCGGCTCCGGCAACTTCGGACACGGAGGGAGACCCGGTGAAATCGGAGGTTCGGCTCCGAACGACAGCTCAGGCAGTGCTAATACTGAAGAAAATGCACCCAAACACTTGACAAACAAGGGCGAACGTGATACGATTCAATCACAAAAGAGCACTAATCCCGGCCCCGTAGTTAAAATAAATTCTTCCGAACTGCGTGAAGCGCTTAAGAGCGGAAAGATAAGCACAAAACTGCGGATGTCTCGACAGAACAGGCATATAAAGGGGACGCCCGAATACGAGGCTGCATCCAAGACCAGAAACGTCGGATATATCACGATAACCCCTGAGGAGGTTAGAGAGATAATCGAAAAATACGCTGGCCGGGGCGCAGCTTACGGAAACGGAGTCCAGTTCAAAGAGACCATCGATGTCGGGAAGGTGATTGGCGTACACGTAAGCAGAGCGGGGAAAGAGAGCGAGACTACGAGATGCACCATCCACTATGGAGAAAAAGGTGCTCACATAGTGCCCGCGGCCCCGGCGAGGTATTAGTATGGATGATGAGAAACTGTTAGACGCGATGGCTGAATGCGAGCAGCGGACGGCTGAAGTCAAGCTGAAGGATAACAGCATTATAAAAGGATTCGTAGATGTCTTTGAAGACAGATGCGACAACGAGGATGGCAAGGCCTCAATCTGCCTGATGACAGAAAAGGGCGGAGCCATAATCGATGAGAGTCAAATCGAGAGTATCAGAGCTATTGATAACTAAGCCCATAGATTCCTCTTTTTGAATATCACCACCACAGGTATAAGAAAGCCGAGGGGACTTCACCCCCTTCGGCTTTTGTTATGCCTGTGAAAACGGCTCACTGGGAGATGATTTACATATGAATAATCAAATATACCGGGAGACCGTAAAAAGGGTCGTACAGGACGATTTTAAGGGTCAGGAACAGGTCGCGAGCAAGAAGATGCCACGATACCCGATGTCATCCGAGCGGCAGATGCGCATGATTACTAATGCGTATATGAGAGTCCTGAATGAGGAGCTAAAAAAAGAGCTTCCGACAATCCTTGCAGCCTACAAGGGCGAGCGAGCTGATATGCGCATGGACGACGCGTCAGACTTCAGAAGCGCGGTCCGCAGCGCGTTCTACAGGATTCTGCAACGGATGGAGAAGCGCTATTCGAATTTCGAACTTGAAGAAGAGCTGACCCGCATATCCAAGATGACCAAGGACCGGGCCAAGCGCGAATGGCAGCAGATGATTAAGCGCACGTTCGGCGTCAATATCTTGGAGGACTATTACAGCGATGCGTTCTACCAAGACATGTTGAAGCAGTGGGTAGACGAAAACGCGGCTAAGATACAGTCGATACCCAAGGACGCCTTGGACGATATACAGGAAACGATTCTCGAAGGCTACGAAGAGGGCTTGACCATAAGAGACATGGCAAAAGAGGTCCAGAAGGACTACGACATGTCAAAGCGTAAAGCCACGCTGCTGGTAAGGGACCAAGTAGGGACCCTGAATGCCGATATCACAAGGCGGCAACAGGAAGACGCCGGTGTGAGCGAGTATAAATGGTCGGATTCGCATGATGAGCGCGTCAGAGACTGCCACAGAGAGTTCAATGGCCATATATACCGATGGGATGACCCGCCGGAAGAGTGGTACGACACCAAGAGCAGAGGCCGGGTATACACCGGGAAGTATTACAACCCCGGAGAATCACACTGCTGTAGATGCTGCGCGATACCAGTATTTAATATCAACACGTTCGATATTCCGATACAGCCCGTATTCGAGGAATAAAAACGATAAAAGGCAACTAAAACGCTTTACAAATTAAGATAATATGCTATAATGTATATGGGAGGAATGACCTGAATGGATAAGGCTGTCGAAGAATACAGAAAACGTAGACAAATCCGGCTCGATGCGAAAAAGGCCGTAGCGGACTATAAGCAGCGGCGATATGAAAGAATCATGAGCAGGGCGTTCAGAGTCGATAACTTTGCTGGCATGGTATATGCCACGCTCAAGGATGAGGGAATCGACACTCAGGACATGGAGCTTCCCGAAGCCATCGAAAAGTTCAACGAGCTGAAAGGCAAGAACGGTGGTGGCTCGAAAGATACTTCTGCAAAGACCCCCAAAGAGGCAAAGACTCAGAGCGGGAGCGAACCCCCTCAAAACAAAGCTCCTGTGGCCAAGGCCTCCAAGCCGACAACAAAAAGCTCTGTGCCTGCCTCAAAGGGTCTTAAAACAGCGTCCGAAAGTTCAAAAGCGAAAAAGAGCGCCGCAAACGAAAAGCCGCAGGAGGCTAAGGGCAGTCCTGAGACATCAAAGGCGGTCGGCTATGTCAAGACCGGCAAGAACGGCAACCTTATCCCTAAGACCGAAACTGCTAAGACCATCGACGTAAAGGGCACGATTGAGCACAATAAAGACGGCAGTATCAAGCCTAACTCTCTCACAAAATACATCGATAAGGACGGCAATCTGAGCCCTGAGCGTCAGGCGGTCCACGATGAGATAATCAAAAAGTTCTTTGCTGAAAAGGTCCCGTTCGACGGACAAGCCACTATGATAATGGCTGGCGGCGGTCCGGCGTCTGGCAAGTCCTTCATCAGTAAGGGCGCAAATTCTCAATTTGGAAAAGATACCACTGTCAAGATAGACCCCGACGAATTCAAGGCTATGCTTCCGGGATTCAAGGATATGGCTATCGAGACCGATGAGGCCGCCGGGTTCTATCACGAAGAGTCCTCCGCGCTGGCAAAGAGAGCATATCAGTTTGCTGCTGACAACAACCTGAATGTGGTGTATGATGGAACTGGAGATGGTTCTGTAAAGAGCGTCATGAAGAAGCTCCAGACGGCACGTGATGCTGGATACAAAATCACGGGACAATACGTCACAGTCGACACGGATGAAGCTGTAAAGAGGAACCAGCAGAGATATGAGAACGCTTTAGCCAAGTACAACGCTGGAGAGAGTGAAATTCCCCCGAGACTTGTCTACGAAAATTATGTTCGCGATATACACAGCGCTGTATCAGATATTTCCATACAGGTCGCAAATCTTTATGATAGCTTCGAGCTGTATGATAACAATGTTCCGCAAGGCTCTCCACGGATACTTATCGCAACCTGTTCAAAGGGTGGCGATTTGACCGCCGTAAAAGGGCAGGAAGATAAGCTCCAGAGGTACTTGAATAAAGGAAAGTCTGGAGCAAAGGTGGTAAATGGTGTCGTAAAGAATTGAGGTGATGTGATATGAGTGTAGAAAAAAGAAAGTACACTGGTTCGGCTCGTGATGTATTTGACATGACGCGAGCGCTGAATGCTGAGCTTTCAGTTGAGGAGTGCGGCTTCGAACTGGACGAGGAGCACAAAGCGGGATATGAAAGAGACCTTAAATGGCTGAAGGACCAGAGGGCTGAAAACCCCGGCGTTCCGATAGCCTACGACGTTAAGTATTCGTATTTAGATTGATAAGGAGAACTGAATGTGATTGATAAAAGAGCGCCTACGGGCGCTTTTTTATTTGGTGCCATGGCGTGAAAAAATTCGACATGATAAAGGCCTACATTCGATATGGGGATGGCAACAGGCCTATATGTATATGTAAGAGACCGAACGGCAGAGCATGCCGTAAAAAATATAATTGCGAGCCTGAGGTAGTATGGCGGGACATCTACTACCGATGGGAACAGACTATGAATACGAATAGGTTTGGCAAGGACTATTAGTCCCTGCCTTTTTGTTTTGGAAGGAGGTTGACGATGGCCATGAAAAAGAGCGTCAACATGGACGGCATGTACGACGGCAAGATGACCGAAACAGATTATCTGCTTCAGTATCTGAGTAATGCTGCAAACGACATGTGCATGTTCAACAACAATCTTGAAGAGCTTCAGGACCAAGGCAAGGAGACTACCGATGCCTATGGGCTGACCAAAGAGATGCTGATGAATGCGCTTGGTCGCACTCAGCGCCTGCTGCTTAAGGTCACTGAGGTGTTGACAGAGACACGAGAAGATGAATCGGCGTTTTTTGCGGGCGAGCTCACTGAGGTGAAGAAGCCCGACGTAGAACACGAGCTGCCGGTCGAAGAGGAGGCCGAGGAATAAAATGTCTGCCCCCACGTTAACAAGAGTCACGCGGCTCGATGCGATGCCGTTTGGTGCTACATATTACACGGCTGAAGGATTCCTGAGAGATAGCCCGATACTTACCTCTACGGGAATCTTTGAGTATACGAACTACGATGGTTCGAAAAGAAGGGAGCTTCGACTTCCTGAGGATGTTTTTGACCCTGAAAGCTTGGCGAGTTACCTTGGCAAGCCTGTGGTAATCAGTCACGATGCGGGACTCATCGACAAGAATAATGTCAGTGAGAATTCAATCGGAACGATTATCAGTAAGGGTTACCAGTCCGGCAATGACGTTCGTGCCGATATCGTAATCCACGACACGGACGATATGAAGAGTTGTGGCTTCAAGGAGCTATCCCTTGGATACAGCCTTGACTTGGATGAGACGCCCGGTGTCTGGAATGGCGAACGGTACGATGCTGTTCAGAAGAACATCCGCATTAACCATTTGGCTTTGGTGCGGGAAGCCAGAGCTGGTGAGCAGGCTCGACTGAATATTGACAGCCGAGACGCAAAAACTCTTATAGGAGGAAAAGTAATGAAGAAAAATCCCAAGAAGACCAGTCGTGCTGACGGAATTCTCTCTCCTGAAGAGCTTGAAAAGGCCATTAAGGAGTACAAGGCAAAGAGAGCTTCCGAAGTACAGGCTGACGAAGACAAGCCTGAAAAGGCTGTCGAGTCTGTTGCGGTCGAGGAAAAAGAGGTCGCGGCGGAAGTTCCGGCTGAAGAGACCCCTGCCGTAGCAGAAGAGACCCCTGCCGAGGTAGAGGAAGAGCCCCTTGTCGTCGAGGAAGACGAAGACGATGAAGAGGAAGTCACCGAACCTGTGGAGGAGCCTGAGACCGTCGAGGAACAGGTAGCTGTTCTCAAAGAGAACCGCGACCGTAGAGATGAGGACGGAGACCCTAAGGATGTCGACGACGCTATGGTTACCATCGCCCATCAGGACGAAGATATTCAGAAACTGTTCGATATCATCGATACCCTTCTCGCTCAGAGAGACTTCAAGGAATCTAAGGAAGATTCTGCTGACGAAGACATCCCCGACGCTGAAAAGGGTGACGTACCGTTCGAGGCGGAGCCCAAATGTGACGGTAAGAACTGCGATTCCGAAGACGTCCTTGTAGAAGAGGAAGTCAACGAGGATGAGGACGACGAAATCGTTGAAGAGGAAGTCGTTGAAGAGCCTGTAGAGGAAGTCAACGAGGACGAGGATGAGGAGGAAGAGGACGACGAAGAGGAAGAGCTTCGCGTCAATACCGATTCTGTAGATGAGATAGTCCGCACTAAGGTAAATCTCGGAATGCTCGGTCGCGGCCTTGGCATTGAGGGTCTTGAGAACCTCAAGATAAAGACTGCTAAAAAGGCAATCATCAGCGCAGTCAGACCCAACATGAGACTTGACGGAAAGTCCGATACCTTTGTAAACGTGGCCTTTGATATGGCCGTTGCAGAGATAGAGGCAAAGTCCGTTAAGGATACAAACTATCAACTTAAGCAGATGTTCAATTGCGACGCTGCAACCGTTAAATCCAATGACATACCCTCTGCAACTGAAGCGCGTCAGAGAATGATTGACCGTCAGCAGAGAAAGAACAAGGAGGAAAAGTAACATGAGTGCACAGACCACCTACAAGTTCAATCCCGTAATGGGCGCGGCTGGCGGAATCGTTGACCTTGCCCCGTATGAAGTAAATGCCTTCATCGTTGAAGAGAACACCGGCGTTATGCAGGCAGGCGTAGCTGTCGTATCTGGAACCAAGGCTGGTTCTGATATCAAGCTGCCCACCAGCACCAGCGGCCACTTCGAAGGCATCACCACCAACAGACGTACCAATGAGCACGGCCTTGAAGGCGAGACCTACATCCGCAAGGGTCAGGCTCTTGGCGTAATGAGATACGGCAGAATCTACGGAAGAGTAAAGACTGGCGTATCCGTAGCTTATGGCGAGCAGGTTTACGTTCTCGTATCCGGCGACGAGAAGGGATATCTGACCAATGTTTCCACCGACAACATGCCCATCAACGCTACTTTCCAGAGTGCAGTTGATAATGGCGTAGCAATCGTAGAGATTGCCAACGCTCCGTATGTTGCCAGCAACTAATCAGAAGGAGGGTTTTATCTAACATGAAGACCGAAAAGGACAAGAACCAGAAATATGACAAGGCGGAAGCTAAGACTCTGCTCAACTCTGCAATCCCTGCTGCTATCATGGCTTCCGAAGGAACCCGTTTCGATAGCGCGGAAGAGGCTTCCGTATTTTTCGCAAGAGAGCTCGACCACGTAAAGAGCGAATCTTACGACGTCGAGTATCCTGAGCTTACAGCCCTGAATCTTTTCCCCATCAGCTCTGAAGTAGATGCCGGTGCAGAGACCATTACCTACTACACCTATGACAGACAGGGCCTTGCCGATATAATCGACAACTACAGCACTGACCTGCCCAGAGCTGACGTAAGCGGCAAGCCGTCTTATGCAACCATCAAGTCCATCGGCGCAAGCTATGGCTACTCCACTCAGGAAATGAGAGCTTCCAGACTTGCCAACAAGTCTCTCGATGCTCGCAAGGGAGAGGCAGCTCGCTATGCCATCGACAACAAGATTAACCAGATTGCATGGGCTGGCGATGCAGATGCTAAGCTGCTTGGCGTTCTGTCTGATGGACAGAACATTCCGTTCTACACCATTCAGGCTGGTGCCACCTCTGGCGCTACCAAGTGGACCGAGAAGACCGCAGATGAGATTCTCGATGACGTAAACGGAATGGCCAAGCAGGTCGCTAAGGTCACCAAGAACGTAGAGAGACCTGATACTCTCGCCGTACCGGCTGACGTCTACATGCACATCAGCACCAAGAGAATCCCCGATACCGCTCAGACCGTACTCGGATTCCTCCTTGAGCATTCTCCGTATATCAAGGATATCGTAAACGCTGCCGAGCTCGACGCTGACAGTCCTGAGACCAACCCGTACGCTGAGGGCGCTCCGGGAGTTGCTCCGGATGCTGGCGTAGGCGTAGCGTTCCTTTTCAAGAATGATGCTCGCAAGCTCACTCTTGAGGACCCGATGCCTTTCTATCAGTATCCGCTCCAGACAAGAAACCTTGAGACCGTGATTCCTTGTGAAGCAAGAACCGCCGGTGTCATCGTTTACTATCCGCTCTCCTGCCTCATCGCAGTAGGCGTTTGCTAATCTGATAGCCACCTTGGACCGTCTCCGGGAAACTGGAGACGGTCTTCTTTTTGGAAAGGAAGTTTATAAAGATGGGCGCAGCATTTAATGAATCCCATTCTCGCGACCTTCTCATAAAGTATGTCGCAGATATCGCTGATGCGCTTTGCGGTGAGGAGAATCCCCCGTACGCAGGCGGCGACGTCTTAAGACATTCTCTGGGCAGGATTGCAGATTCGCTTGCAACAAGTAAACCCATAACCGATGGCGCTGTGGCCAATCAGGCCCCGTCCGTCGCCACCACGGGTTCCGGCGCAGCAGACGACCTTAATAGTCTGATTATCAAACTGAAGGACGCTGGCGTAATGGTCCCTGATGAATTCACCATGGCGTTTGCATCTGTTACTGATAGTGTTGCCGGTCATGCAGACCGTCAGTATAACACCAACAAGATTGCAAGCGTGGCTGAGAGCGACGGAACAATAACTATTACGCTCGCTGCGGGTACTAAGGTCGCAGACCTTAAGAACTTTGATGGCGGTAGTGGCTGGGGAGTTCACAAGTGGCTCGGAATCGGCGTTGGCGCTGGTATAAGTCCGATAACTGGGCTGTACTATAATGGCACGAAGCTTACGGCTGAGGATGTATCCGAAGCTACTACTTGCGGCCTTAGCGCAGGCTATTTCGTTCGCTGGGTCGCAGCGGACCTTGTGCTGGCCGGAGATGATACTCAGAAGTCCAAGGGCAACTTTAAGCTTAGGGCTGATGGATACAAAGAGACGACCTACACGCTTAAGATAGTCGAGGGCTAACAAGAGCTAAGGGCTGTTAAAGATGATTCAAATGGAGGTAAATTATGAAACTCGTAAATATTGCTGAAAAGAACAAGATTGTTAGCGTCGGTTCCACGGTCCTGATGCCGGGAATGACAATGGAAATCGACGAAGCAACTGCAAATCTTCCTTCCGTCCGCGCATTAGTCGGCAAGGGATTTTTGCAGATTATCAAGAGCGCTCCGAAGAAAACCGTAAAGGCTGAGGAGGAGGAACCCGAACTCGAACCTGAAGTGGTAGAGGAGGTAGAAGTTACTACCGAACCTGAGCCTGAAGTGGTAGAGGAGGTAGAAGTTACTACCGAACCTGAGCCTGAAGTGGTAGAGGAAGAATCCGTTCCCGCTCCGAAGCGTAAGAGAGGCCAGAGGAGCACCAGTAAGTAAAAGGAGAATCACCGTGAGCTGCTGTAGTGAAACTTGCAAAGTTAAAAAGATAATCGAATTACAGGGAACGGAATTTGACGACATGTCTGAAGACGAGCTGGACGAATGGGTTTGCTTGATGAAGCCGTTCGTGAGCAAAAAGCAGTTCGGAAATCTGTATTCCCATGCTTTAGCTTATCTTATCATGCACAAGTGGAAGATGGCAGGGCTTGGTGAGAATCCGCTTGGAGATATCGGCAAGGTCGGTGTAGGTTTTGGCATTGGAAGCGTATCGGAGGGCGGGAGCAGTATCAGTTTTGGCGCTGGTCAGAGCTCTAACCTTGCTAACGATGCAGAACTTGGCCTGACCGCTTACGGGCTTCAGTACCTTAGTTTGAGGCGCATGTGTGTCATTCCCATACATTGCAGTGGGGAGTCAGATAATGACGAAAGTTACATTCAATTTTGGGAAAGGGTATAAACTGACATACGAAGGACAGGCCTACCTCAAGAGATTAAACGAGCTTTTGGAGCTGGAGGTCGCTACAGGCTTTCAGGAGGGCCAAAGCTATTATAAAGGATGTCATCACAATGCCAAGGGCGAGCCGGATGATTCCGGCGCTGATACCTTGGAGGTGGCGATGTTCAACGAGTTCGGCACGTCCACCATTCCCGCGAGACCGTTTATGAAGAGCAGTTTTGACAACCATCAAACTGAGATTCAACAATTCGTTGCGTCGACCGTAAACGGCGTCGCTCTTGGCGCACTGGATGTCCGGACTGCGACGAATCGCGTGGGAGTATATATGAAAGGCCTTATCCAAGAGGAAATCGTTAATGGCAATTGGACCCCCAACGCGCCGTCTACGATTAAGAAAAAAGGCTCAAGTCAACCGTTGATTGATTCCGGCCACATGCGGCAGTCAGTCCAGTATGTAGTACGTAAGGCAGGCACAGAGTGAATATAACCATTTTCAATAAAAAATATTGGAGACGCAGGTTTACCCCTCAGGTCTTACTTTCAAACGGCTACTACGCAAATGGCAGCTCTGATAAGGTCGTAAGTCTTGATGTGACTCCGATGGGCTCAGACCAGTTGCAGGCGTTGCCGGAAGGTGAGAGACAATTCAAACATCTTTCGGCGTACGGCACTGACGAGCTGATACCCGCCGATGAGAGCATCGGACAAAAGGGCGACTTGCTCTGGTATCACGGTTCGTGGTACGAGTGCACGGCAGCCCAGATGTGGGACCATACCATGCTAAACCACACCAACTATACGTTGGTAGAGGTGCCGAAAGACGCCTCATATTCCGCCGACGTATTAAACCCGCCGACAAAGGACCCCAACACTAATAAGCCATGGAGCTAAGGGAGGAAAGACATGCGAGCAGACGATGCAAAACACCTGTTCACCTCTCTTGCGAAATGGTATTTTGCGCACGGCGCTGTTGCCACCAGTAGACAGAGTAGAGCGGCAAAATTTGAATTGCCGCTCATATCCATTACATATGGAAACGTCACCCGGCAAAAGAGCCTGAATGAAGTGTATGTAAACGGTGAGCCAGTAGGCGCTTTCCAGCAGAAGATGGCCATAACAGTGGATATCTTCACGCATGGCAAAGAAACAAAAGAAACTGTAGACGAACAGGAATATACCACTTACGAAAACTCGGCGATGGACGACGCATTGTCTTTCGTCGACTTTTTGGATTCACACCATGCCATAGCATGGAGCCAGCGAAATGACGTAGCAATCTCGGTCGAGGGCGACGTTATGGACATGACCGGGCTGGTGAATGATTCGAACTATGAGTATCGCGCAAGGGTAAACCTATCGTTTTACTTTACGCAATATTCGGTTGGAGCAGCGGGCGTATTGCTCGAATCCAGCCTGAAGACTTCCCAAGACGGAAGTATGTACATCGACCCCCAGTTTGCTGTTACGACAAGCGGCGGTGGAAACCAAGAGCTTGCTGATGAGACTGTGGGTTACTTTATTGACGCAATAATAACGGAGGAAAATGAATGAGTAAATACTTTGACCAAGTTGCCACCGTTAGCATCGACCTCTCTACGCCTGTTTCAGACGAAGCTAATTTTGACAACGTCGTGCTGGTAGGAGCGCTTCCTGCATCCCCGAATCTGGACGGTAACAATGACCCTGTATATCCGGCAGAGTTTGCGGGCTACAGCTCTCTCGATGAAGTAATCGAGGCTGGATGGAAGGTCAGTGGCGAATCCCCGGACCCTGTAGGGCTTGCTGCCCAGACTGCTTTTGCGCAGAACCCCCGCCCGTCCAAGATTTATATCGCGCCCGTCCCCGAAGGTTCTGGAAAGACCATAGAGGATGCAGTCGATATAGCGGTAACATATCCCGGATGGTACGTATGCTGCCCCGCAGTCATGGTCGGAGATACTACGAACATAGCGAAGTATGCTGATATTGCTGCTAAGATTGAAGGCTACGACAAGATGTTCTGCTACACAGACCTTGCGTTCTTCACTGGCGGAACACCCGCAGTAAGCACGACGCTTATGAGGACCATGTTCGTTACTGGCAGACGCACTTCTGCTGAGGCCGACGCGGACCTTCCGAAGTACAATAACTTTGCTAACGTCGCGATGACTGTTAAGTGGCTGTCCTATGACAGCGGCAGCGAGACCGCTGCATTCAAGCAGGTATCGCTTATCGAGCCCAGCACCTTCAGCACTGCTGAGATGAATCAGGTAGCCGCAGCACACGGCAACTATATCATCTCCATGGGCGGTAAGGTCGTGACGATGAATGGGCAGGTAGTCGGTAACGAGTGGGCTGATGTTATCAGATTCCGCGATTGGCTTAAAAACGATATGCAGGTCAGGGTCGTTAACCTGTTTATATCAAACCCGAAGATACCGTTTACGGACAGCGGCATATCTCAGGTCCAGAACCTGATGATAGCGTCTCTGACTGACGGACAGGCAAGAGGCGGAATCGCTGAGGACGAATTCGACGCTGATGGAAACGTTAATCGCGGATTCACTACAAGCGTCCCTCTTTCGTCCGATATAACAAGCGTGCAGAAGCAGTCCAGAATCCTGAGGAATTGCAAATTCGACGCTCGCCTTGCTGGAGCGATTCACGAAGCGCACCTTAAAGGCACTCTCACCTACGAAGCCCTGTAAGAAAGGATGGTAAAATATGGTTAAGACTTACAACTCTAAAGAGGTCTACATAACACTTGGTCGCCATCTTGTTACGGGAACGGGTGAAGATTCGTTCGTGACCATAACTCAGAATTCTGATGGCATAACCTCATCGTCTGGATGCGATGGAGAGGTCGTAAGGAGCATAAGCCCCGATAATACTCACACCATCAACATCACCCTGCTTCAGACTTCGCCTACGAACGGCTATCTTCAGAGGATGGCTGACAAGGACCGCAACGATGGCAGCGGTATGTTCCCGGTTCTTATAAAGGATATGAGAGGCGGCCTGATTTTCAGCGCAAGCGATGCTTGGGTGATGAAGCAGGCTGACCGTCAGTTCGGACGTGAAGCTACGTCGAGAAGCTGGGCCATAGGGACCGGCGACGGAAAACTTGAAGAGTAGTTTATCTTAAAAGGCGGAGCGGTAAGTTCCGCCTTTTTATTTTTAATGCCTGTGGGGAGGTAAATTTATGAAACGTTTGGAGACCGTTCAAAAGAATATAAGTGGTATCCGATTCTATATCAGATACTTTGGCTCATTCTATGCCGCAGAGATAAGCGGAGACCTGACTAAAGTCTTCCTTCCGATATTAGCAGCGCTCTTCGGAGGTTCCGATGAGGAGAAAAGCGTGCTCGACACGGATATTGCAGAACTTGACATTGCAAAAACCATGTCGAATTTTGACGGGAAGACCGTAAGGACGCTTGTGACCAAACTCCTGATAGCCGATGAGAACATCTCATTCGACGACCCTGAGACGAAAGAGAACCTCAAGCTTGACTACGATGCAGCAGATGAGCTGTTTGCCGGTGACTTGGCAGGCATGTTCAAACTCTGCGCTGAAGTCATCAAACTCAATTACGGAAGTTTTTTCGGGAGTCTCGGAATCCAATCTGGCAACCTGCAAGAGAAGATTTCGGAGGCCATGAAAAAGACATTGCAAAATACGGGAAATTAGATACGTCGCAATTCTCAGAACTTGAGATGCGCATGTATATCCTCATAGAAAACGGTATAGCAAGCAAGTTCGAACTGGACAACTGTTATACGCTCGACCAAGCTTTAAAGCTATACGCACTCTGGCGAATGAGCCAAGATATTCAAATCGCTCAGACTGACGAAGCCCGTTCGATGCGCGATAATTAAGGAGGCCACATGACTGCTGCTGAATTAGTCAATGTAGTGAAATTCAATGTGGACACGGATAGTCTCCGTGCTACTGAGAGAACGGCAAAAGCGCTTCAGGGTACTCTTAATAAGTATCTTGGGGCCATCGGTATCGGCCTGAGCATCAGAAGCATCATAAAGATAGTCGAGGAGTTCAGTGAAGCCAACGATGCACTGAAGGCCGCTCTTGATACCACGGAAAAAATGGCCGATGCGACTGAGCATATCCGCAAAGCGGCCAACGAGAGCAGGCAGGAATATACGAAGCTTGCCCAGCAGGCTTCGAAGTATGCGGCGTTGGATGTATTCAACGGCGTAGGCGAAGGCGCTGACTTTTCGGCCAACGTCACGAAGTGGCTGACGGCGCACGGACATGCCAGCAGCGATGCTACGGTCCAGTCAGCACTGAATAGGGCGATGCAGACCGGGAACATGGTCACCTTGCAGCGCCTGCTTGCTCAGACTCCTGAGATGTACAAGCTGCTTGCTCAGGCTATGGGCAAGACCACGGACCAGATTAAGCAGATGATGAAGGCGGGAACACTGACGGCAAAGAACGTCAAGGATGCGTTCCTGAATTCGACCGAAACGATAAACGAGGCATTCGAGCAGACCGATGTATCCATTTCGGACGCGATAAAACACGTTCGGAACAACTGGGGATTCTTCCTTAATGAGATTCACGAAAGCATCGGCCTCATGGATGCGCTCAGCCGGATGATTAAACGCGGCGCTGATAGGGCGCTTCAGGCGGGCAGAGCACTGATTCCAAAGATAAAAGAGCTTGTAGATAGACTTGGCGGAGTCGAGAATGTAATCCATGCTATCATGGTTTTAGCCATTCGTCTTGGTTCCGTGGCTGTAATAGGAGCCATACAAAAGTTCCTTGCAGCATTTTCGGCTATCCCAGCCCCCGTAAAAGTCGCCCTCACTTTACTCTACTCATTCTATTTGCTTATCCAAGACCTCATCTATTTCATGAGGGGCGACGGGACAAAGACCGCTCTTGGGCAAGCGTTGGAGGAACTTGGAGTCAACGCTGATGATGTACGGGGAAGAATTCAAAAATTCTTTGATGATGGACTTGATTTTCTTCATACGGCAGGCGACGATATTACAGAGTTATCGCAGGGCGCTTTGGGCGCTTTGAAATTGCTCTTAGATGTACTAAGCGATTTATTCGGGACCCTTCGCGAAATATACCTTACAACTTGCGACATTTTTGGCCTTACCCCAGATACGTTCTTAGGGACGTTAAAAACCATGGTCGAGGGCTTTAATAAAGCTCTTCAGACTACTATTGACCTGCTCAATCGGTTACTTGGACGCACCATGGAAAGCGATATAAAAGAGCTTGTGGAACTGGAGCGTCGCGCAGAACGGACAAAAAACGATAACGGAATAATCAGCGGGGCATGGAGGCGGAGTAACGAGCGAAAACTCGCACTTGCGCAGGACCGCGTGCTCGGCTATTTCGGCGCAGATGACCGCAGCAGCAAAGCTGCAATCGACTACTACACCTCATTAAAGTATGGTACCACACCTACAAAATCAACCATATCCGGCGGTTTCGGAGGCGCAATGAGCGCAGCTAAGGCAAACCAGACGGTCAACACCAACGTCACTAACAACTTCAACGTAACTGAAACAGCCCTTTTGTCAAAGGCTGAAGAGGCCGGAAACACTGTAGTCGACAAGATAAGCAGAGGCGTGAGCACTTTAAGATAGGAGCACGATATGATTATAGCAAGACAGCCGGTCAGTATAAACGGAGTCGAGTTCGATGCTCTGATGCAGGAAGAATTAACTCTCACTGCTGAAATCCCTGAATATAGCGTCGACTCTGGATTCAGTGTCTCTGACGCTATACTCCTGAGCGCGGATGAGCTGAAGATGACTCTTATCGCGAGTGATACTCCAGTGACATGGAGGTATCGGCACGGCGAAAATAGGACCGCAACTGTCGTAGATGAGCTGAAGACCCTCTTCTACAACAGGACGCTCTGCACAGTCTCAACAACGAGGCGAACCTATACAAATATGGCCATCGAAAGCGTGAGCTTTCCCCGGAACGAGACTTCTGGAACGGGGATGGAGATTCCCATCACTCTCAAACAGATTCGGAATACCGCTGTCTCCACCACGACCTACCCCGGAACCTACGGGAAATCCGGCACCACAAAAGCGGCTGCCGGGGCGGCGAGCGCAGAAAATAAAAGCGCGGACACCACAAAGGGAAGTGACCTCTATAATTACTTCAACTCCGGGAGCAACATAGGCGACACAGCAAAGCGGGTCTATACCGACACATTAAAGGTTTTGGTGAAGTAAGGCATGGCTGATAAGATTGATTACATCGTGATAAGCGTTCCTGAAATGAATGACAGCATATCAAGAATGACATTTGATAACATCGTCTATAATCTCAGACTCACGTATAATGATACCGGGGATTTTTGGACCCTTGGATTTTATAATTCGAATGTTGAACCAATAATCCAAGGCATAAAGATTGTTCCGAACACTTCACTCACTCTGCCGTATCTTACATACGACATCCCTTTAGGGGCATTTATGGCTTATAGCAAAAAAAGCCATATAGGTCGATATGATTTTAAGAATGGTGAGGCTCAACTTATATTTATTCCGTTATAGTAAATAATTCTATTTATGTAAACATGGAATGTTAAAAACTGGGTAAAAATGTGCGTGCGGAATTTCCACGGAAATTCCACGGAAAATCTGCGGAAATTCCATGGAAATGCAAAGTTCGCGTGCTACAAACTATCAAATACCTGTAAAGCGCAGTAAAATCAACAGGTGTGGGGTTTTGCGACGTTTAATATTTCCGCGGAAATTCCACGGAAAATCTGCGGAAATTCCGCGGAATACCTTAAAATTTTATTTTTGCAGCAGCTTGTTGTGACCTGTCACAGCGCATTTTGATGCATTATGAAATTTTAAAAATACATGCTCTAAAAACACTATAAATCAACATTTCAAAACTCCTGCAAATCGGTACAAATCGCACAAATTTCAACCACTTCAGTGTTTTAGTACATTTATAATTCCGCGGAATTTCCGTGGATTTTCCGCGGAATATCTGCGGAAAATCTGTGGAAATTCCTCAGACATTCCGCAACTAATCGTATCGTACCGTATCTATCTATATAGTGTTATATATAATACTCACACGCAAACTGCCTGAGGTATAGAAGCAACTATGAATTACAACCAGAATTTTGACAGACAGTATAGATGCACGATTGGTAATTCTGGTGGCGCTTTTGAGATAGGCGGCGGTCAATATCCTCTTCACATAGCGTTCGACATCAAAAAGGCGGACACTAAATCAAACAACTCAGCCACAGTTACCATATGGAATCTGAATGACAATCATGTATCAGCCCTTGATGAACCTGATTGCAGATTATTGCTTAAGGCTGGATATGGTACGAGGCTATCACAGATATTCGAGGGCACTGTCAGCTACGCATCTACTGAAATGGATGGGGGCGATAGGAAGACTGAGATTGAGCTTGTCGATGGTTATATCGCGACGAGAGATACTTACATATCTGTTTCGTATAATGAAAAGATAAGCTGGAAAAGCATCATTGATGATGTCGCGAATAAGATGGGCATGGCTGTATCTTATTCATATAACGCTTCGGAAAACATTACAGATATATCGAGCGGATTTAGTTTTGTGGGCAAAGGTATAGACGTCCTCAGCAAGGCATGCAATTCGTGTGGGCTGTCTTGGAGTATTCAGAATGGCGTCATACAAATCAAGAAACCGAACGATGTAATGAATACTCAGGTCTATGTGCTTTCTTCAGACACAGGCTTGATAGGCTGGCCTAAAAAAGTCTCTATGGAGAAGAGTAAGACTAAGGGTGCTGTCAAAAACCTTGGGTATGACGTAAATTTTTTGCTTAATGGGGCTATTGAAGTCAATAACTACGTTAAAGTCGAAAGCAAAGCAATCACGGGATTCTACAAGGTATTCAGTATATCTCATAAAGGTGATAATGTGTCTGGGGATTGGATATCCACCGCAAGGCTCACAGAACTGTCCTCTTCGGGTTCCTCTTCGCTTGGTTCTTCGAAGGATACCACATCGGGTAAATATCATTTTCAGGGCGCTGCGTACGGAAGTGAGCGTGCCAAGAAAACGAAGCTTAATCAAGTCAAATAGGGAGGCTGTATGATTCAGGAATTTATGGATAATCTGACTGACCTCATAGACGGTTCGATTCAGGGCGTTCATACAGCTATGCCGGGAGTGATTAAGTCTTTCGACCCGGCCACAGGGCTTGCGACAGTGACGCCTACCGGCACCTATAAGGTCGATGATGAGACGACCTTGCCGTACCCGGATATAAGTTCGGTCCCGGTGATAATCCCACAATCGAGCGGCCAAGGGGTCATATTCGCTTTTCCGATAAAGGCTGGGGATGGATGCCTGATTGTTTTTTCTGAGCAGTCCACAGACTTATGGCTTTACGGCCAAGAGACGGGCACAGAACTTTCACATGACCTTTCGAGCGCCATAGCAATCGTTGGTCTAACGAACAAACCGAACCCGCTCATATCTGAGGCGGCGACTTCTAATAAGGCGATAGTCGCGTCGGGCACTACGAAGCTTTCAATTGGCGGCGGCAAAGTAAGCATAGTCGGCGACCTTGAAGTTAGTGGGAGTATAAGTTCGGGGGCTGGAGTGACGGCGGGAACATCACTGAATGTCGGGACTACCATTACGTCGCCGTCTTTCAGTACGGGCTCAGGTACTGCGTCGATAACGGGTAATATAAGCGTATCGGGCAATGTGTCAGCTTCGGGTAATGTATCTGGAAATGAGGTCTCTGGCAGCACTGTGACTGCTGGTGGCGTCAACCTTAGTTCCCATACTCACCCATATTCATGGAGCGAAGGTGCTGGGAGTGGCACGACTGGTGCGCCAAGCTAAAAATCGTCGATTTGAGCGACGAAAAATATCTAAGCGTAAAACTTTCCAGTGTGGAATAAAACTTTTTGCCACGGGGAGGTTTTTGACCTCAGCTAAGGAGGAAATATGTTAGATATACTTCTCGAAAAAGATGGGGACATTGCTCTGTCGAATACGTATGACATACAGCTGACTGAGAGCAAATGTCAGGCGGCTTTGGTCCGGCTGCGGTGGATACTTAATGAGTGGCGGCTTGGTCCCGATTTCGGTTTTCCATGGCTTGAGGACATGCTGGTCAAGAACCCTAATATTCCTAAAATAAAGCAAGCTATACGTGACGAGATAATGAAAGTCGAAGGTATCGACAGTGCGTATGTCACAGATGTTGAATATGATGCTGTGAAGCGTAAAGCTTGGTTTTCCTTCAAGATAGCCGTAGGTCAAGAAACGTTTGTAGAAGAGGTGGAATTATATGCCTGATACTGAATACGGAATAACTTCAAGCGGCCCGAATATCAAAAGGCTTGATGTGATACTTAACGAGATGCACTCTGACCTCTCTGACCGCTGGGGCGTCAATACGAGGACAAATAAGGAGTCGCTCCTCAATCATCTTTTAACCAACTTTGCCGACCAGATAGCCCAGCTCTGGGAATTTGGTGCTGAAGTCTATTATTCTCAGTATCCAGCCACTGCTGAAGGCATATCTCTCGATAATGCGGCTCAGGCTGCCGGTGTCTTTAGGGAGCAGGCCTCTAAGTCGATATATCCGCTTTACTGTACTGGTATCGAGGGCACGTATCTTGATATGACTACAAGAGTGTCTTCGAGCACGAGCCCTACGGTATATCTGACTATCGTTGAAGGAAGTACGATAGGTTTGGATGAGTGCTACAGTCTGGTGCTGACTATACCCGGAACGCTCGGAAGGTTTGAGAGTTTTTCTGTGAGCTATCGTATGCCTTCTGGCTCAGGGGGTGCTGGCGGGTACACTGTAGGGACGAATCCTCCGCAGACTAAGATTCCAGTGCTGAGTGGCCTGCTTGAGGCTATAGTACGAAGCAATCCTGATATATCCGGCGTGGTGGATATTGAGGCGGAAACATTGACGCTTGTATTCCCGCAGAATTATAAAGTAACTGTATCTTCGAATATGAGCGTTGGTGATGTGACCACTATAATCAACTTTGAGACAGACGACTATGGCGACATATATCTTCCTGATAATACTATCACCAAGATAGTAAACGGTCCCCAAGGATTTACCAGCGTAACTAATTCCGGCAACTATATCCACGGAAGCGACGCTGAAACTGATGATGAATTCAGGCAGTCATACACGGAAAAGATTCTTAAGGAATCGAGCACGATGGCGGAATCTATCAAGGTGGCGCTGCTTAATATAAATGGCGTGTATAGCGCTGCTGTTTACCAAAACGATGGTGATACGACAGATTCTGACGGACGTTATCCGCACAGTGTTGAAGGCGTGGTATCTTGTGAAGCTGTCCAGTCTGTATATGAAGAGGTTGCAGCGGCCATATTCAAATATAAGGCTGCTGGCATAAATACCTATGGGAACACTGCTGAAACTGTTACTGGAAATAATGGCGAGAGCATCACTGTGCGATTCACTATACCGACAGCGCTGTATATCTGGTGGAAACTCGATATAACCACGCGCAATGTTTCAGATGAGGTCCCCGAAGATGAGGTAAAACAGATTATCATAAGCTATATATCCTCACTTGCGAGCGGTTCTGTGGTAGTTCCTCAGGAGATGTTCGGAACGCTTTACTCAAGATATCCATTCATAACGTATATCGACGTCCTACTTTGTTCGACCGATAGTCCGACTCCTGCACCGAGCGGTGCAAGTTATACATACCGCAGCATTGCTCTGACCCAGCGCCAGAGGGCTGAAACAACCACAGATATGATAAGTTTTACTTAGCGAGAATCGGAGCCTAAGATGAGAAACTTTGATTATTCGAAACAACTTATAGCCGACCTTGTGGAGCAGTTTAAGGACAAGCCCAGAATAGAGGGCCTTTGCTTGACGATAGCAAAGCAGCTTCAGGATGTCTGTGACTTTTTTGAAGAACTTGATATCGAGCGCTCTGTCGATACAGCGTTTGGGGCGCAGTTGGACCTGATAGGGGCGGCTGCCGGTATCAGCAGAGACGAGGCTCTTGAGCTTGCAAGAGAATCAAGCTTCGTTTATGAGGACGATGATGAGGCTTACCGAACATATATTAAATATATGATTTCGAGAAACTCAGCCACGGGCACGTATGAGGACCTTATGAGGTCCATAAGGATGCAGTGGAACGGAGACGTCAGTTACTCAGAGAACCCCTCTGCACCAGCCACAATCAAGCTTACGACAACAAGGTTTACAGGCAATGACATAGCAGGCCTGCTTGATGTCCCGATAGTCAAGGCTGCCGGGGTAAAGGTAGAAACCTATACGACAGCGAGTATCGACGGCAATCTTTATGTAGGGGTAAGCCTTATTCAGAGGCGAAGTGATTCTTTTACAATAGGCAGTGAAGAGGAGGAATAATCTATGGCTGACAATATCCTTACTATCATGACAACGCGTGGTATTCAGATGATAACGAATTCCATAGCAGGAGATGAGGTGACGTTTACCCGTCTTGGATTCGGCGATGGGGATATGCCGCAGAATCCAGAATCCCGTACATCGCTGGTACATGAGTGCCTTTCATCGAATATCACGGACTTTTCGAGACAGTCTAATTACGTTCGGATAAAAACGGTTTTTGACAGTACAGATGTGGCATCCACATTCAACCTGAAAGAGATAGGCGTCTTCGGCACGAGCACTGCATATCCCACAGAACAACTTATAGCGTATATCTACCAGAGCGACCTTACCGAAACGGTGCTTGGCGATTCGGACAATAAATTTCTTGAGAACGAGTTCGCTGTGCAGATTATCATAGACGCCTCAGCTCAGGTGACCGCTAATATAGAATCCTTGGTCTATGTCAGTGAGTCTGAATTTAATGCCCACGCTTTAGATTACAACAATCCACATGGCGTTACGGCGGCGCAGATTGGCACGCAGCGCGTCAAGACCATTACGGCCACTCTTGGAGCTTCTAACTGGAATACTGTAATCATTAGCCCGGATATTACAGTGTATGATAACTTAATCAGTTTCGGCGCACGGCCAACGCCATATAGCTCTGATTCTCCTCAGGCCATAGTTTCCTTGGCTCCGCCTCTTACGGCTAACGCCGGTGTCTATATCAACGGAGAAGATGATGCGTGGGCGTGCGTGTTTGACGCAACGATAACCATGGTCAATTCTAACTGCAATGTAACAGTTCGTGCTTCAAAAAAGCCGTCTATAGATTTGAATGTTGTAGCCACGATTATAGGGTGGTAATGGCACGTTATTGTAAAAAGATTAAGGAGGATAAACAATGGGCTTTATTATTCCTGTAAATTCGCCAGTCCTCTCCGTAAAAAGGGGCGGTACAGGCAACACTTCTGTGGATACTGCGCCTACATCAGGAAGCAGCAGGATGGTGACGAGCGGCGGTGTGTACACGGCGCTTAATGGTAAACAAAATACGCTCACGTTTGATGAAGCGCCGACTGCTGGCAGCAACAACCCGGTCAAGTCGGGCGGCGTAAAAACGGCGCTTGACGGAAAAGCCAATTCGGCGCACACTCACTCGGCGACCGATATTGGGTCTGGTATATTGCAAGGCCAAGTGACGGCAAATGATGCGGCGCAGCAGCAGACTCAGATTGCTCAATTGAGAAACATCAGTATGGGGACTACGAGTTATATTCCGGGCACTACGAACATGGCCAACGGCCAGATTTACATCCAGTATATTCTTTAAGGAGGCGGACAAATGCCTTTATATGTGGGGGTCGAAGGAAAGGCCAGAGAGATGGCCGCCTGTTTCGTAGGGGTCGAAGGAAAGGCCAGAGAAGTACAGGCGATTTTTGTGGGAGTCGAGGGTAAAGCTCGGTTAGTTTACTCCAGTAATATCGACCATATCGAGTGCTACGTAAAAAAAATCGGCATAGGCCAAATGGATACAGCCGGTGTAATCACCAACATCGTTTACGATGATTATTCACAAGTGTTTGCTCACGGCGATTTACAGGTCAGCGGCAATAGCATATCCGCGCTTGGATATGCTGGATATGTAGTAGTTGCATTCATAGGGATGAATGCTGTCTATGCGAGCGGCTACAAGATGGACCTGTATAACGTTCTTGCTCAAGGTAAGACCGTAATTCTCGATGCTTCAGGCACGCTTGGTTCAGAGACCGCTCAGTATTCAGTCAGAAGCGGGATAGCCCTTGCGAACGAGACGTTATCCATTGATACGAGCGGCATGACTCCGGGAGTTGCGAGAAACACCGTCGCTCAGGTCCCACAGAACATGTCTTCGACGTGGACGGACAGTGTCTGGAGCCAGACGTTTACCGGCATGAATGACCGCATCTATCAGGGCACCGTGCCGGGGAACGGGGCATTATCTCTTGCCCTGACTGTAAACAGGGTGAATATTGACGGAACGGATTATAACGTCGTATTTGAAGCTCTTCCGTATTGGCTGGGTAACTTGTCACACTTCTTGGTCGAATGGAATGGCGCAGCGACCTACGCGGGTTCTTCAGGCTCTTCAATCAACGATGTAACCATCGGCTCAGGGCGGAGCATCCTTCTGCAACACGGGGAATTATCCATATCCGAATCATCCGTCTATATCAAGACGAACGAGATTACGCCGTACGTATACACCACGAATTATATTTATGGCAACATGTATGCTGTACTCAGAGATGGTTCGAGAATCGCAGTTGGTTCCCCGGCAGATATTGGTTCTTATTCGGTGGTGGCTAATCTAAACTATTCAAATTATTCCTATAATGCAGTTGCGCCCGTCCCTTATTGTTGGGGGCTTGGAGATACTTCAGCCACGAGTATTACCTCAGGAAACTTTACGCGAGTATATTCAAACGGCGGAAGTTTTGGCCTGCGGTGTATTTGTGGTATGTGGAATGGTGTAGGAACGCAGGCTTTCAACCTAAATGCAGTGAATGTTTCGTGCCATGGCAAGTCTTATCCTCTTAAGTTCTCGGACGCCGTGCAGTAGGCGAGATAGCCAAGGTCTATTCACACATTTACACGCTTTTACACTATTATTCATCTGTTAAACGTTTTATAGTTATAATAAGGATATCCCAGTTTAAAGAGGCTTGCCGGTTTCTTACTACTCACTCCTTTTCCGGCAAGCTCTTTAATTTGTATAGGAGAGTCGCATGAGTTGGTATAGAGGCGGTACGCCTACACAGGTTTTCAAGTTTTATCTTAAAAAGGTAACGGGAGAATGCGAAGAGGCTGAGGTCCATGTAGCGCCGTTTGACATGTCTATATTCGATGATTTTGTCATCACGTATAGTCAGAACGGCACGACTGTCATAGAAAAGCATAAGGCTGATTGTACGGTCGACCAGAACGAGGTATCGTTCAAGTTCACGCAGCAGGAGACGTTCCTCTTCGATGCTTCCGCGCCCGCAAAGATTCAGTTCCGGGGCGTTACCGGCAAAGGCGAAGTGGCCACTACTCAGGTCCAAAAGCGCAGTGTAAAGAACGTGCTGAATGAGCAAGTCATAGGTCACGACCTTCAGATAGATGCAGGGACCGGCTCTCCGTCGGCTTCGGATGTCGATTTCGTATTCGAGGAAAAAGAATATATCGAGATGGATTTGGAGGATATAAGCGTCCTCACAGAGACCGTCCATGACAAGCTGGGCAACAGGGATATACCCGACCAGCACCCGATATCCGCTATCACCGACCTTACAGAATCCTTGGAGGCGAGGCCGCTTAAAGAGGATACGGTATCGTCTATCACTCTTGAGGATACGACCTTTACTGTCACGATGGCGAACGGGGATACTGAGACGTTCGACCAGAAGTGGCAACCTAACACCGCGTCTCAGGAAGGCTACGTTCCTTCAAGCGAGGGCGCGGCGAACAAGGTCTGGAAGACCGATGAGTACGGTGACCCGTCGTGGCAGGATGCTGCTCCAGAGCTTTCGGCTCAGTCGCCGATAGCGATAGTAAACGGCGATATCGTTCACGAGGACAGCAACGTTACCGCCGGAACGTATGGAGACGCAAATGCTCAGACTCCGGGGTTCGGCGGTACGTTCAAGGTCACGCGACAGACGGTGGACGCAAAAGGACACGTCACATCGCTGTCCGAGCATACGGTCACGATACCGAACGCTGTTGCGACTGACCAGAGCGATGGTCTGATGGGAGCGACAGAACATGCGTTGCTTTCAAGCCACGACCAGCAGATTGCAGACATCGAAGGCGTCATCCCAGTTCAAGCGACTGCTCAGAATCAGCTTGCAGATAAAGAGTTCGTAAACGATAGCATAAATACGTCCCTTGCTCACTTCAGAGGCTCATTTGCGACCTACGCAGCCCTGATGGCTGTGCAGTGGCAGACATCTAATCCGTCTGGCGCAAATTACGTCTCCAATAATGACTACGCCGTAATCGAAGAGGATGAGACGCATGCCGGGGAGTCTTGGAGGTACGTCTATGTCTTAGAGCAGGGCGGACAGAATAATGGCTGGCAGCCGCAGTACAAGATAGGCGGCGGCACAGGGGACATGGAGTCCTCTGTATATGACCCGGAAGGGACCGTGGCAGAGTCCGGCGGCATACCCGAATATGTGGCCGAGCACGCGCAGGCTGCACTGACGTTCGACGACAACCCGCAGCCCCAGAGCGATAATCCTGTAAAATCAAGCGGCATCTACGCATCCCTTTTGAATAGGCAGGCGTCTATCTGGTCCACGACCGTTACGCTCTCTACATCGTGGTCCGGTGACGACCCTTACTCTCAGGCTATATCCGTAAGCGGGACCACCGTGAACAGTATGGTGGACATCGTTTCCGATAACGCTCTCATCGACCAGATGATTGCCGACGGCACCATGGCTATGTGGATTGAGAACGATAACGGGAGCCTTACAGTCAAAATCACCGGCGCAGAGCTTACAGCTGCCGTGACGCTCACACTTGTCATCATAGAGATAGGTAGCGTCGCCCCGTCTCAGTACAACAGCAGCAACGAGGTCGTGTCGCATAAGGTGACCTCAATCACGAGTGCGTCCACAGACGTAGAGTATCCGTCTGCAAAGGCGGTATGGACGCTGTTCAATTCGATAACCAATGCAAATGAGTAGAGTTTCTGATGGCAAACGTTCTTTTTGAAGAAAACAGTTTGAGCGCGATAGCCTCTGCGATACGTGCAAAGAACGGGCTTTCGACTACATATAGGCCGTCAGAGATGGCTGCTGCCATTACTGCGATTCCAAGCGGTGGCGGCGATGTAACGATAGAGCTATAAGGGCCATACATAAAACAAAAAGGAGCTTTTTATGGGTACATCAGATGTAGTAAGGGTCACATATGGCGGCTCTCTGATATACGTGGCGGGCGCAGATACGCAGTTCAAACTGGATACTGCCAATAAGCGCTTGACTGAAGATGTCATCGTTAACGTCGGATATGCCGAAGATACGCATGACGCGACCATGGACGATGCCGCGCAGCTGCTATCTGGCATTACTGCTTACGCTGGCGGCTCCAAGTATACAGGTACACTTCAGGACTATACCGGCTCGATAAACGGTGGAGAAGGCTACATCCCGTACTACAGCGGTGCGTACTATATCGAGCCTACGAGCGAGATTCAGTCGATTTCCACGTCCGGCATGTTTATGTCCAGTGACATGACCATCGGACGCGGTGCGCAGCCGTCCGGGACGCTTTCAATCCGCGCAAACGGCACGTACGATGTTACGGACTACGCGAGCGCAGCGGTCTTGGTGTCTGGCTCAGAGTATTCCTTCGGGACCATCCCGGCTTTATCTTCCACGCCGTCTTCGCTTGTAGATTCAGGCGTAAATATCGGATATAATGCCGCCGATAGTGATTATTATTTAGCGGTCTCCTCATTGAATCTGGCAGGAAAATCAGCCTATGGATTCTATTACAAGGCGGTAGGCAGTACGTATTATACTTTTTGCGTAGTATCAGACGAGAATCCTTCACCTGTTTATTACCAAGAAGTTATCGGTGGCACCGCAAGGGGCGTTGGTGCCAAGCAATGTAGTTATGATTCGCAGAACTATCTGTTCTACGCTTCGGGGATTGGACAGATACGCGATGAATACGTCAATTCGGCATTCCCGGTCTTTGTTGCCCAAACGCAAGAGGAGGCATTAGCGTCGGGGTTCGCGGCTTACCGCGAATTCATGAATAACACCGCAGAGAGATATTTTGAGGTGTTGATGGGCAACAAGTCCGGCAGTGTCGTATTTTCCGGGAGCGCGATACGGACGTATGCGGCATACTATGACGCTAACATAACTGCTATTGACGCAAGCTATGCTAAGACTGTAGGGACCGCCGCGTTTTCAAACTGTTATAGCCTATGTGAAGCTAATATCCCAGTTTGCAGCCAGATTGCCGCGTATGCGTTTTATGGCTGTAGAGAGCTTTCAAGTTTAAATTGCCCAGCCGTTCAAGAGATTGGCGATTTTGCGTTTTGCGCATGTTACGCATTGAGTGCCATAAGTCTTCCAAGCTGCACAGCTATTGGAAAAGCGGCATTTGCATCCTGCACCAGCCTTGCGGATATATATATGCCCATGGTTTCCAGTATAGCGAACGCTAATCAATCGACCAGCGGTGCTTTTTACAGTGTGGCACTTACAAGTGTTGACCTTCCCGCATGTTCGTATATAGGAAACTATGCTTTTTGCAAGGGTCGTTCTCTTGTGAGCGTACGCGCTTCAGCATGTTCTGTGATTGGAAACTGCGCATTTCAAAGCTGTTCACTTTTAACTGATGTATATATGCCCAGTTGTGTGTCTGTGGGGATTTTTGCATTCGCGTATTGCTCTTCACTCCAGAGCATCGATTTACCTGTGTGTGCATCGGTGGCAGCGGGGGCGTTTTCGGTTTGCTCAAGGCTTGTAAGCGTAAGTATCCCGCAGTGTTCTTACGTGGGCGATAATGCGTTCGCCAATTGTTCCGCGCTCCAATCCATAGAGCTTTCCCTTTGTTCAAGACTCCTTGCTGGGGCCTTCTATAATTGTCGCTCGCTTCAGGATGTATCCATACCTTTAGTGAGGTCGATTGGACAAAGCGCATTCTGGAGCGACGCAGCCTTGTCTCGCATCGAGGCTCCTCTTTGCAATACGCTTGATTTTTTTGCATTCACGTATTGCTCAATGCTTGAATATGTAAGCATGCCTGAGCTTCTGGCTACATCCAGCGGGACTAATTGGAGTACTGGCGCGTTCGCATCGACCGGCATATCGAGCGTTGAATTTCCTGCTTTGATGAAAGTAAATGCCTACACATTTGCTTCATGCAAGAGTTTGCAGCAGATATCTTTGCAGTGCTGTGACGCTATTATGGGAAGTTGTGCATTTCAGTCCTGTACATCACTTGAGAGCGTGTATCTATTTGGAAATAGCGTGGCTTCGCTGTCAGCAGTGAACGCGTTTGCCAGTACGCCGATGTCTCTGAGTTCTTATCTCGGCCACTTTGGCTCGATATTCGTTCCGTCAGATGTATATGCCTCCTATTTGACTGCTCAATACTGGTCGACATATTCATCGCGGCTGGTATCGTGCCCGGTAACTTACGGGAGCAACATAAGCCCGTTCGACGGGGAGGTCACCTTAGAGAATCCTCGCAACGTCACGCTTGTGTCGGCATCTTCTACGGATAATGTCTGGAATATATCGCTCTCGGTCGTTACACAGAGCAGTGAGCATGAGGGCGTCAGCATTCCCTTGACCAATAACAGAGAGTCTGGCAAGTGGTATCGTCTGGACTTTGACGTATTGATACCATCGGGGACGTCGATAAATGCAAATGCGAACAGACCAATCTTGGCCATCATTGCCCATAGTATTACCACCCAAGGTAATACCGCTTATTATCAAAGCCCTGTTTATGCGACAGATACCTTTACGGCAGGGACGCCGAAGCACTATAGTCTTACCGTAAGCGGTGACGCGGATAAGAGCCTGATTCTTTATCTTGCCGGTATAGCAGATGGTCAGACCAAGACCATCGAGATTACCAACATAACCATGTACGAGAAGACGGTAACATTACCGTCGTAACGGTGGAGCATCATGATTAGAGGCAATACTATAACCATAATAAGCAGCGGCATTACGCCATCTGGCAGCCTGAGCATCACGGAGAACGGGGCGTATGATGTAATGTCATACGCCAGCGCGATAGTAAGCGTTCCGGGCATAGATACGTCGGACGCCACGCTGTCGTCCGGGTGGCAGATGCTGTCCGGCATTACGGCTTATGCCAGCGGTATAAAATACACTGGTACGTTGGAAGACTACATGGGGTCCGTAAACAGCGGCTCTTGGAGCGCTCCGATTTACTCTGGCTCATACAGGATAACGCCGACGGATGCGACGCAATCTTTCCCGACGGCGGGAATGTTTATGACCTACGACCTGATAGTGAATCCGGCGCAGGGCACGGCGCTGAAGACCCACGAGGATTCCGTATTCGACTTTAACGAATGGACGAGGGGCAATGCGTCCGCCTTTTGGCCTAATACTACTGTTGGCGAGCTTACTGTTTAGGAGGGTGAGATATGGTAACAAGGAATTTTAAGGCTTTATTGGGAAGAGCATTGTGTGTAGTGTCTTCTTACCCAAGTGGTTCTGAGAATAATAATAAATTTCGAACCAGTTTGCTTGTACATGATATATACAATGGGGCATATTATCTCGTCTCTGTTTCCGCGAGCGGCGTGCAGTCGTTTCCCGGACAAGTGGTAAATGCTGTGAATGTCGGTGGCAATTACGAAACCAACGGCATCTGGTTGGGTACAGGCAACCGTACGCCCTCCGAGGATGATTATGATTTGCAAAGCACTATTACAGCTGGCATTTCAGCGTCCGTATCGGATGTCGTTCCGGGTCTCGATGAAGACGGCGACCCTTGCCTTACTTATACGATAGCTGTAACTAATACTGGGAGCGATAGCATTACTATATCTGAAGTCGGATACAGACAGAATGCTGCATGTTCGGTTATAAAGGACGTTGAGGCTACAACCAGTGTGATACGGATGGGTAGGCCCTTGTTGTTAGACCGAACCGTTTTAGAATCTCCCCTAACATTAGCCTCTAACGGAGATGCAGGGAGTATTATTTATACACTCAAAACTGCGATTAACGGTGCGAGAACAGTTAATGGCGTCAAGATTGTTAGCTGGGAATCCGGGTCCGACGAAGATGTTGCTGCCATGATTGATGCAGCTCAGCAAGGACTAATAAACCTTCAAACCGATGGCGGATGGCAGCTTGGGATGCAGAGATGGATACATTTAAACGCTTGGGAAGGAGCGAAAAACTCCCACGAAGCTGAGGATTTAGTTGTTGTTATATCAAGTTTTGATGACTATAATAACTGCGGCGCAGTGATGCAGTTCGACTTTTGCATACTGCCATATTTAGCTGAGCACATGAACTCAACAAACACAAACACCGGGGGGTATGGTGCATCTGTCATGTATACTACAACTCTTCCGGCTATGGTAAACGCACTGCCCTCTTGGCTGTCTTCAAGACTGAAGACTTTTTCGGTTCTTGCGTCTGCGGGTTCTGATAGCTCTGAAATAGCCACTGTCGCAAATAATAAATTAGCCTTGCGAAGTGAAGTGGAGATATTTAATACAACAAGCAGTTCATACCCCGGAGAAGGCTCTCAAATTGCTTTATTTTCTTCTGTGGTTGCTGCGAGCAGGGTTTCTTTGGGGCGTCTTAGGAGCTGTAAGATTTATCTGACTGCATCTGCGCTTGGCTCGATGTATTGGCTGCGGTCCCCGTCGCGCAGTTCTGTTCGTTTTGCGGTTGGTAATGCTGATGGCCTTTCGTCGCTGGCGTATGGCGCATCAAGCAGCTACTACGTCGCCCCCTTCGGCTGTTTATAGGTATATCCCATGAGCATATCAGATATAGTAAAGGTCGCTTACAGCGGCTCTGTGATATACCGAGCTGGCGGCAACAGCAGTTTTACGCTGAATACATCGCATCGCCTGCTGAAGAGCGACATCGAGTTTGAAGTCGGCAATGCGACCGATACGACAGACGCCACGCTGTCCAGCTCGATGCAGATGCTGTCTGCGGTCACCGCATACGCGAACGATGTAAAGTATACCGGCGCGATAGGGACGTATTTGGGAGCGACCAATACCGGCGCGGCGATTCCGTATTACACGGGGACGTATAGCGTTACGCCAGCTGGTGTCCAGCAGACGTTCGCGACTGCCGGGAAATACTTGTCGCAGGATGTGGTGATAGGCGCGTACTCTTCAATCGGACCGTCGGACCAGTATTTTAGGATTCTTGAAAGGATTGACTCTGGGAGCATAGTATACGGCGGTAGCACCGTAAGGCCCTACTTAGCCTTTCAATGCGATACGCTAACCGGTTTTCAGGGGGATAATGTTACCGAGATTGGCACAAGCGCATTTGATGGATGCCGGTCATTATTTTCTGTCAGTTTTCCAAGTTGCAGGACTATTGCAGCCTATGCGTTCCATGCTTGCTTCATAAGCTCGATATCTTTTCCCGCCTGTACGAATGTTTCGAATTATGCTTTTGAGTATTGTATGTCTCTTGAGTCTGCATCATTACCTGCCTGCACAGCTCTTGGATACTACGCATTTAATGGATGCTACAAGCTATCTTCAATATCGTTGCCTGTTTGCGTGCATGTATCGAACTATGCGTTTGCAAGCTGCTATGCGCTATCGACTATCGCGCTTCCATCATGCGCTTCCATTGGGGCATACGTGTTTAGCCGCTGTTATAGTTTAGTGTCGCTAAATCTCTTGGGGTCAAGCATTTGTGTGCTTTCCAACTCAAACGCTTTTTATTCAACGCCTATTGCGGGTTATACCGCGTCAACGGGTGGCGTTTACGGTTCTATCTATGTTCCTGCGAGCTTGCTTGCATCCTATCAAGCAGCGACCAATTGGTCTTACTTTAGCTCTCGCTTCGTAGGCGTATAAGGAGAAGTAATGGGTTTGTCAGATGTTGTAATAATCAAATACGGCGGTTCGACGATTCACGAGGCTGGATGCAACAGTAATTTTACTCTTAAAACGGCTCAGAAGTGGCTTTCGGATGATATTTTGGTAGAGGTCGGAAATGTTATAGATACTTCCGACGCCACTTTGATGAGCGGCGGACAGATGCTGTCCGCCGTTACAGCTTATGCCAGCGGAGTAAAGTATACCGGCACCATCGAATCCTACTCAGGCTTGGTTAACGGTTCGCAGTATGACCGTCCGTATTATTCAGGGGAATATAACATCACTCCGATGGCAACGGCACAAAGGCTGTCTACCGCCGGAAAGATACTGTCTGAGGACGTTGTAGTAAATGCTGTCGAGGTGGACCTATATTTTAACATCATGGCTGGTGCTTCTTATGGAAGCGTGGTGTTTTCATCTGCATATTTGCCCAGCCACTTTGCTGAGAGCTGCGTTACACTTACTGGATTTCGGGCGGATAATGTTTCGTCTGTTTATTCTGATACATTTCGGAATTGCTTTAATCTTGAGATTGTTAGTATTCCGAATTGCAATTACATTGACTGCAACGCGTTTGCTTATTGTTCCGCGCTTTCGTCGGTCGACGTCCCAGCCAATAGAATTGGGTCCAACGCATTTTTGAGTTGTACGGCTCTTAAAAGTGTTAACTATCCGCACTGTACCATGATATCTTCTTGGGCATTTTGTGGATGTACTGCCCTTGAGGCGGTATCGTTCCCTGAGTGCGTGAGCATACAAGGAGGCGCATTTTCAGAGGCTGGCCTCAAGGAGGCCTCTTTTCCTTCGTGCACAGCAGTTGAGTCGTCTGCGTTTACGAGCTGTACATCTCTTAGCCTGATATCTTTCCCAAATTGCTTAAGGGTAAACGGAGACGCTTTCAAGCGCTGCTCGGCTTTAACGTCTGTGCATCTCCCCAAGTGCGTGGAAATTGACCAAGGGACCTTTTTTATGTGTAGCCTGCTCTCCACGCTTTCGCTTCCGGCAGCTGGGAGGATAAGTAATTACGCTTTCCAAGGATGTTATAGGTTGTTGTCTTTGTATCTAATGGCATCGTACGTTTGTCGTATAGATGTCGGAACATTTGCGAGCACGCCAATTGCTGGCGTAACGACATATACCGGCGGGGTGTACGGAAGTGTTTATGTCCCCGCAAGTTTATTGGCCTCATATAAGGCAAATGGCAGTTGGGCAGCTTTTAGCGACCGCTTAGTAGGTATTTAAGGAGGCTCAAATGAGCGTATCGGATATCGTAAAAGTCAAATATAACGGCTCGGTCATCCACGTTGCTGGAGCTTCGAGTACGTTCACCATGAATACCTCAAGCAGGCGGCTTATCGGTGATATAGTCGTGGAGGTCGCCTCTGTATCTGGTACGGGGTCCCTCATATCCAAGTCCATCGTATCCAACGGCGTATACACTGCTGCAAGCGAGGGCGCAGACGGTTATTCTGTCGTAACGGTCAGTTTGCCACCAGCTACCCTGATTTCGAAGTCGATTACCGCTAACGGGACCTATTCCGCATCAGATGAGAGTGCGGACGGCTACTCTGTCGTGACAGTCAGCTTGCCCTCATTCGCGGGACCGTATTCTTTCGCGCCATCCACAACGGTGCAGACGTTCGCGACCGCAGGCCTGTTGATGCAGTCCAATGTAACTATCGCGTCCTACACTCCGGGCACCGATACCACTGACGCGACCTTATCCTCCGGTGCTCAGATGCTCTCAGGCATCACAGCATATGCAAGCGGGGTAAAGTACACCGGCACCATCGAAGAGTATGCAGGCATGGTAAACAGCAGCCACGATAATATCCCGTATTATAGCGGGAGCGTAAATGGTGGTGCGCCTGATGTGCCCACTTATAGCGGGACCTATTACGCCACTCCATCCAATACGGAGCAGACGTTCCCGACTGCCGGACTTTTGATGAGTTCTGATTTTACGGTCGCTTCGGTGGCGAGCGGCGGGATAATCCCGACCGGGACCATAAGTATCACCGAGAACGGCATATATGATATATCGCAGTACGCAAGCGCTAACGTAAGCGTTCCGAGCGGGATTACACCTACGGGAACGCTGAGCATAAATGCGAATGGGATATACACCGTAACAGATTATGCAAGTGTTGATGTAAGCGTTCCCGGCGTGGTTCCTGTGGGAACAAAGGTCATCACGTCCAACGGAAATTATGATGTATCGAGCTTTGCGAGTGCTACTGTAAACGTCACAAGCAACAACGACGCATTTAAGTCAATGGTCGAAGGAACGCTGACGGCTGCAACGGGTTCAACGGTATCTACTATCCGTTCAAATGCTTTTGCGGGTGCCCAGACGCTGACACTTGTAAGTTTTCCTTCCTGCACAAACGTAGGGGCAGGGGCGTTCTATGACTGCACGCAACTTGTGTCAGTTTATCTTCCGTCTTGTATTAGCGTTAGTACGCAAGCTTTTGAGGGTTGCTCAGCTCTATCTGATGTTGAGTTACAATCTTGCCGTACAATTGATAGATACGCATTTATGGAATGCAGTAATCTGTCAACTTTAACGATTGACGGAAGGTACATTTGGGATTCGGCGTTCCATCTATGCAAAAAACTACAGTCTCTGTATCTGACATACGACAGCTGCGGGACGCTTTATGCGAGCAATGCGTTTAAATCAACCCCAATTACGGATTCCTCTTATACGGGTACTTTCGGCAGCATCTATGTACCAGCAAGTCTTTTAGCCTCATACAAGGCTGCAAATAACTGGTCTTACTTCAGTGATAGATTCGTAGGAGTTTAGATATGAGTTTAGTAAACGTAGCCTATAACGGCTCAATGATTTATACGGGCGATAGTGACTTCACCCTTAATACCAAAGATACTTGGCTCGAAGGCAATATAGGGGTACAAGTGTCTGTGCCTACATATTCGGGCTCATACTCTGCTACTCCGACCAATGCTGAACAGACATTTCCCACGGCAGGGATGCTTATGGAAAGCGATTTTACTGTTGGCGCAGCGAGTGGAGGAAGTGATGATAATTTCAAAATAGCTATGGGTGCAATGAGCGGGAGTATATATGACGCGGACACCGTTTCTGTTCCCTCGTATGCTTTTAATTATAGGTCAAATCTATTTGGCGTTGAAATGCTGAACTGTATTTCCATCGGAGAGTATGCTTTTGCCAGCTGCCAATCCCTATCTTTTATAAGTTTTCCAAGATGTGCTTCTATATGCAACTACGCGTTTTATGGTTGTATCGCTTTAACTGGAGTTATCTTTCCTGAGTGCGTACGTATAGAGGCCTATGCATTTAATTACTGTAATAATTTAAGTACTGCCATTTTTCAAAAATGCCGGTATATAGGTTCCTCAGCATTTTATAACTGCACGGCATTAAAAAGTCTGTACTTACTTGGGTCTTCTGTAATAGCACCTTCGGACATGCACACGGATGCGTTTTATAATACGCCAATATCTAAGTCTACATACTTAGGAGAGTTTGGCTCGATTTATGTCCCTGCGTCTCTCGTAGGTGAGTATAAAGCCACAAGAGGTTGGAGCGTATATTCAAATCGCATAACCGCTTATACTGGATAAGGAGGTCCTAAATGAGCACATCTGATGTCGTAAAAGTCGCGTATGGCAGCTCAATAATCTACATGGCTGGAAGTAACACCAGCTTCACCCTGAATACATCGCAAAAGTACATGGAGGACGATGTATCAATTGAAGTAGGGGCGTTCCCCACAGCGGCTCTCATTTCCAAGACCGTGGCCGCCAACGGCGTCTATTCTGCGTCGAATGACGGTGCGGACGGATACTCCGAGGTCACTGTCAGTTTGCCTTCATATACTGGTGCGTATACGTTTACACCGGCTACATCGCCTCAGACTATCCAGACGTCGGGACTGCTTATGTCCTCAAACGTTACGATTCAAGCATATACTCCGGCTACTCTGATATCCAAGACCATCACCTCTAATGGTACCTATTCCGCCGTCAATGATGGCGCAGATGGTTATTCGAAGGTGACCGTAAGCGTCTCTGGCGGGCCTGATACATCTGACGCTACTCTGTCGAGCGGTGCTCAGATGCTCTCAGGTATTACAGCATATGCGAGTGGAGTAAAGTACACTGGCACCATCGAAGAGTATGCAGGCATAGTAAACAGTCAGGCGGGGAATATCCCATATTATTCCGGAGCGTATCTAATAAATCCATCTGCCGAAGACCAGATTATAAGTACAAACGGGCTTGTAATGAGTTCCGATTTTACGTTTAAATCATATTCTGGGGGTGGAGGAGGAAACGATGCTGAAATTATAAATAGAACAATAACAAAAATATCTAATTCGGATGTGGTAAATGTTGGCCCATATGCATTTGCTATGTGCTCTTTATTATCTCATGTTGATTTTCCTAACGTTGAATATGTTGGACAGTCCGCGTTTGCTTATTGTTATTCTTTATCGGCTTTTAATCTTTCTAACGTTATCAGCATAGACTCATTTGCTTTTTATGAATGCCATGCACTTTTATCTGCGAGTTTTCCTAGAGTGACCTCAATTGGAATTCATGCATTTGTCGGTTGTTCTTCGTTTTCTTATGCTGACTTTCCTAATGCTATTGAGGTCGGCTCTTATGCATTTTATAGGTGCTTTTCGCTTTTAAGTGCTAACTTTCCTAAGATGGAATATGTCCCGTCAGATGGTTTTATGAATTGCTGGGCGCTTTTAGAAGTTAGTTTTCCAAAGGCGAAACTAATTGACCAGCGGGCGTTTGCTTATTGCTCATCTCTTGCAGAGGCAAACTTTTCATCTGCGATTTCAATTTTTTCTGGTGCTTTTTATGAGTGCTCTTCTCTTTCCATTATTAGTTTTCCAGTGGTGGAATATATAGGGCCTACCGCTTTTGCCGGATGCGGAATTAAAAGTGTATACCTATCGTTAATAACTAAGCTTGAAAACGGAACGTTTGCAAGGTGCCCATCTCTATCATTAGTAGATTGCCCAAATGTTACATCAATACAATCTACAGTGTTTGCTTTGTGCTCTGGACTTTCTGCCATTAGCTTTTCAAAGCTTGTATATTTAGGGAGCAATGCCTTCAATTATTGCGCCAATCTTTTATCATTATATTTAACTGGCAGCTCCGTATGTACACTTGCTAATTCTAATGCATTTACAGCTACCCCAATAGCAGGGTCCACAGCATCCACAGAAGGAGTTTATGGTTCCATTTATGTTCCACAAAGTTTACTTACCACATATAAAGCAGCTACTAATTGGTCGTACTTTAGTAGTCGCTTTGTCGGAGTTTAAGGAGATTCTAATATGGACTCAATAATAGTAACTTACAACGGAACCCCAATTCATAGTGCAAACGACAACACCACATTTACTCTTAACACTGACGACAATTATCTTGAAGGTGACGTAGTTGTGGCTGTTTCATTTCCTGATGCGGATTTGGAGGCTTACTGATGGGCCGAGCTTTGATAACCAATTCATATTTACAAGCAATCGCAAGTGCTATTCGGACTAAATTACAATCTCAAAATACGTATACACCATCACAAATGGCACCGGCAATTCTGAGCATACCACCTAGAAGTGAACCGGTTTTAGGCACGAAAGTTATAACTTATAATGGTGTTTTTAATGCTTCCGACGATAATCTTGACGGATACTCAGAGGTTACGGTTTCTCGAAATCCATCTCTGCATCCAATGGCGTATGACGCTACTAATGGATATGTAAACGGTTCAACGTTTACCATAGGCAGTGGATATTATTCAGATATTTATGAAGTGGAATCTGGCCACACATATAGAATAGAAACCGGGTCTAGTTATGGGACACTTTTTAGGGTTCTGTTTACTACAACAGACACTTCAACAGCAACATCTGTTGTTTCCGGAACTAGCGTAGCTAGTGCATCGGCTTCGTCTTCATCTTTAGCCACTTACACAGCAACTTCGAATGGCTATATTACATTTACAAAAGGGTCCGTTTCAGGGAAAAGCTCTTGCGTATTTGATGTAACTCTTGCGGAGGATTTATGAAACAGATAATAACTGAATCATATTTACAAGCAATCGCAAATGCTATAAGAAGCAAAAACGGGTTGCAAAGAACATATACTCCGCAACAAATGGCACAAGCTATACTAGATATTCCAAGCGGAAGCGGAGCTGTTCTAGTTGAAAAAACCGTTGCGCTTAAAGGAACTTATAATGCTGAAGATGATAATGCGGATGGGTATTCTAAGATTGTAAATAATATTTCATGGAGAATGATACCGTATTCTTTCGACCTTCATCCAAACGGTTATGTTATGAGTAAAAAATGGATGATAAATGGGTCGACTGTAAATTATTCTGATGTATATTTGGTGCAAGCAAGCCATCGGTATTTTCTAACTTTAGGTGACACTACAGGCACTAGATATAGAGCCATTATTGTAACAACGGACCCAACAGGACAAGACCAATCTTTAGATGCCGTTGGAGGTAAAATGATTGTTGATATTGGTGGAAATGGTCCGTCTCCGAGAGCTAGTGCAGTGTTTAGTTCAACAGTTGATGGTTATTTCGTTGTGACTAAAGACAATAGTGGCCATTCTGGTATTCCGACATATCTATTCGACATTACTAAATCATAGCAAAAGGAGGTATTATATGGGCGTGTCAGATTTTGTAAAAGTTGCTTATAATGGCTCATTAATTCATGAAGCAGGAGCGGAAAGTGTTTTTACATTAAATACTTCTAAGAAATGGCTAGCCGGAGATATAGAGGTAGAAGTTGGTTCTATTCCACTTGCTACACTTATTTCTAAATCTATAACTCAAAATGGAACATATAAAGCCGAAGATGATAGCGCGGATGGGTATTCTCAGGTAATTGTAAGCGTTGCCGGAGGCCCCGATACATCGGACGCGACCCTTTCTTCGGGTGCGCAGATGCTCTATGGTATTACAGCTTATGCAAGTGGTGTAAAATACACAGGTGCTATTCAGACATATTCTGGCTCTGTTAATGGCCAAGCCGGAAGTATTCCATTTTATTCAGGAGCTTATAACATTACTCCGTCTACAACAGAGCAGATATTATCTACATCTGGTAAAGTGATGTCTGATGATATGGTTATTGGTTCTTATAGTAATAGTGGATTAGCAATAAGCAGCCCATTAATGCTTGTCGGTAATGCAACATCGTTGGGTTCAATTTTGGACTATAACGAGTCTCTTGAGCGTTTAATTCCGGAAATGTATTTTCCGAATGTCACGTCTATTCCAGACTGGCAATTTAATGGATACGCGTCTTTGGAAAAAATAGATTTTCCAGTATGCAGTTCAATAGGGGCCGAGGCATTTTGTTATCTGGAATATCTTTCTGATATTTCATTTCCGATGTGCCAATATATTGGCATGTCAGCATTTTTGCAATGCACAACTCTTCCTTATGTTAGCTTTTCTTTGTGCAGCATAATGGAGGATGATGCGTTCGCTGGGTGTAGCAGTATATCGTATGCTAGTTTTCCGGTTTGCACAAGTATTGGCATGTCAGCATTTGCGTATTGTTTGAGTTTAGCAACCATTTCATTCCCATTATTATCGGATATTGGGTCGGAGGCATTTGAGGGATGCTACAATTTAGCTTCTGTAATATTACCTAGTTGCCCATACATTCATTATGCAACGTTTAGTGAATGCTATAATATATCTTATGTATCCTTACCTATTTGCAGTTATATAGAAAGTTATGCTTTTGCATCTTGTTCTAGCTTAACTGCAATTTCGCTTCCAGCTTGTACATCGATAGAAGATTATGCCTTTAATGGCTGTGCTTCATTATCGTCATTATATTTGATGGGTTCGGAAAAATGCATTTTGGAAGATACTCAGGCATTTTATGACACATTGCTTCATTTTGAAAACGACCCTTATATTGGTCGCATTTATGTTCCGTCGAGTTTATTAACGGCATATAAAACCGATAGTATATGGTCGTATTATGAAAGTGGATTTGTCGGAGTATAGATATTTTCATATTTTTTAGCAGGAGGTAAACTATGAAATTACAAATTCTTGTTCCGCATTATCATGAGACTGCGGACGTAATCAAACCCTTATTGGATAGTGTAGCTATTCAGCAGAACGTCGATTTCAATGAAATCGGCGTTATTATTTGCCATGATGGGTCACAGCCATCAATCGAAGATTGCAACCGTGAAGATAGCAATGACGCTAACTACAAAATCAAGGCAGATGAGAGCAGAGAATTTGAGTTCTATGATGATTACGCTATCGGTGGGCGATATTCTTTGTTTGGCGAATATCCTTTCAAAATAGAACAATATCATCTGCCTCATAAGGGCGTGTCGGCATGCCGCAATGGCTGCCTTGACCATGCGACCGCAGATTATGTCATGTTCTGCGACATCGATGACATGTTTTGCAACGTTTGCGGCCTATGGATGATGTTCCGTGAGATTCAGATTGGATTCGACAGCATGGTATCAGTGTTCGTTGAAGAGACAAGGATGCCGAAGACCAAAGAGGTAATGTACATCAATCACGAACGGGACAGCACCTTTGTTCACGGCAAGCTCCACAGACGTCAGTATCTTCTGGATAAAAAGATAAGATTTAACGACAATCTGACAATCCACGAGGACAGTTTCTTCAATATCCTCTGTCAGAACCTTTCGCAGAACGTCAAGTATTGCCAAACGCCGTTTTACCTGTGGCGCTGGCGTGATGAAAGTGTATGCAGGCATGACCCTAAGTATATCCTGAAGACCTATAAGAATATGCTGGATTCCAACGATGCGCTGATAGATGAGTTTATCAAGCGTGGAATGCTGGATAAGGCAGCGTTCTATACGGCGTTCATGACTTTTGATGCTTATTACACCATGAATAAGCCTGAGTGGATAAATCAGGAGAATCAGGAGTACAGGGATAGCACTGAGCTGAGATTTGCTGAATGGTTTTTGAAACACGAGAGTGCGTGGAATGACATCCCGTCGCCCGACAAGATGCAGATATCCAATATGATTCGTGGCCGTGTCATCAACGAGGGCATGATGATGGAGGCAATCACCATAGACGCATGGCTTAAGCACGTAAAGAGCTTAAAAAATGAGTAGTTTTTCCAAGGAGGCACAAATGGAAGGCGAAAAGGATAAAACACAGATTCCATATTTCGTTATGGACGGAGTAATGGCAAGGATGGAAAGGTTTTTTCGAATCACGGTGCTTGCACTTGTGGCGGTATTGGCGATAGCCATCACCGCTTATTTGCTTAATGACAATTATTGGCGTGCGTTTTATCATGATATGAAGGGTGAAGATGAAGTATACGAACTGTATGATGGAGCTGTGGATTGATGAGTATATCCACAACAAGCGGAATCGTTCGATACTCAAAGACCATTACCTTGATGGAGAAACACATGAGCAGATTGCAGAAAAGTATGATATGAGCACCAGACAGGTCTCAAACATCTGTCTGGCCGGTATGGATGAGATATCGAAATACGACGATTTCGGACTACCTTTAATAGCTATATTGAGATACGTGTTCAGGATGCGTTAAAATTGCATCAAAGTTGCATGTCCCTTTCATGGCGGACATGTTTTTTATTGCCCATAATAAAAGACGTAAGAGGGCTTGAAAATGCAGAAACTCAAACGTCTTTACAAACGCACGATGGCAACATGCTGCAAAAAGGAATCACTCGAAGAATACTTGCGGGATACCGAGCTGTTCTCTTTTGTGGCAGTATTATAACCCTAATCCGTATGGCCGAAGGGCTGGCGATTGCTCCGTCAGGGCGCTGACAAAGGCTCTTAATCGGTCGTGGGAATGGTGCTATGTTGCTATCTGTGTAAAGGGCTTTATCTTAGGAGATATGCCAAGCTCCAACTCAGTTTGGGGCGCTGTACTGAAACAAAATAGGTTCGAGCGGATTTCGTTAAACAATGAATGCCCGGACTGCTATACGCTTGAAGACTTCTGCATCGACAACCCCTCCGGGACCTATGTAGTAGGAATGGATGGTCACGTTGCTACTGTCATTGATAGTGTCATTTACGACGCTTGGGATAGTAGCAACGAGATACCCATGTACGTTTGGAGGAAGTCAAATGGCGTATTATAACGGCAATTATCCGGCGACCTATAATCAGCTCTATCAACAGCCGCAGTTCTACCAACAGCCTGCGAGTTTTCCGCCATTCCAGCAACAGAATGGCGGGATAATCTTCGTGCAGGGCGAGGCTGCGGCTAAGTCGTATCCGCTGGCACCGGGACAGCGAGTCCTTCTGATGGATTCAGAGGCATATCGTTTTTATATTAAGGCTGTGGATGCGAACGGCGTTCCGCTGCCCCTACAGACCTTCGATTACACTGAAGCAGGCGCAAAATCGGCTGCTACAGAGGAGAAAAAGGAGGAGTCGATAGACTTATCGGAATACGTAAAAAGAGACGAATTTGAGGCGCTTAAGCAGATTGTAGTGACAAAGAAACCTAAGCGCAGACCTGAAGAGGATGAAGATTATGCATAACAATCCCGTCTATCAGGCGTTCGGACAGAACGACTTCGTCTCTCAGTTCAAAAAATTCATGAGCGACTTCCATGGGAATCCGCAGCAACAGGTCCAGCAGATGCTGAATACTGGGCAGCTCTCCCAAGCGAAGTTGAACAGCGCGATACAGACTGCACAGCAATTGATGCGGTTATTGCGATGACAACTGAATAAAGGTAATAAAGTTTACTTATCTTGGCCGAGAATGAGTATATAAGTTATCTCTACTGGCTACCACTTAGGAAGGTAGTCATAAATCCCCAAAAGTTAAGGGAGAAAGGTAAACCAATGGCTTTAAATGAAGAGAGTGGCAATGGTCTCGTAATGCCGGTAGCTCCGATGTATGGCGGCAACGGCGGCGGAAATGCCTTCGGCGGAGACACTCTTTGGTTCTTAGTCCTGTTTATCCTTCTGGGCGGCTGGAATGGCGGCTTCGGAGGCTTCGGCGGCGGCTATGCAATGAATGAGCTGTATCCTTGGATGAATCAGTCCAATCAGATGAGCAACGGCTTCCGCGACCAGATGATGAATACCCAGATAAACGGTATTCAGGGCGCTATAACAGGCGGCTTCGGTGACGTTCAGAATTCTCTGTGCGCAGGCTTCGCTGGAGTGAACGCTACCGTCAATGGCGCTCAGAACGCTCTTGCTCAGCAGCTCTACTCTAATCAGATAACTGACCTTGAGAGGAGCTTTGCAGCTCAGACTGCTAACACCGCAGCCATGAATGCGCTTCAGTCTCAGTTCGCTTCCTGCTGCTGTGAGAACAGAATGGCAACAGCAGACACTAAGTACACCATCGCTACTGAGGCATGTGCCAACAGAAGCGTCGTGAACGATGCTCTCAGAGATGTCATCGCTGCTAACAATGCGTCCACTCAGCGCATCCTTGACCAGATGTGCCAAGATAAGATTGACGCAAAGAACGAAAAGATAGCAGAGCTTCAGAATGCGCTTACGATGGCGAACATCGCAGCAAATCAGAACGCCAACACTGCGGCCATCCTTGCCAACAACGAGGCTCAGACCGCAGCGCTTGAGCAGTATCTTGCTCCTGTCCCCAAGCCTGCTTATGTAGTACAGAACCCCGCTTGCTGCAATCAGACCTTTGGTTGCGGTTGCGCGGCTTAGGGAGGTACTGCCATGGCTTGCGAGTATCTTGCTTCCGGGCAGCAAAGCGTGTCTTTGAACAGCCCTGTAATCTTTACAGCATCTATACCCTGTAGGCGTGGTTATGTCTACCACGAAGACGAAACGGGTATTTTTATCCTCCATGGCGCAGCGGCAAATTCATGTAATGGCTTCGCGCATTATCAGGTTACATGTAACGGAAACATTGCCATCCCAACAGGCGGGACCGCAGGTCCCATCGCCATTGCCCTCACGGTAAACGGCGAACCGAGGCTCACGAGCATGGCGGTCTTTACCCCTGCTGCCGTAGAGACGTTCGGCAATGTTACAAGTACAGCGATTATCAAAGTACCGAAAGGCTGTTGCTTCTCACTCTCAGTCGAGAGCGTAGCCGCGTCTACTGACGCCACGGCCACCCCGGCACCTACTATCGTTGCTTCAGACATGAACCTGACGATAACGAGAGTTGCTTAGGGAGGACAAAAGATGCATAACCTTTGTGAATATATTAAAAGGGAGCTGGATGTACTTGATGACAAGTCCGCTACATCCAAGCTGACCATGAATGAGATTGAATATGCGGACCTGCTGTATCATCTTCTGAAGACTATGAAAGTCGTCTACGCTATGGACGATGGCGGTTATTCCGTCACCTATAGCGATTATAGCGAAAGAGGCTACGACAGAGGTTACCACCACGAATATCCCAGATATTCGAGAGGAGGCTATTCAAGAGCCTCTAAGGATGATTTCCGCTCAATGCTTCAGGAAACGATGGATGCAGCGCCTGACGAACAAACGCGTCAGAAGATACAGCGTTTCATGACCGAAATGGACAGATAGATACGAGATTTCATGCTCCACAATCAAGAAAAGCTCTTGAGGACTCAACGTTCTCAAGGGCTTTTCTTCGTTGTGTAACATGGATGCAGAATTGGAGGTACAAAATTGGACGATATTGGCCGCATTGCTGTTGCGCGGTATAAGAGACGTAGGCAACTTAGAATCGACGCTAAGGCTGAAGATTTAGACTGGATAACTCTTGAGAATGGAGAGCATGCGCCCATTGACTCGAATACCGGTGATATTCTTGGGGGACCGTTAAAGGGGCGCTCTTTTAAAGACGCAAAGTCAGTCAAGCACACTCCAAAGAGCGCGGTATCGGCTGGCCGGAAGAAGTACGATGATTATGTAAAGAAGGTCCGTCCATTAAAGGACCGTTTCAGTAAGATAGAGTCTGAGTTGGACGAAAAGCGGACAAAGTATATCGAGCTGTTCCACGAGGGAAAGCTTACACCGGAGCTAAAGTCTTCGATGGATGCAGAGATTAGCGCCCTTGAGTCTGAATATTCCAGCACAAAAGACACTATCGAACAGCTTGATAAAGATGTCTTTTCGAGCGAGGCATTTCAGGAAAATGCCAACGCGATTAAAGCTCTTATAGGCGAGAACAAAAAAGTCGACTTATCCGGCGTGGACTTTGACCAGCAGGTGGCGATAGTCGACTCTGTAAAGACTGTAATCAACAAATATCCGAGCATGAAAGATGCTTTTTCTGGGATTACCGTTGAGGGCGTCGGCGATGTGTTCGCGCAGCACTCTACTTTCATTGCAGCTTTCAATCCTTCAACTGGCTTGATTCATCTGAATACAGATTATTATGGTATTGGCAAAGTTGAATCGGCGCGTGAGGAGTATAATAAAGCACGTGAAAAGAAGTTTCATCCGGAAGGTGTGGGCTTTGAGAGCAGTGTTGTTCATGAGATGGGGCATGCCTTGGATACATTCTTGTCCAAGGAGCTGTTCGGAATGGACTACTACTGGAAAAGCGAACGCATCAGCCGAAGGATATGGAATACGGATATCAAGGCGATGAAAAAGGCCAAGGGCGGCGCATCCGTAATGAAGTCAGATATTGCAAATGTTCTGTGCGGCTACGCATCTGAATCGCCGGACGAATATCTTGCTGAAGGCTTTGCTGAATATATCTGTAGCTCGACGCCAAGAAAAACGGCCACGAAAATCGGACACAGAATCGAGCAGTATATTAAGAAGTATGAGAATAAGGGGTACTGATTATGATTGGAATAATGCCTAAGTTCTATGAGAGCGAATACTTTGTCCCGGAGGTCGGCAACTGGCATTTAAAGCCCGGTGCCCCTAAAGAGATTAAGGACGAATTTAACACCTACATGAAGGAGCACAAAAAGTTCGAAGCTGAAATGGAAAAAGCGGCCCAGAAAAAGTAAAGGTAATTACGTATTATTTAGGAGCGGTGTCCCGCTCCTTTTTGTTTTAAGGAGGGTGAAAAGAATTGGACAATGCAGAAATCTACAAGAATACCGGGATAATATTGTTCCTTATCATCTCATGGTTCGTCGAGATTCCGAAGGTAAAGCTTAATGTGTGGAAATGGATTGGACAGCAGATAGGCACGGTCCTAAATGCCAAACAGACTACAGAGATTAAAGCCTTTCAGGAGGAGGTCAAGTCCGAGCTGAAGGACATGAAGGCTGATATAGACACTACGAAGGCTGCCTTTGAGGATTATAAGCACGACAGGACGCTCAAAGACCTTAATGACAAACGACAGCGCATATTGAGATTCAGTGATGAGATACGACGCAAGGAGCGTCACTCAGAGGAGATGTTCAACAGTATCTTGGAAGATATAGATGAGTATGAAAAATACTGCGACGACCACCCGAAATATCGAAACAACAAGGCTGACTTCGCTATAGCGAATGTTAAACGAGTTTATCAAAAAACGCTTGATGAGAACGATTTTCTGAATGATTAAAATTTTGTTGGAGGCGACGAAATGAATATTTTAGAACTGATTGAAAAGAACCTGATAAATGTCGGTTGGGCGATGGCGATATTTTTGACAGCGTATCTGTCCAACATGTGCTTTTCGCTCTACCTCAATATCGGACTGTTGAAGCAGTCATTTGACAAGGAAAAATTCCTTAAGTCGGTAATCAAGGCAGCTGTCTTTATAGCCGGATTGGCGTTGCTCACCACTTCGGTCACGGTAATCCCACAGTTTGCAGAACTGATGTCTTGGACGATTCCCACGGAGTTCACTGAGATATTTTCCGGCATCGTAATAGTGGCTACGCTTTTGTACGTGACGTGCAGGTATGCAGTCGAGGCATTTCAGAAGTTTAAGGCTATCCTTGATTATCCAGAGATAAAGGAGGGTTCCAATGTCTGATTTTCCAAGATTGACACCGCCTGAAGCAGGCAACCTCTACTACAACAAGAAACATGATGATAAATACTCTGCGGGGCTGGATGGATACAATCCGTGCATACTGGGCAATTACCCTTACAACTGTAAGAAGGAAGACAGGACAGGCTATCCCGGATTGACAGTGCTGAGTAACTGTACAGGATTCGTCACAGGCTGCTTCAACGAGGAAGGCGGATACGAAAAGTGCAAGTATCTTGGCGACTTCATGGCGTATTACATGATAACTGCCGCAAAAAAGCAAGGGCTTGAGATAGGTGAGAAACCCAAGCTTGGAGCCGTCATGTGCTGGGGCGGAGGAAACGGTCACGTAGCCATTGTGGCCCATGTAATAGATGAGAACACTGTCTATACCAGCGAGAGCGGATGGAATTCTGAGAAGCTGATGTGGAATCAGATTCGCAAAAAGGGCAATGGCAGATGGGGACAATCCTCTCACACGTTCCAAGGCTTCATATACAACCCGGACATAGTATTCGGTACCTGTCCGTATACTCAGCCGCTCACACCTATCACCAAGGGCGCTAAGGGCGATTCCGCAAGATGGATGCAGTGGCATCTAAATTGGTACAACTACGGTCTTGCGGTCGACGGCAGTTTTGGCCCCGCATCACTGGAGGCCCTCAAGGACTTCCAGAGCAAAAATGGGATACCTGTAACCGGATATCTGGATGAGCTTACACGCGCAAAACTCATAGTCAGTTTGCCATGGAATAGGAGGTAGTAATGTCGTACAACATCATGCTTTTTGAGCCCGAAATCGTGGATAAAGCATGGTTCGCGGGTCAGGCATACCGGCAAAGAGTCACAAAGACCGTTAAAGACTGGTGCATTCAGGAGAATGCGGACCTATGCTTCAATCTGGGCATCTTTGGCCTATCGACCGGCTTAGGTTGTTCCTATGTCAGAGCAAAAGGCAAGGACATCGCCTACGGAAGCGAAAAACCTCACATACTTACTCTTAATGAGGCTAACCAGTGCAGAGGCTATTCCGACGGAATCGTCGAGCAGAAGATTAGCATCAACGTACCCATGGGCGGGACCCGTACCAGAAACGGTGTGGGTATGACATACGACGGAACTATCATCGTTGCGCAGACTGACCATGGAGTTACGGAAGCTGTGTTCTGCAACACGGTCAACAACTTCGTCAAGGACCGTGGCAAGGCTGTAAGGCTGTTCACGCTGCAAGATGGCGGAATGAGCACGCAAGAGTATTCTGCGCTGTCATCGCTGAATTTCGCGCCTGAGCGTGGCCGCCCTGTCGCGAACGTCCTGTGCATAAAGCTCAAGCGCGGCATCATTATAACGCAACCTGTTTACAAGGATGTAAAAGGACGCAACGCGGAGCTTGTCCAGATTGCTGTTGGCGGAATCAGCTGCGATAGAAGATGTGGCCCTGCAACCGCAGCAAGAATCAAAGCTGCGCAAAAAGCGTGGGGCTGGGATACTCCGCTCCAGTGCGGCGTGGCCAGCTACTTGACGCTCAAGAAACTTGGCTTTGTCATAGGCTTTTAATTTAATAGGCATATTCGGGGCTGGCCTCCACCCCGATATGTTCGCTGCCCGTGCTGCCGTATCCCCAGACGGCTGCCTCTGAAAAACGGGCGGCGATATATACATCCCCTGCTTCGGCTTTTCGCCGGGGCAGGGCTTTTTTTGTTGCAATTATCAATTATATCTGACTAAAATATCCTAAAACGCTTGACAATATATAAGTTGTATGGTATATTATCCATAGAGGGGATGACCCTGAAAGGAGATTAAATATGTGCTACGTGGTTAGAAAATCAGACAATATGGTACTCAACAGGATAGATGCATGGGAGCTCGATTCTGTGGGAACCATGAGACGATGGGCTCAGGATAACGGATTCAGCGTGATTGACGAGGAGATTACCGTTTTCGGTAACATGATTATCTGGGTAGAGTAGGGGGCACTTGATGATGAAGACTTACAGAGATTTTTACGGAGCGCATGCTTGTATCAGAACGATGAGAGATGGCTCGGCAAGACTTACCGTTAGAGTCTGCGGTAAACTGATATATGCTAAAAATTATCAGACCGAACGCGGCGCAAAAATCGCGATGGGGAAGCTCGGCGATGGCTGGCACGAAAAATAAGGAGGCTGACGATGAAGAGTTGCTCGAATTGCAAGAGAAGATTCTTTAAGGGCTGGGATGGCTGCTGGGAGAGCTGTCTATGGTATGAGATGGCGGGGACCGAGGAGGACATGATAGAGACCGCCAAAGACTGCTGCAAGTACGAGGAAGGCGAACCTGAGGGCTTAAATGAGCCGGAATACAGGCCGTCGGCGACAAATAGGGATTACGGTCCGAGCAATCCTTGGGATGCACCGGGGATGAGCATTCACGATTTTATCTAAGGAGGTTTGCAATGAACGAATGGGAAAAGTTGTTCTCAAAGACTCTCAAAATGCTGGATTTCGGGCTTGGTAAAGACGAAGAAGGATACTTCCTTACAGATTATCTCGGAGCAAATCCCGGCAATATCGAGGCTGATAGATTCGATACTCCAGAGGGCATAGTTGATAGGATGGGTATCTATTGGAAGGACTATCTCTACGACGGTTTGGAGCGCGAGTTCCATGAAGATGGCTATGTAGATTCGGTCCCCTGTACTGATGAAGAATGGTACGACTTCATGACCGCATATCCACCTTTCATAAAGAAGCACCAGTTCGAGTTCAATATAATCGACATGTTCTGCAATCATCTTGGAGATATAGCATTAGAAAATTGTATAGATGAATAAAGAGGAAAAGATTATGGAGTTTAACAGAATCATCAACAAGGATTTCGTTCTCAAGAACGCAGTATTCGGAATGCAGAGAAAGACAGACGCTGACTTTATCAAAAAGGACACGGAGTTCGAAGACATTGAATGTTTCGTGATAGTCCCCTTCATCGAAGACGGCATTACAGGATGTTGTAAACTCATGAGGAATAGTCTCGAACTTATCGGGTTGAGCGAGGACGAGCTTTTTGAAGCAGCACAGAAGAACACAATTGAAAAATCCGAGCTTATTAGTATGAGCGATGCTCTTGGGTTTCCTGTTCCCGGCAATATGACAGTCCTCACTAACAAGCTTAGGTACAGAGGCGCAGGCTCAATCTTTAACAAGGCTAAAATCAAGGAGTACGCTGATTCTTGTTCCGTAGACAAGGTAGTAGCCATCCCGTCCAGCATAGATGAATGGATTCTTATTCCGTATACCAGTGACGAGGACGTAAATGCACTTAAAGGTGTCATACATTTTGTTAACGCCAATGAAGTCAAAGACGAGGAACAGCTCGGAGACAGAGCATATATACTGGAGGCTTAATTAGATAGACTTGGCGAGTATGACTGGAAGGAGTGAATATGGCGAGATTAAAGCGGTATAGCAGGGTCTACAAGGTAGGCGACATGCGATTCAGGTACGACAAGGAAAATTGCATCCTTGAGTATGTAAGGAAGGTGGATGCGCAGCTTGGCGCGATGATAACGAGGGAGAATGAGGAGTGGCGAGCCGAATTCGGCGATGACCTCTGGGAGGTCCGCGAAGGCTATGTGGTCATCTCTGAGATTGGACTCACGCGTGAGTCTTGGGATGAAAGCCCAAAGTGGTGGTGCGAGGTGTATGCTGATGAGCTTAGGCGTGAAGTTCAGGGCTATATAAATGAGTTCGTAAAGGAGGGCTGACAGATGGACAGAATCTTCAGAATGGAAAAGATGGTATCGAGGCTGACTGCTGAGGGTCGCAAGGATGAAATCAGGCCCGAAGACTATGAGCTGATGAAAGAGCTCGATGGGAAGAAGGGGAGCGACTACAACTTCAGGTCGGTCGTTTATGGAGAGAATGTAGTATGGATTGATTGCGATGGCGGCATCGATGGCGTGTACGTAAACGCTGCGGACTGCGAGTGAAAGAAAAACTCCGTCTGTACGATATTAATATACTAAAACACTTGACGGATAATAAGTTATATGATATATTATAGGTACAGGGAGGAACGTTGAATGGAAAGATACGCAATACTGGAAGATAACATCGAACGCGTCGAGAAGAAGATTCTCACCGTTCAGAATAAATGCGCCAAGTACGGATGCGCCTTCAATTACAGAAGAGTCGGCGAGGAGTTCAAGACTCTCGTAGACGGCTTAGGCAACACTCATTACGCAAAGTTCATCATAGTCGAAGCGGAAGGCATCGCACTCATCAATGACTGGGAGTTCGTTGCGGCGGTAGACCATACCGAAGCTGGCAATGTAGTCAGGAAGTCGATAGAAGATGCGGAGATACCGGAAAGATACTTCACATCCGCTCCGAAATGCGAGCACTGTGGCTCGCCTCTTATCCACAGTTATCTTGTCAGGAACACGAAGACAGGAGAATACAAGCAGGTCGGTAGCACTTGCCTCAAAGACTTCACTTGCGGCATGGACGCATCGGCGATTGCGGCGTTCTACTCGGCATTCGACAAGCTGATAGAGGGTGAAGCTCCAATGGAAGGTGGCTTCAAGTTCTACTACGAGACTGAAGAGATGCTCCAGATTGCGGCGGAGACAGTAAGGAGATTCGGATACAGGAGCTCTTCAGAATATTATTCAGGAAGCACAAAAGAGCGTGTAAGTGAAATCTGGAGCTGGAAGAGGAACAGACTGATGCCTGCAACTCAGGAGTATTACGACGAGGAGCTCGAAAAGGTCGGCTTCAATGAAATGAGTGACGAGAACATAGCTTATGTGCATGATGCTCTTGAATGGCTTAGTGAGCAGGAGGCAAGCACAGACTACATGAACAACCTGAAGGTCATCTGCTCGATGCAGTATCTCGACCCGAAACACCTCGGCTACCTCGTGAGCCTTTTCGCCTGCTATAACAGATACCTCTCAAAGAAGGAAGAGCAGGACAGGAAGAACGCCGAAGCCGCAAAGGAAGCTCAGGTCTCAAAGCATGTTGGAGAGCTCGGAGAAAGATTAGAGTTCATAATCGGTTCTGTCACCTGCGTCACCGGATGGGAGACTCAGTGGGGCTACACCTACCTGTATCGAATCAAGGATGTAGATGGCAATGTCTTCATTTGGAAGACCAGCAAGTTCATCGATAGCGACGAGGAGCTCGGCAACATCCTCCGTGGAACAGTCAAGGAACACTCCGAATACAACGGAGTCCATCAGACGGTACTTACCAACTGCACCATTAAGGAAAACAAGGCGAAAATGCCCGAAGAGCATCCTGCATATACAGGCGAATGCGAGAAGGCTTTTAATGAAGCCTATGACATACTCCAATCTGGTGTATTGTGACGGAGGCAATGTAATGGTATCTAAAATCCCAAAGTTTGATGAAAGATTCGCTGCCCATTTGTTCGTAGAATTTATGCTCGGTAATGACTTGTCTGAGGAAGACAGGCTTAAGGTAATAGAACAATGGAACGCAGAACACCGAAAAAAAGGCCGTAGAAATATCTCTAAGTAGCATTTTTTAACAGAGTTGCATAGGAGGACAAGATGGGTAAGAGAAACGATAAGCTCAACGAATTAGTAAACACGTATCAGGAATGTGCTGCATGGAATCTGGTCAACGACAAGATAAGCAAGGCATTCGATGACCCCTCATTCAGCTTAGATATGCTGTTGGAGGAAGAAGAGCGCAGATTAGATGCTCCCATCGCAAGGATAAGATATGAGGAGAGCGACCTGAACGGTGGTCGTGACGGTGGAGAGATTATAGTCGAGATAAGGCAGGCATACGAGGAGAAGTTCAGCTTCGAAAGTTCGTACAAGGTCTTTATGACAGACTTCCCAGACGGCAAGAAGTATCCGTTGATTTCGTACAACATCGTGCGGAAGATAGCTCATCTCGACCAGTACGGCTACCGAATCGTCTATCAATGCTCGATGATGGACGGCCCCTCTGAAAGAAGATATTAAGGAGGGGCTACAGATGCAGTATTGCGGATATGAGATAGAGTATATCGAACACAGGAATGATTACAGAGTATATGACCCTGCTCATTGTGCATGGACCATCGCCTACGTTGATAGCGTTCAGGAAGCCATACAGGGCATAGACGAGATGCTTGGAAGGAGGGAGAGATGATTCGGATTAAGGAACACTATACAGTCTATGGATGGTTCTGGAACCACTGGAACAATCGCTATGAGAAAACGGTCATTGCGACGCGTGATACTTTTGCAGAAGCGCTTGCGGTCTATGATGCGATGGAGATAAGCGCAGATTTGCCACAGGTCGAATTGTGGTTCGAGTATTCCGATGGTTCCGAGAGAATGCGCATGAAGGATTCCGCAGGCGAATACGCCGATGACAGATTGAAGGTTGTTTAAATTATTTGATGACCAGCTTCGGCTGGTCTTTTTATTGTTTAAAAATGATAAAAATATCCTAAAACGCTTGACGGTATATAAGGAATATGATATATTATGTGTGGGGGTGGTAAGGCCCCTGAGGGTCTGTCAGGATGGCAGCTCGGAAGGACGCGCTTCGGTTGTTCAGCGGTCAATCGGGGAGCGCGAACGGGACAGCAAATGCTGACGGAACAAAGTGCTTAGGAGGTAATGATATGTTAGACAGAACGCAGCTCGATAGGATTCTTGAACTTTACAACAAGTTTGACGCTAAGGCAGATAAGGCCTATGAGAGGTATGAAACGCATTTGAAGTATGGTAATGAAAAGAGCGCCAGAGCTCAGCAGAACATCCACGACAAGAATATTGCGATTTTGGAAGGCATCCAACTCACAGCCGCTGCTCTCGGATACGACATTGTTTACCAGAGAGACATTCACGGCGAATACGTTTACGTGATAGTGGAGAGATAGAAGGGCATATAGACTTATATCTCTCAAGCTCGGAACAGATTTCGTAAAGAAGGAGGTTTAGTATGTATCTCACCACAAGAAGACAGATTGCTATGGCAATGAACTTCGGGAAGTATCCCGTTCTTTATATAGACCGTGAAGACCATCACGGATTCGAAGATTCAGACTTCGCAAAGGGATGCGATGTCAGGATGAAGCTGGGAGATGGCAGATTCCATAATGGCTACCTCATATTCTCAGAAGGCAAGTACATGATTCAGAGCGAAATGATTTGTCTTGATGGTTCGTTCGGCAGATACAGTGTTATGGAGATGTACAAGAACGCTAACGCCCCATTAGTTTGGCGTGATACCCCTGTAATCATAGTAGAGGACTATCCGAAGCGTGAAGAGTGTGCTGTAAGGGTTATGTACCTCCCAGACAAGAAGTTCGACATCTTCTGTCAGACCGCAGCAGTGTTGGTCCCGATTGAGGATAATCCTCTCGAAGAAGGACTGCTCCGCAAGTACCTGTCCTCAGTAGCGTAGCCGTAACGTAAACTGGAGGTTCGAAAACGATGACTTACAATGAATTGATTGAGAGATGCAGAAAGATTGCGAGCACGGTCATGAAGGGCTGTGTGAGCGATTTCACAGACTGTGACTGCCCGCGTCTTGCGTCGACCGCAGAACGATATTACAAAAAAGTAAAAGACTCGGAGCGTGCATCCTTCGTTTGGCTGGTGCGCGACATGGGCACTTGGCTTTTAGACATGGATTTGAGGGAGAATGCTCCGGTGGATATTGAATGGTATCGCAGCGTTTACTCGAATCAGACGGTAAGGCGGGAATACATCATCACGTTCAACTGCGGCGACTGGACCATTAAACAGAATCGTAAGCCGATGTTTTTAAAAGGGTAAGACTGTAGGAGGCACTGATGGTACTCACAAAAGAAAAAGCTCAAGCAATCGTTGATAAAGCGGGTGGCATGAGAGATTCCATCATCTCTATGCTCAGGAAGTCTGGATATGAGCCGGAGGTCTATTACCTGAATGAAGATGACAGTCCAAGGCATTGGAATGTGAGGGTTGCCAATCAAGATGGTAGCCATGTTAGGATTTATCGGAACTTCCGGGGTGAGATTCTGGTACAGATTTGGAATCCTATGAAGGTTGAGTGGTCAGGAATCCCAACATTCATGCCGAGCGGAAAAGGTACGCTGCGAGAGTGGTTTTAAGGAGGAAACTATGATAGCGCCGAGATTTGTAAAGGAATTCTATGGATACAACAAGAAGAGGCTGCTGATGCTTTGCGTTCCGTCGACGGAGAGGGACGAGGCAATCTCTAAGGCCGAAAAGTATCTGGGCTTTTGTGAACGGGGCATGATATCCCCGAATGAGGCTGTGCAGGCGATTGGTGAGTGCTTTCGGGTCTTCCTGTGATAGAATAAATGATTGAACTATACCAAAACGCTTGACAAAATATCATGAATATGCTATATTATGTGTAGGGGGAATGCCCCGGTGAGATTTGGGTTTTGGGAGGAATCAAGTGTTCGTAATCATGAAGCAGCGGCGATATTGGGAGGGAGGCAAACAGATGTTCCGAAAGGTTCCGCAATATTATGTAGCTCATGATGGCGAAGCGATATTCAGCGAAGACATCAACGATGCTTGTCCATTCAAATCGAAGGCGGTTGCGGAGGTCTTCCTGATGGACAATGAATTGGAAAGAGGACACTGCGTCAAGGAGGTTCAAAAATGATGATGACAAACGAGGAATATAAAGAACGCAGGGACGAGATTTATGGAAACCCCAGCCTTGGATTTTGCGAGGTGCAGGACGCGCTGGACGCGCTTAGAGTTGAGTGGCTCAATTCGATGGAGGTTGGGGATAAAGCTCATATCCAACACTATTCGGACGTTACGCCCTGCACCATTATCAAGAAGACGAAGACCACGTTTACGGTCCGCTGCGATAAGGCGGTCAAGACAGACAAGTGGGGTCCCAAGTGGGTCGTCGGCGGATTCTCTGCGCATTGCAAGAATAATGAAGACCAAGACGATTGGTGGGAGTGCATCGATGACCCGAACGGGCATACGGAGGTGTTCAGATGGTCGCGAGTCTACAACGCTTTCAGGAACACAGACGGTGAGAAGCTTTATCCCGGTTGGAGATACTACCATGATTACAACTTCTAATGGGGGTGAGAAAATGACATATCAGGATTTTATGAAACGGTACGAGGGCAATTTGTTAAACGTCAGTATATTCGACAGTGAATCAAGAAAGCCGGTAACGGCAACGACACTCGCGGACTTGGAAGCTGTATTAAAGGCCCCTGTAGCATCAATTGAAGATAATAACGTATACATCGTTTTAGAGAGATGAGGGGGCGGACGATGAATACGAATATTTGGGAGAGTAAGCGATGAAGTTCTTGGAATATGGCGAGCTTACGATATGCCTTGGCATTGACAGATATAAACACAGTGACAATATTGGCATTGTTGTCTACATCGTTAAATATGAGCTCAGGCCCCTTAAACGCATTGAAGACGTGACGATGACGGTGGATTTCAACGACGAGAAACTTGAGGATGGATATGCGTATGTTGATACATACAGATGCCCGTTTGCTTGTGATTTGATTGAAAGGTTCGAACTGGGTATTCCAACCGGCGAGACGAAAAAGCGCGGGGGAGAGGTTTTCCCTAAATATAAATTCGATATTGAAAAACTGAAAATGTATACACCGGCGAGCCGGAATTTTTTATAGATATATGCTGCCGAAAATATATATAATATATAATATAGGCATAATGAGTAAGGAGGAACCGAATGCACGAGATTGGAGAGAAGGTAGTAATGAGGGCTGAGACCGTCGGCAAGATATTGCCCGGAACCGTAGTGTACGTACACCCGCGGAAGTTCTTCTACACGGTTCAGTTTATATCACACATGGGCAATAAGTTCTGTGAGTCTTTCCCGATAGTTAAACAGCAAAGGCCGGTCGGCCTGCCTGAATACAGGGAAGCTTACAGGAATAAATATTCTTAGGAGGTATCATGAAGATAAGAATCAATACCCACGGCAATACGCTGCCGGAAAAGCACGGTGACTGGATTGACCTTGCCACAGCAGAGCCAATGTGGCTCAAGAAAGGCGATTACGCGATGATATCGCTGGGCGTCTCGATAGAACTTCCGAAAGACTGCTACGCCATGGTGGTCCCAAGGTCGAGCACCTTTGGCAAGTGGAAGCTATTGCAGGCTAATTCCGTAGGAGTCATCGATAATGCATATTCTGGAGACGGCGACATCTGGCACTTCCCATGCATAGCATTTGAGGACACATATATCCCCAAGGGCACGAGGGTTTGCCAGTTCTGCATAATGAAGTGTCAGGAAGATGTGGAATTCGAACAGGTCGATAGGCTCGGTAATGAGGACCGTGGCGGATTCGGAAGCACAGGCTAAGGGGGATAGCTATGGACGAAAGTAATATTGAGAGATATCTCAAAGAGATGGAGGAAGACGCAGCTCAGATAAAGGTGCTGTGCGACAAGATTAGAGTTAATGCTGAGCTGGTCAAAAACCATATGCAGAATAAGGACTCTGTGTCAACAGACTCGCTGAAGGTGATAGCGAGGTATCCGCTTGAGGGCAATAGCGATGTATTGGTCCACAAGATAGATAACTATACGGGCAGCGTGTTGGCAAGCATGACTGGGATTAAGGCAGAGTGGTGCCCGTTCACATGGCGGAGGACTTTGGGCAAGGATTCTTCCGTTGCAGGATTCTGTTTTGCAAAAATGTTTATTCCGCTTGAGGATTTGGTGAAAGAATGATGCCATCTCCATGTCTAAATTGCGAAGAACGAAAACTGGGGTGTCATTCAGTTTGTGAGCGATACAAAGAGTATGTAAAGAATGCCGCATCTATCGTAGAGGCGAGACGAAAATTTAAAGGGCAGAATGTAATAAGGAGGGTTAGGAAAAGGTGAACATAAAAGCATCTCATAGCAAAGAAGGTATTGGCACTCTTAGAAGCAACGCCGCCAGCTTCATTCGAAAACGCAGGCTACAGCTTGGATTATCTCAGAAGCTCTTTGCAGAACGGTGTGGTGTATCTCAGCCTGCTGTCTGTCGCTGGGAAACCGAATTGTCGAACATGTCGTTTGATACGGTTTCAAAAATCGCTGCGAATCTGGAATCGGAGGCCGTGCTGCTGTTCGTGCCCAAGGAGGTTGTTGATGAGAATAAGAACATATTCAATCTAATCGAGTGCATGGTCGAGAATCCTGATTTACCAGTCGTAACGGCGATGACTAAAGGGCAGTGTGGTGACCCGTTTGCGGAAGGACATTTTGGTGAATGCAAAGTGACCAGAAGCGTCTCTGGCGAGCAGGCCATCTACATGTACGATAACAGCAATCCGGCGTTGATGCAGGATACGTTGGATGCCGTGTCTGACGAAGAATACAGCGATATTTATACTGCCTCATTGGACGAGCTCGCAAGCAGATACAACAAGCTTCCTTGGAAGGATTGCATCTACGTCGAGGTCTTCTGTAACGAAACTACCGACATCTAATTGCGGAGGTGAAGACCTATGCCTAAGATGATAATCGTAGACGACAGATTCGAAAAGATGCTGCTTCGCTCGCTGCGCATAAGCGTGTCTGAGATGGCTACGGATGGAATAGTCTACATCGCAAGGATAATCTACAAGCTCTCAGACGCCTGTCTATGCGAGATTTTGATGTACATGGATATTGTTACCCAAACAAAGAAAAAAGACCCGCAAATAGGGCGCTGCGACTTCAAAGAGGCATGTGAGGCTTTGAGGAGTGGATGCCATGACGAACTGATTCTTCGTAACGCAGCGGACGCGAAAAATATTTAGGCGCGGGGGCAACATGATGGATGATATGAAGAAGTGTGCGAACTGCCAGTATCACGAGTTCGAAGACATTACTAAGGGCTGGATTTGCGTCAATCAATCAAGTTCGCACTGCGCCGATTGGACTGAAGATTCTCAATCATGCCCATACTGGGAGCAGCGAAAACCGCCGAAGACTTGCGGTGATTGTCGCTATAACGACGTCGAGAATGACTTCCGGTGCCAGCTGATGGCACAGTTTAGAGATGATTGTTACATAGACTTGGCTGTGCTGGATAACGTAAGGGATTCTGAATGTCCGATACTATGGAAGCGGGATAACTATAACGATGCCATATTTAATGGCGTTTGCCCTTGCTGCGGAAGCAAGCTTGTATTGAAAGATAGCTTTGTGTGTACATCTTGCGGGCAGGCTTTCAAAAATCCTTTTCGCCGTGTGATAGCAATCGATTTTGACGGGTGCCTTTGCGAAAATGATTGGCCTGATGTCGGGGACCCGCACTGGTCGGTCATACATGATGCGCTGGAGGCTAAGGCTTCGGGCGCGAAGCTGATATTGTGGACATGTAGAGATGGCGAAGACCTTAAGGTGGCCATTGAGGCCTGCAAGTCGTGGGGGCTTGAGTTTGATGCGGTCAACGACAATTTGCCTGAGCTAAAGAAACTTTGGGAGAATAATCCTCGAAAAATCGCAGCCAAAGAGTATTGGGACGATAGGGCGGTATTGAAAAATGGGAAGCAAGAGTAAGAAAAAGCCTCAGGTATTGACAAGGGCTAAAGAGGAGGCCATAAAGCATGATGCGATAAGTCACATTATGATTGTCTTCGTCGCAACGTGCGTCGAGGAGTTCGGCTGGCAGGATGCCGATATAAAGCTTTTTGTTGAGCGTTTTAAGAGGTATTCAAATGCCGTCGATGAAAAGCTGATAACGCTAAGGCATGTTCAAGAGCTGGTGAATGAGGAAGCGGGAACAGACCTGCATTTTTACTGAAAAATCTAAACCTAAACACTTGACATTATACTAATGTAATGTTATATTATTTATGTAAATGGTTACATGGGAAGAGCAATGAGGAGAATGGGATGACAAAGTACGTAACGCGACTCGGACGGTTTATCGATGATTTGAGAGATGCAATCTATCGAAAGGGCGTGCCGAGCTATGTGGACATCAACTTAAGGTTTTATATTCTTAAGGACGCGGACGGAAGACCGTATTACGAGGTCACAAAAGACCTTGGGAGCGAATACGGGCTAAGGACCGTTGACTGTGGATTCAACACAGGCACATGCCTGCTTGTCGGAGATAAGATAGGCGGGAACGAGTGCAAGAGCGTCGAGTTCTTCGCGGGTGAACATCCTGATGTATCGCACGGCAAGATGCTTATCCTTGTTTCGGACATTGCTGACGAAGAGCTTGTTGGAGACGAATCCATAATCATGGTCGAGTCAGAAGAAGCAGATTGGTACGAAAAACTAATGGGATAATTGGGGCGCTATAAGTGCCTTGGTTATAAGGGGACGCTTGCCGAGGCGTGGACGAAGTCGGACGAATACCACATATTACTCCTAAAATATAAATGCATAAGCTAACATGTCCATGTTGGAAACGACATCCCCTTTTATAGCGGTTTAGCCAAGCGGCAAGGCAACCGGCTTTGGTCCGGTCATTCGTTGGTTCGAATCCAACAACCGCCGCCACGTCGCATTATCGACGATAGACATATTGTTGTCAGGTAGACGGCTCTACCTTCTTGCCGTAAAGCCTTTGAAAATAAGGCTGCGAAAGGGTTCAACTCCCAATCGTGTTATGGACGGAAACGGCAGTCCTTTCTGAAGATGAAGGAAGATTTGAAAATGAGTGAGATGATAATTGAGGGAAGATTTAATACAGCTAAAGTCTTTACGGACGTGATAGACGACGAAAGCATCCGGCAGATTAAGGAGCTTTTGAATCAGGAATTCTTTTCTGACTCAAAGATAAGGCTGATGCCGGACGTTCACGCCGGTGCAGGGTGTACGATAGGGACCACTATGACCATAAAGGATAAGATAGTGGCTAACTTGGTGGGTGTGGACATATCGTGCGGAATGCGAGTAGCGAAGCTGAAAGAGACACATTTAGAGCTTCAGCAGCTCGATAAGGTCATCCATGAGAATGTCCCGTCGGGATTCTGCAAAAGGGGCAGCGTCCATCGGTTTGCAGATATGGTCGACCTATCAAAGCTCCGCTGCGCTGATAAGGTCAACATAGATAATGCTCGTGTCAGCCTTGGTACCCTTGGCGGAGGGAATCACTTCATTGAGGCGAATAGGGCTGATGATGGGAGTCTATACATCGTTATACATTCAGGAAGCAGGCACCTTGGTCTTGAGGTCGCGAACTGGTATCAGGAAGAAGCATTTAGACAGCTAAGCGGGGGCGAAAAACGCAATCTTAAAGAGATGCGAGATGAGGTCATTGCAAAGCTGAGGGCTGAGGGCCGCGAGAAGGAAATCGGAGCAGCTCTCAAAGCTCTGCCCGCGAGCGGCAAATCTGATATTCCTAAGGACTTGGCCTATTGCAGCGGCAATCTGTTTGATGACTACATCCACGACATGATAATCATTCAGCAGTTTGCGGACTTGAATCGCAGGGCCATGATGGATGAGATAGTAAGGGGCATGCACCTGCACGTAGAGGACGAGTTCACGACCGTCCATAACTACATCGACACTGATGCGATGATACTGAGAAAAGGCGCAGTCTCTGCAAAGGATGGGGAAGTGTTGATAATCCCGATAAATATGAGGGACGGAAGCCTCATCTGCTGTGGCAAGGGTAATCCTGACTGGAATTATTCAGCGCCTCATGGTGCCGGGAGACTTATGAGCCGCAAAAAGGCGAAGGAGTCTTTGACTGTTTCGCAGTTTAAAAAGGAGATGGAGGGTATATACAGTACATCTATCAATCATAGTACGTTAGACGAAGCTCCGATGGCATATAAATCAATTGATGACATCGTGAGTAACATTGGAGACACGGTAGACGTCCTTGGAGTAATTAAGCCGATATATAATTTCAAGGCCGGTGAAGATTACTAAGGTGGCTATACTGTGGGCGTGTAGCTCAGCGGTAGAGCACCCGGCTCATAACCGGTTGGTCGCGGGTTCGAATCCCGAAGCGCCCACCAAGTAAGTGAGACTTAAATGCTGTAAATGATGATGCGGGGCGTCCGCGCCAGCCGCGTCTATGGGTGACGATGCTAACCGGAAGTACAGCAGCCCAGAATACTGCGGTGGCGGAATAGGTAGACGAAGGTAAGATGGTCGCTCCATCGCTGGGCGCATATTCCTGTATGCGCCATGTGAGGTGCAAATCCTCACCCGCAGTTTATGCTTCGGTAGCGCAACAGGCAGAGGCAACCGCCTCAAAAGCGGAAGAGTGCTGGTTCAAGTCCAGCACCCTGCGCCAACATGGGAGAGTGCGCTTAATTGGTGATAGCAGCGGGCTGTAAACCCGTGACGTAGAAACGCTGGAGGTTCGAGTCCTGCTTGCATTACTTAGTAAATAACTGCGGTGACGGAATAGGTAGACGTAGGAGTAAGGGTAACCGAGGGATGATAAAACCCTGTATACACAAACGATAGACCCTCATACAAGGTGCAAATCCTTGTCCGCAGTTCATGCTTCGGTAGCGCAACAGGCAGAGGCAACCGCCTCAAAAGCGGAAGAGTGTGGGTTCGAATCCCACCCGAAGCACCAACGGGGTTGCAGAGCAAATGTACGTCCGACCCAGTGCGCCCAGCTTGTTAAGCTGGATACGCAGGCCAATAGGATGTGATGTGTGGTTAGCGGTGAATCCTTAAACCGCCCGTGCTGGGATAGCTCAGTCGGCAGAGCATCTGCCTCGTAAGCAGGAGGTCAAGGGTTCAAACCCCTTTCCCAGCTCCATATGATACCGTGGCGGAATATGTAGACGCATTCACGAGGCGACGTAAGACGGTAAGAGGTGCTGCCCTACCTATGGACGCATAGGTCGTGTCAACCGATGAGTAGCTGAGCTATGCAGGGTGAAAATCCCTGCCGGTATCAAGATTTGCGGAATTAAGCCTAACTGGTAAGGCAGCGGTTTGCTAAACCGTGAGTAGGGTGAAAGCCCGTGCAGGTTCAAGTCCTGCATTCCGCGCCAACATGGGAGAGTGCGCTTAATTGGTGATAGCAGCGGACTGTAAATCCGTGACATTGAAACGTTGGTGGTTCGAGTCCTGCTTGCATTACTTAGTAAATAACTGCGGTGGCGGAATAGGTAGACGCTATGAAGAATACAGGTAGACAGGTCCTTCGGTTCGAATCCGGCGCGGTGCTTGCGAAGTGGCTAATCGCATAGAGGGCGAAGTAGCCCATAGCGCAGTGGTTTTATGTCAGGGAATAGGCTTGTTATGCGTGGTGCAAATCCACGTCCGCAGTTATGAAATGCAGAAGTGACCCGAACGGTAAGGGGCCCGTCTCGAAAACGGAGTGTAAGGTGAAAGCCTGTGGGGGTTCGATTCCCTCCTTCTGCGCCAATATGGGACATTAGCTCAGTTGGCAGAGCAATCGGCTGTTAACCGATGGGTCGTAGGTTCGAGTCCTACATGTCCCGCCACGCTGAATTAATAGTAGGCGGCCAAAGAAAAAGTGTATGAATAAAAATAGGCCATAATAGGCCAGTTAGGGCAGGAAGGGATGGAGTTTACTTTTTCAACCCGGCTTAATAGAGCTTTTTCGAGACAAAGTCTCACCTGACCCATTTTGTTATTAGTAGGAGGAAACGATGGAAGAAGTTAAAAGAGCAACTAATATGTACGAGGTTGCAACAGACAACAGCATTAAGCTTGCAAACATAAAAACAATGCTTGGCGCGATATGCTTTTTTATGGAGGGGACCACGCCTGAGGATGACGATTCAGTTTATTCATCATCCTTTAAGGACCTGTTAGCGGGCCAACAGAGCGACATACGCTGCATCGAAGAGCGAGTGACCCATCTCTGTGCTGAGCTTGGGGTGGCTATGAATCATAAATAGCTCGTAAAAACGAGCAAACGCGTTTTGAGGGGGTGATTTAAGTGAGCGCTTATAGCGACTGGAAGTATGGGTGCATATCTGATTCTGAATATCGTCACGACTGCTGGGCCGAGGACATGAGAGATAGGTCCGTCGGTTGCTCTGAGGACGTTGAGAGCGAGGAAGACGATGGATATTAAGTTTCAGATTAAGGTCCCAGCAAAAGGCGATAGATACCGGGAAGAGGTACTGGAGCATGTCGAGTCAAACGCCAAGTTTCAACTCTTATCTCAGATGGTCGACTCTATCACTGAAAACGAGACGTTTGTTTTCAAAATAAGCCATGATGAGAGGCCCTGCTGGGATACTTATGATGCGCTGGTTACATATCAAATCTTTTGCGAAAGCCTGAGTGATTATCGAATGAACCTTGAACGTTCTAAACCGCCGGAGCCTAAAGTCAGCGTTATGGGGCGTATAGCCAAGGCTGTCAATTATATCTTTACTGGTCAAATGTGATAAAAGCTACGCGGTGCGAGCAGACAATGGAATCACTATGCCTATAGTGCTGTAGATGCTTGGAATATGAGGGCCCAGATGCAGGATGTCTAAATGATGGGAGGTTGAACAAATGGTGATTCCGACATGCATAAATATTTGCGGTGTCCCGCATAGAGTTATTTTAAAAAAGGACCATTTCAGTGCGGACGCACATTTCGGCGAGATTGATTATACAAATGCGGTCATTACTATAAACGAGGACATGCCACCGGAAATGCAATCTGCGACGATATGTCACGAATGGCTCCATGGAGCACTGGTCATGCTTGGCTATGATGACCTGACTTCCGATGAGAAGTTCGTGAGCGCCTTGGCTGCGGCGATAAACGCCACATTTATGTTTAAGATTGGAAGGACTGAATGAGATGGATAATGTTACATTCTTAAAAGAGCTGGGCCGGATGTGTAAATCTTATCCTCGCTGTTACGGTTGCGATTTATTCGAACTTGGATGTACCTTAGGAAATGTCGCGGAAAACGCTAACAAGGCTGACAAGATTGTAGCAATAGTCGAGCAATGGAGTAAAGAACATCCGATACAGACCAACAGGCAGATGATTTACAACACAATCAGCGGAGCGTCAAAAAGGTTTTGTCTGCTTCATGGAATATTTTGTACTAATGCCAATTCAAATGGGTTTTGTGAAGTAACTGCTTGCACAAAGCGAACGGATGAAACTGTCACGATAGTCTGCGAAGTGCCGAATGAGGACTAATTATGGGGAAAAAAAGAGTTTACGAAACAGAGGCGGAATACGCTGCATACCGTGCAGGCTATCACGCAGGAGTGAGAAGCCGCAGCAGGAACCTCCGGGATGCAAGGACGGATTTAAACATAGCAGTAGCTTGTATAAGAGGCGTCTCTGCATCATGTAATGAGTTGGCCATTAAACAACTTGATTGGTGTGTTGAGCTTATATCCGATGTGGCGGAGAAAATCTATAGTGAGTCTCAGGGCGAATCAGCAGAAGGATGCGACGCGCCGGAGGGGGGAACAAAATGAAGGAATTTAAGGCTGGACAATATGTGAGCGTCGTGGAGCGCGACGAAGATAACATCCCTTATGATGCGAGTACCTATATCCTTATTGCTCAAGTGAACAACTATGCGATTTGCTCGCCTCTGATAAACGGTCTGGATGACCTTGACTACATACTTGACTACTACGTGAGCGTGAGCGCGAACAACTGCTTCACAGACATTGTAATCTTTGATGTGGATGATGTCTTCGATTCCTATGAGGAAGCCGCCGCTCAACTTCCGGGCGATGCCGATTAGCAGGAGGTAGACCATGAAGAGTTTAGAGCGCTATATTCAGGATATAAATGATGAGATTGATGTAATTCATGCTAAAAATGCGCAGATTGCTTCAAATTCCAGAAGCATCGACCATGCTCTTGACTATATCATTAGGGTGAAGCTCGAAAGACTCGAACGCGTCGTTTCCGAAATGCCGGAACCTGCACGCTGGATTGATAACGGCAAATTCCTCCCGACGTGCTCAAACTGCCTGAATGGCGCTCTTATCTATGAATGGGGAGAGCTTGTGGGGTGCAGCGACCCGTCTGGCGAAACTGGCGGGCATTACGAGGAATATTCTAAGCCGTTGTGGTCGAAATACTGTCCGTATTGTGGCGCAAAGATGACCAACGCGGAGGAATAAATGAGCGTATTCATTAATGACGAAGTTTATATCTGCTCAATAGCAAGTGTTGGAGATATGCATTGCATCCAGTTGTTTTTAAACATTCCCGTATTAGTTAGCTCACGTTGGGTGCCGTCGGTACAATCCCCTCACGGGCTTGAATCGTGGTGGATTTGGGGAAGCACAGGCCGAACGGGGGATGTGAAATATGTCGAATTACATCACCTTCTGGCTGCGCCAACAGTAATAGATGCTGAGAGCGGAGCGAAGATAAAGAGGGAGTGACATATGCAAAGCGCGACAGTCAAACCCACTAAGCATATTTATGGAACATTCAATGCGAGAATGCAAACGACAGAGGCTGTGGTAGTTTGTTCCATTACCGGCCCGTGCACGTACCCGTGCACGCATATGTACGGGTCCGAGATTGAACCGATAAAAACATCCGCGAGGTGTTTCTTCTGTGATGCCGAAATCCCGGAAAGCAGAATCGAGATGTTATTCCCGATGTGTGATACATGCGCTCTTAAGTTGCGCAAGCTGATAAGTACCGTTAAGCTTGATGGGGGTAAATAGTATATGCATGACAACATCATAGATATAGATGCCTTGAAACCCCACAAAGTCTCAGAGGTGATATGCGTAAAGTGCGGTTATAGGTGGATAGCTGTAAGGCCCGTGGGAGTATTGCTTAAAGAGCTTGAGTGCGAAAGATGCGGGCAAGGTTTTGTGATAGAGACCGGTGAGGAGATTGAAATGTAGGAGGAGTCGGCATGATAGATATCATCGACGTGAAGAAAGACATTAAAAAAGGACGGCTGAAGTGTTTCCTAAAGCATGGGCTGATTTATCTCGAAAACGATGCAGGTGCAGAGTTTGGCTCCGAGGGGGAACGAGTTGTAATTGGTAAGGCTACTGAGGATGTTCTTAAAGACAGCCTCGCGTACCTCAAGAATTCAAAGCGCTTTAAAGATTTACTCGGTACGGTGAGTGATTGATATGGCAAGGCATGACCTTTTGACGATAAGTGAAACACCGGGCTTTTGCCGATGGCTAAAGGAAAAGGGATTTGTAATTGACCTCCGGACCCACCATCCTATTTTGTTTATCGCAAGAAATCCGAAGACGAAGGTTTTTGTTAAGGCATACTATAACAGCCACTATCCATCCGCCGCGTCCATAGAGAACAAAGATGAGGAGATAGTAAGGGAATATCTGAGGGAAATGAATTCTGCCCCGTCTGTTGTGCCGCAAAGCGGATTGTGATATAATCTTCAGAATAACGGAGGTTTTTAATAATGGACATGACAATAGCGCTAAAGGCGCTGCTGGATAACTACCACGTATCATACAAGGAGATTGCTAAACGGATGGGAATCGGCGCTGCTGCCGTAAGCAAGGATTGCCGTTCGGCGGGCATAAATATAAAGCTGTTCTGCAAACTAATAAATGCAGCCGGGATAGGCCTGAAAATTACATCTGCGGACGGAAATTTCATATCGCAGCTGGAATATGAGGACGATTACCCTGAGCACGAGCTCAAGCTTTTGCTTGAGACTATGGAAAACGGTAATGTTAGATGGCTTGCAAGACAGATGGGCGTAGATGACCAGACGCTGAGAGATTCTTTTAACCGCGAGTCGCTCAGAGCTAAAAGGTTTTTCGATGCTCTTGATGTGATTGGGGCCAAATACGAGTTTTATTCGATTAAATCAGGTTTTGGGGTTTCTCCGCTGCCGCGCTGCATATCACCGGCAAGAAAGCTTGAGATTCGCAAGAACTTTGTGAGCTACAGGGTCCGGGATAGTTATCCGTTTGCCAACTCATTCTGGGCTGGCAAGACAGAACAGATTGGGCCCTACGGAGCCGATGAGCTTTTCGCAACAGACGAAGGCGTGCTGTTCAAGGCGCACTTCGAAAACGCTACGGATGCTCCGAAGCTGTCTTTCGTCTCAGTCGACGATGCGGTCCTGTTCACGAGAGTGTATGGCCGAATCACCACAGTAGAGACTGATGAGGCTGACCCGGAGATAGTCCGCCGGATAGATACCCTTGCGGACATCAAGCCGATAGTAAAGCCGTAAGTTACAAGCCCCTCATGCGAGGGGCTTTTTTGTTGCAACAAATTAGAATTAAAACGATAATAATATACTATATCGCTTGACAATATATAAGGAATATGATATATTATGCATGGGGATGGTAATCCCCCAAGGAGGTCTGGAATGACAAAGAAACAGTTAAAGGAATCGGTCGAAAAGGCCTTGAAGAAAAATCCCTACATCAAACAGTCGGTCAAGTATTTCAGGCGCGGCGAGGATGCCTATCTGTGGAACCAAAAAAGCTACTCTTTCGAAGAGCTTCAGGATGCCTACAGAGAAACTGCTGAGCGCGATATTAAGGCTGGATATGAAGATAGACTTGCCGGGTATTACGACAAGTGGTATCGATATCGTCGGGCTGATGAAGGATATGCTTATGACCTTGGTGTCAGGCTTGCTGCTGACAGTCGCAAGTGCTCGGAGCTGATGGTCACCATTCCTTACATGCACTGATTTTTCTGGTCCGTATGTAACCAATAATATGCAATGTTTATTCAGGAGGTAGCAGAATGACAAAGGAAATCGAAAAACAGATTGAGGCTGTTGCAGAAACTGGACTAACGAACATGTTTGATAAAAAGGCTGTTTGCCGGATATCGGAGGTTCTGGGGTTTAAAGAACTTGTCGGCTACATCAAGGCTGACCGCAATGGAAGGTATTTTCACTTCATAATGACAGGCGAAGAAGCATAGGAGGTGGTGAGATGAAAAAGTTTGAACAGAAGGTAGATATGCGCAGCCGTAAGGCTATGACGGCATTCCTTGAAGACCATTTCAGATACGACACTGCTAATTCTTGTAATAAGTTGACGTCCTACGCCAATAACCTGAAAATCTATTGTCTTGGACTTCCGGGCGATGTGGTAGATAAACTCTTTGACCTCATGGATTGTGAGGACGCGTATGACACTATAAACGACCTGATAGCGGACTTTGGCCGAGAAAATGGTTATAGATATCAAGCGGGGTTCAACGGACGTTCTGGCGGCTATTTGGTGCTTTACGAGGGCGGACGTAAGCAGCTGGAGTACAAATCCGTTTGTAAAAAATGTGGCCAGCTCAACTATAAGTCAGTCGAGGAATCCGGGACGAAATGCGGACGCTGCGGCTCGGACGAGAGAATCAATCTGACTCATCCGATGTATCAGACATACGTTACCGCAAAAAGCATCGACCAAGGCGAAGATTTTGAGCTCTGGAGCATATATGAGCTCAAGGAAAGAGTAAAACTCATACAGAGATTCGACAGACTTTGCGATGATATCGTAGCTGAGGCAGTCTTTATTGCTGAAAACTATGAGGCTGCGGACGAAGAATATGAGGTTATTCAGACAAGGAAAGTGTTACAGGAAGCTTGTTGACCTATGATTTGAGTCAGAATGTTAGATATTAATACACTAATACGCTTGACGCAATACAACATATATGTTATTATGGATGCGGGGACGGTGATAATATGGATAGGAAATACAAGATTGCAGCAAATGCTCTTGGATGGGAAGTGTACGAAGATTTTGAAGGGGCAGTGACATTCAAAAGGAATTCCCCGGCAGGCGAAGACTTCATGTTCTCAATCCCCGGTTTTAGAAAACCTGATGAAGAGGTAAGAACGTTTCTTGCCGGGTTCGATGCGGACAGGCATGCTGAAGGACGCATTTATTTGCGGCATGCGGCGAATAGGGCGGGCGAGTTGTGTGATATCCCAAATTGTGAAGCTTGTATCAAGGATGCGAAGGATATTTGCAACATGGTGACAGAGCTTGCAAATGCGTTTACTTACGGGGGTGCGAAATGAAGAAAATCTACAGGAAACTGACGCAGGACCAAATCGACAGAGGTGTTGTATTCAGTTCGACTCTGAGCAAGATGAAGATTGAGCAGCCGGGTGATACCATTCATGAGGTCACAAAGGACACATACGACAAGGATAGGCATATTGCCAACCTAAAAGATGACAGTTTCTTCAACGATTCGTCGTGGAAATACAATATCATAAGAAACTGATGGAGGCAGAAATATGAGTATTTTCGAGGGCAATGGGAAAACAACAATAATCGAAGCGAAGGACCAACACATGGACTTAATAGAAAGAGATGGAGCGATAGATGCCGTAAATCAAGTCTTTAAGTATTTATGGGAGCATTATCAAGAAACAGCATCTTTGGCAGCAGTAGTGGACGCAATATGTGATGTTCCCTCTTCAATGCAATGGATACCCTGTTTTGAAACAAAACCCGAAACACTACCGAAAAAAGATGGGCAATACTTCGTTACGATTTATCACTTAGATGCGGAAGGGCCTGAAGTAGAGGTCAGGACATTCAGGGATGGGCACTTTGATGCAGAACTGTATGAAGCATTTTGGGTGACTGCCTATATGCCCTTGCCGGAGCCGTGGAAAGGAGAATGAATGAGTACAAAAGCATACAGAGAAGCATATAGGTTTATGACGGACGAACAGAAAGAGGCGATGTGCGAACTTTTTGATAAGGGGATAAATCTTGAAGATGGCCATGTTTATGTTACCTACTCAGACGTTGAAGATACTGTGGCCAATATCGTAATGGCTACAAAGGATAAAACTAATATGCCCGGATAAGGAGGGCTGACATATGGACACAATAGACAGAACAGAGGAATTATGTAGGGAATACTTATCAAAGGTAAAGTGTTGCGATGAATGTTTCATTGAGTTTTATTGTATCGAAAACCATTTACGCTCAAGCCGTGTTCCTCAAGGATATTGCGTTGAAAACCTCAAGGATTATTTAAGACCGAAGGGCAAGTGGGATATTGTCGGCAACAATACTTACGACTTTGAATATGACACAATTGCGTATGCGCCGATTTATAAATGTTCGGCTTGTGGCGGGATTTATGAAAGCTATCTGCGGCTTGATGAGCCTATTATGCCAGAGGACGCGAGCTTTCCAAAATACTGCCCTAACTGCGGGGCAGATATGAGGGAGGACTGACTTATGCCAAAGTTTACTGTTATAGACCCCAAGACAGGCGGATATCCTGACTTATGGAAGATAGCACTTGAAGAGGATTGGGCGAAATGCTTGGAGTATTGCGACGTGGACGAGTTCGCAATCACCGAAAGCGGATTGCTGATTCTGACGGATGATTGTGGAAACGCAGTATATTGTCCGGATGGTAGATTCGAAATTATATTGTGCTGGGGTGCTGACAATGGAGATAACTAAAGAACAAGCCATATATATTCTAACTCATATAGCAATAAAAGGTGGCTACGGAGCTGGAAAAACGCTGATTCAAGAGTCTGTGGATTTAGCTGTAAAAGCGTTACAGGCAATACCATGCAATGACAGCATAAGCAGAAAAGATGTGGTGGATGTAATAGATTCCCACGCACTCTTTAAAAGTCACCCATTAGACTATGACGCTTATCAAATGGCTTTATCACACCTTAAGGAGTTTGTTTTAACAGCTCCTCTGGCTTCACAATGCGTAAAACCGAACTTGGCAGATATGAGGGAGGACTGACTTATGGACAGACAGGCGGCAATAAACGAATTAAAAGAAATCATAGATGAGGAATTTTCCGTTTTTAGGGTTGACGCTTTAACAATGGCTATTGACGCTTTGAAAGCTCAACCTACTACTACAGACTTACCGGAAGAAGTAGAAAACACTGACGGACTAAAACCTTGCCCGTTCTGCGGGAGCCAACCCACACTTAGAAAAAGTCCACTATGGTTCTCTTCGCGTGGGTATCATGGCTGTTATCAGTTTGACGTTCATTGTGAGAAATGCGGATGCAAACTCGATTTTTATAACAACGATACTATTTATCGTTCAGAAGATGAGGCTGAAAGAAATGCTATTGATACATGGAACAGGAGGACTGAATAAGTTGGATGCAGAGTTATTCTTTATCGAACGCGAAAGGATGTGCAAGGCTACGTTTCATAGTGGAGATTGTCCGATTCACGCTATTCCCGGCTGGTCGTGCGTTGACTGTGATGCCCGAACGATTATCCATTACGAAAATATAATACAGATTGTCGAGCAATGGAGTAAAGAAAACCCCATAAAAACGAATGGTGACATGATTATTGAGTTTATACGGGCAAAAAGGCACGAATCTCTCGAAGGATGCGACCGTCAAGATGAATGGCACTATGAATGGACAGCATCTATTAGGCAGTATTTTGGTAGTAAATGGTGGGATGCACCCTACGAAGCACCGAAGGAGGACAACAAATGAAATATATAGCGATATTCGACATTCCCGAAGGGTACAAGATGGGGTGTGCCGTGGGAAAGATGATTAACCCGGAGGGCAAGGGTGTCTATAACGAGGAAGATTATGAGAATGTTTATGCTCAGATTGAGCCTTTATCGGAGCAAAAAACGGAAGTGTTAAAGTGTTTCAATACTGTTGACAGAATAATGTATGATTTAGGCTTAGAAAATGCCTATGATATGCCGAGTTTTTGGACGAGTAAAGGGGATTTTAAGGTAATCAATACCAAGTATCATCAAGGCTATATGCAAGCATTAGAGGACGTCGAAAAGGAGGTAAGATTGCGGTTTGGCTTTTCCGAGAGATGATATATCTCAGCCGCCATTTTAAGTTTGGAAAGTGAGGAATAAATAGACATTGATGTAGGGTTTCGTTGCAGCAATCTAAAAGGATTATATGGGGAATTGAACGGCGGCTGTGAATTGTGGGAAGCACCGAAGGAGGAATAGCCATGAGCGATATTTTCAAACGTGCTGTGTCAATTTACGGACGGGATATGCAAACGGTGATTTGCATAGAAGAAATGGCGGAATTGACAAAGGAATTGTCGAAGTGTTTTAGGGGTGATGGCAATGTTGTGAAAGTGGCAGAAGAATTAGCAGATGTTCAGATAATGCTTGCTCAAATCCCGTATGTCGTTTGTGTTCCTGATGAGGTATTAGAGTTTAATGAAATCGTCTCACAGATTAAAGATGAAAAGATTAAACGTCTTGAACAACGGCTTAATAACGAGCCGAAGGAGGAATAAATGAAAATTGGAGATATTGTAGTCAATCCTTTTGTCAGTAAAGACTTTGATGGTAGACCAAATCCTATGTATGCAACTATTTACATTGGGAATGACACACTGATAGATTATCTTGGACGGATGCACAAATGGAGTGCATTAAGTCAAAGATGGAAAGATAGAGATAAATGGCGTGTTATCGGTCATTATCCAATTAAAGAGGCGATATGTGCTGAGATAATGCTTGCGAGAAGTAATGACGCACCGAAGGAGTAATAAAGTTCATGGTCTTAAGTAAAGATGCTATTAGACAAATAAGGGATGATATGAAGCAAGGAAACATGGGAATAATAGGATTTGAAGACAAAGAACTGTCGCCAATTTATGTGGTCCAAGACAACCCCAGAGTCTTGACCATTGATGATATTGGAAGAGGCTATTCGAGTTATGACACGGCGTTAGGCTATGCAGTGCGCAGCTCATACAAAGACGGTAAAGACAGATACATCACAGAAGTGTGCGCTGTTTGCAATACGCTAACTGTTGTTGTAGCACCGAAGGAGGAATGACACAAGTTGGAAGTTATATACAGAAAGGAGGATTCATGAAATGTTCAGAGTAGTATGCAAGATTCTTAGCGTGTTATTCTTTTCTTTTCCCGCTATAGTAATTGCCATGTGGTTATGTCATGGTTTGGATGTAGATGTGATTATTGAAATCTTGAAGGATATAGGCATTTGTATAGTAGGTGGAATCACCACTGGTCTGTGCTTTATGATTGGTGCGTGGCTATGGGACCTTTAAAGGAGACTCTTATTCTCACAAAAGAAAACGCAAGCGAGTTCATAAAGAATATGTTCATGCCGAGCAAGGAGTATCTAAGAGGTCTCGAAGAGATTCATAAGAAGTTTGATGGCATCAAGATTACCGACACAGAGCGAGGATTCACAGCAGATTGTGATATTAACTTGGAGGAATTGCCGTTGGACAAGTACAAATGCTTAGTTGCCTTTTCATTTGAGACCCCTGATGGACATACTGGTTATGGCAACAAGATGACTCTATGCAGAAAACTGGATGAAAATTGGATAGTCCATTTCAAGGAAGAGCTTCGCAAAGAAATGGCTTTTAAGAATGTTGTCATCTTCAATATTATCAAGTTTGATGGAGGTTTGTAAGTATGGATTTTGGTGCATATTCCAACATCGATAATCTAAAGTACATATATGGACATCTATGCAAAGATAAAATCACCTTTGGAGGTCATTAAATGAGTGTACTTGTAGAAGGCATGGAGATGCCTAAATATTGTTGTGATTGTCCTTTTTCGCATCAAAAAGGTGAATATCCGTTTTGGTGTTATGCTGGCGATTTTTCTGTAAGAGCGTTTGAAAAAAGATTAGAAGTCAGTAAATGCCCTCTTGTTGAGGTCGAAACACCGCACGGGCGGCTGGCTGATTTAGATGCAGCTCTTAAATGCGTTGATGATGACAGTATAGAAGACTGCGATGCAAAATGGCAAGCAATCAGACTGTTTGACTGGGCAATGAGCAAAAGGGTTGTAATCGAAGCGGAGGATTAACAAATGGAATTAAGCTTGTTAGGAATAACATTGATGCTGTTTTCTGTGGCGATTGCATTAAACACTATAGGGCGTCACCTGAAAAAAATTAGCAGTTTGCTTGCGATGATAGTTGATGAAATGCAAAGCGTAACAAGGAGTGCTAAATGACCAAAGAAGAAAAAATCTTTGAGTATATAAAGGCGCACGCAGTAGAAGGCGATTTATTCCCGGAGTTGTCTGCAAGGCAAAAAGCAAGGAACAGAAGGAGGGTAAGGCGTGAAAACAAAATGCGAAAAATATATCGAAATCTGTCAGCTCTGTGGAGAAACTTTTTACGGAGGGCCAAAGGCCTATTTATGCCCTGATTGCAGAAAAAGAATAAATAGCGAAAATGCAAAACGGCTGAAGCTTAATGAGCTTGGGGCGCAGGCAAGATGGGGGAGAAAGACGAAAAATGAGTGAGGATATTACCTACTGCTACTTCAGTAGATGCCCTAACAAGAAGTGCGAACGCCACGCTTCAAACATCAAGGTATTCTACATCCCGCACAGCTATGCGTTTTTCAAAGAGTGCGAATATTGGGATGTGTCGGAAACGTACTTTTAGGCACAGAAGGAGGACTAACGATGACCTGTAACAAAGATTGTGAGCGTTGTTACTTTGGGCGAGCAGTGGTGTCATACATCTGTTCAAACAAAGTGACGTGTGGAGGAAATTGCAGTTCTTGTCCTCATAGTATGATTATCAAACGCTATAAATGCACTGCCATGAAAAGTGTTATGTATGAATAAGAGTGTTTTGTTTTGAAAGATGTTGAACTGATTATAGAAACGGAGGATTGAATGAGCGGAGGATATTTTTCTTACAGAAACGACGAAGCAAAAGAGGCGATATTCGGGTGCTACGTGAATGAAACAACGGTCCCCAACGTATTTGGCGACCGTGAGATATCAAGCCTTGTATTCGACGTATTCAATCTGATACATGCTTATGATTGGTACATGTGTGGCGACAGTGGCAAGGACTCTTGGTTAAAGAAGAAAAAAGCATTCAAGGATAAGTGGTTCAAAAAGTCCGAGAGCGACAGGGCTAAGGAACTGATAGATGTTGCTATAAGAGAACTTAGGGAAGATTTATATGAGACATTCGGCGTAGAAGAGGGAATATCATGACCGATGGTATTGAATATAAGAGAATGTATTACGATACTCGCTATGGAAGATATTGTCTGCCAAGCCATGAAGATTTAAGGTCAGCTCCCCCGGAAAGATTTATTAAGATAATTCGAGGAATCCCTGACACATACACAGAATCTTGGGTGACGCAGGAACCTGAACGGGAATGCATTAGCTTGGCCTATTCTTCTGAAGATTCGGCAGGAGATGCGAGAGCTTCAATTTCAAATCAGCATGATGTGAAGCTTGCTTATCTGGTCAGGAAGATGATTCCACCTGATGAGTTCGATGGGTATTGGAATCAGTTCATTGTGGAGGATGCGGATTGATGAAAGATGTAAAACACTGCATGGATTGCGCCTATTATCATTGCACGATTTGCAGAATAGACAGTAGCTTTACCTTGCCGGAGTTCTGCGCCTGTAATGATTATAATCCAAAACAAGATGGGGTCCCAGAGGAGAAACAGAATGGATGATTTAGTAAAAAGAGAAGCTGTTCTTGCATTGACATGCGACCTTCATTTTGAGAACATCCCCGGCTTTGAGCACTATAGACAGGTGTATAGATATGGCTGACGATGATAAACTTGCTGTATTTTTTCACGATACGCTGGAGGAGATAAAGAAAGAGGTGGCGGAGGGGCGTCCGTTGGAAGAGATATTCCCTATTCTTGATTGGTGGCCGGAATGTTATTACGTCCTTGAAAATCCGACGAATTCGGCCACTGCGGTTGCGATATGGCCTGAAAAAACAATAACCAACAAGGATAAATTCGAAGAGATATTTGGGTTTGAGCCAGAAAGAGATGGGCATGGAGACCCGGATGCGTGGCTTAGTGATGGCAGACAAGAATGGTGGAATAAACCATACGAGCCGCCAGAAGATGAAAAAAATGAAGATAATTAATAGGAGGTTAAAGATGAGTTTGTATAATGCGATATATGGTTTTAATCCTGCCTGCGTGCTGCTTATGCCCATGCTGGGCAGAAAACAGGAAGAGTATCCACGTTTCAGAGATTGTTTTCTTGAGGATGGCAAGATTGCAATCTATACGAGAGTCGGCGGTAACAACAGGGGGAGTGGCTATGGTGAAGAAAAGTTATACGAGGACCCTAATTATGTGTCCACATACGACGACGATTTCGACAACACGTATGCGACCTACCTTTTCAACGTTCCTGAGAAGTGGAAGAGCGACTTCGACAAAATCGTTGCAGGGAACCTACACGATATTTCAGATGAATATTTTAAATATGTATGTGAATTCTATCCCACACTTGCGGAGAAGGGTGTTATACAGAAGATTTTCGGCAGGATAGTCGAACCTTTAAAGGAGGAGTGAATAAGATGGACGCAGTAATGTTTCTGAAAGAAAAAGAAAGGTTGTGCGATTGGACAAGGCTGATTTGCACTTTCAAGAAACCAGTTAATTGCCGTAAATGTCCGCTCGGAAATCCGGGATTTGATTGGGAGGATTGCGACAGAACGATGGCCGAAATGCCTGAAAAAGCAGTTGAAATAGTCGAACAATGGAGTAAAGACCATCCACAGATTACGAACAGGCAGAAGTTTAAGGAAGTTTTTGGGCTTGAAGTCAGCACGGATACAGAACTTACAAAACGTGATGATAGGGCGTTTGTTGTAGTGTCGGATGAGCCGTGGATTTTAAAGGTGGCTGGTTGGTGGGATAAGCCATATCAAGCACCGAAGGAGGAATAAACCGTGGATGATAAAAACCTCAGAGAAATAATAAATGATTTGAATTATGCTCTCGGTCTTGTGTGTGGGATGTCCTACGTTGCCGAAGGTGGTTTCGCTGATGGCTTAGGTGGCGTTATTGAGTGCATTAACGACATAGTTAATAGGTTGGAAGGTCGAATAGATGGATAAAGATGGAGGACTAACACATGGACTTGATAGAAAGACAATCAAATGATATGAGTGTTGAAGAAGCAATAAAAGTATTAGAGCCGTTTAAACTATGTATGTTTGACCAATACGGCTATCCTATCAGCGATGCCGCAATAGCATTAGATGTGGCAATAAAGGAATTAAAAAGGATGCAATGGATACCCTGCAAAGAGCACTTGCCGAAAAAAGACGACAGATATAAAGATGTGTTGATACAGTTTGAACACAATATGGCTGTCGGCAACTATAGAGTAGAAGAACTAACATGGTGTGTTTCTTCGGGTGATAATTGGGAAACTCCGGTTTTAGAGGGAGATGGTCAGCCTATTGCGTGGATGCCGTTGCCAGAAAGGTATGGTGTGAAATAATGTCCTATATTAGCTTAGAAGATGCGATAAAAGCAATACATGACGATTGGGATAAGCTGGGAGTTTGTGTCTATGAAGGAGGTACAATAGCGGATGATGTTGAAGAAACCTTATTGGCGTTGCCCGCCGCCGATGTAGTAGAGCGTCCACGATGGACCCCATGCAAGGATAGGATGCCGAAGGTTGATGGAATGTACCGTTTTTGTACTTTAAATGGTGAGACTCACGTTTGGCACTCGTCTACTGTTAAATACTCATTAGAACTCAAATTATTTAAGCCAACGATGCCTATTGCTTGGATGCCCTTGTCGGAGTCATATAAGGAAGGTTAAGTAATGACAGAGCTTGAAGATGTTATACAGACTGAATATGGCAACATTGAAATATGGTCGCAAGATGAAATGGAATATTTTTTTCAAGATAAAATGCCGGAGACGTATAAGGAGGAGATTATATGGCATTAAATTTGCGCCCAATAAAATTTAGGGAAGCCTCCGCGTTTGTGTTGAATAATCACAGACACAATAAACCGCCTGTTGGGCATATCTTTTCAATTGCTGTTTATGACGATGAACGACTTTGCGGTGTGTGTATGGTTGGACGCCCTGTTGGTAGATATTTCGACGATGGATTAACCTTGGAGGTTAATCGATGCTGCACTGATGGGACTAAAAACGCTTGCTCTATGTTATACGGCGCAGCGTGGCGGGCGGCAAAGGCACTTGGATATAGACGACTCGTAACATATACCAGACAATCAGAAAATGGTGCAAGCCTACGTGCCGCAAATTGGAGATGTGACGGTCCCGCAGGCGGGACGCATTGGACCGGTGAACGTTACATTCAGCAAGAAATGGTCATTGACGAACCAAAAGTTAGATGGAGTAAAGAAATAAATGCGCCGTACAAGGAGGAATAAATGGGCTACATCAGCAAAGAAGATGCAATAAACGCAATAAAAGCCGTACCCGAAGGGAATTGGGCGAACAAGAGATATGTTGTTGCAATTAAAGGTGTGCCCTCCGCAGACGTAGTAGAGCGGAAGAAGGGCAAGTGGCACGATTGTTACTTAATGGGGAAAATGGATGTGTCTTTAATGGTTTGTTCTTATTGCAACGAACACGCTTTAATGGCTGGGGCATGGATGCCAAAGTTTTGTCCTAACTGCGGAGCAGATATGAGGGAGGGCTGAGACATGGATGCAAAAGAAGCTCGCAATGAACTGTATTTTTTAAAAAGACATGTCCCGATGGATTCTAAACCAGATGAAGCTATTGACATGGCTATAGACCTTCTCAACAGAAAAATGGGATATTGGATACGTCGCACAGACACTTATATGATGTGTTGTTCTCAATGCTTTAAAGAATATGAAAGGAAGCCTTTTAACTATTGCCCTAACTGTGGTGCAAAGATGGAGGATTAAAATGCAAGCGAATCTATTAAAAGGAACAATACAAATTCTTGAAAATTATGGAAAGACGCTTACGGATGTTGAATGGATTGGCACTTCTGGTTATGAGATAACCTTTGAGCAATTTATAACGCTTGCTGATGTTGAATACGACGCAGGATACGGGGCGCAAAAAGTTGCCACAGACTTACTTGTTGTAGGCAATGGATGGTGGCTTGAACGTCACGAATATGACGGCTCCGAATGGTGGGAGTATAAGGAATGCCCGAAACGTCCTGCCGAGATTCGAGAGGTCAAACGTCTTGTCGGAGGGATGTGGAATACTTTGGAAGAATTGCAGGAGGACTAACAATGGATGATTTGAAACCCTGCCCGTTCTGTGGGAGTTATCCAATAAGGGGAAAAGGCGGTTTGGACGTTATTGGTAATTATTTCGTCACTTATAGATGCCCTAACAAAGACGAAGTTCCTGAAAATTATGAGCACAGAAACTTGGGCGGCTTTGCACACAGTTACTCTGGGAGGTCTATTGAGGAGGCATATAGTTATGCCGCAAGAGGATGGAATCGAGCCGTAAATAATATCCTTAAAAGAAGAAGATTGGAGGACTGAATAATGTCGTTTTATCCAGATATTAAAAAATTTGTTTTTGATAGCGATTTGAGGTCAACCACTTCTGCGACGCCGGAGCATGACGATAAGGAAACATGCGTTACATGTAAGTATTATGCAGGGCTGGTATGCCACAAAGATTTTGAAATGGCATTTCCGAACATATCAGCTTGTGGGTGCAAATATTATAAGCCTAAGGAGGACTGACTTATGCAAGAGCTTAAACCTTGCCCGTTTTGTGGTGGTGAGGCAAAATTAATACGCAAAGAAATAAAAGGAACAGAACATTGTTTTATTCAATGCATGGAGTGCGGTGGTGCATCAGGAATGTTTACTGTAAAGGCTGGGCTTATATCACCAAGAGCAAAAGTATCTGATAGTTACTTTTCACAAGTGCGTGAGGCTTGGAACAGGAGGACTGACCCATGAAGGTTTTAAAGCCTTGTCCGCATTGTGGAGGGATAAAGCTATCCACGCCAGACGTTAGAAAGATAGGCAACCTTTACGACGACCTTTACGAAGCAAGTATTTTTTGCCTTAACGTAGTTGAGTGTGGTGCTGGAATGGAAGTTGTTGATGTATCGAAACAGGCCGCTCTCGATAGGTTAGCAAGGCAATGGAACAGGAGGGCTAACAATGGGCAAGCGATATAAGCCTGAAATAAAACAAAGCGAAACGGAAACTTTTACGGCAAGTAATATTCCATACGGGCATCTAAACATAGTCGAGTGTCCGCAATGCGGGAGACATTTATTCTCATACTATGACGGGGATATGGTTGAGAGACCCGACCGATTTCAGATAGCAGAAGATTTGAATTATTGTAGCAAATGTGGAATATTGCTTGACCTTGATAAATGGAAACATACAAGGGACAAATATGTTTTCGATAACGAAGATGTGAAATGGGAGGACTGAATAAATATGATAGATGCTTTAACATTTCAAAATGAATTAAGCAGAATGTGCAAAGCCTTCGACGGTTGCCTTGAGGGTTGCCCTGCTCATAAGTATTGCTTCCTTAACCTGTCAGAAGGAGATAACGAAAGTCACCGCAAGCTGATTGAGGTTGTCGAACAATGGAGCAAAGAGAATCCTCAAAAGACAAGAGCAGATAAGTTTAAGGAAGTATTCGGTGTCAGTAAAGAAGAACTAATGACTGGATATTCTTGCGGATATAGCCAATTGGGTATGCCTAAAGTTTGGTGGAATGCACCTTACGAAGCACTGAAGGAAGTAATTCATGAGTAATAATTGGAAAAGCATGAACTATTGTATGGATTGTGAGTATTGCGTATACAGTAATACTGGCTCGTGGATGCATCTTAAATGCAGGCTTAAACCTGAACATTTTATTGATATGGACATATTCAGGGCTCCTTATGAGACGGTAGTGGCATGGGCAAATTCGCCTTATGAGACGTCAGTGGGTGAAGGGAGGGACCTATGATTGAATTGAATAACTATCTCGAACCAGAGCTCCTTTGTGATGGATGCGAAGGCTCTGACTCAGTCCAGAGCATCATCGTTAGACGTGCCGGGATAAGGCAGGATGTGGCTATCGAAATACATCTTTGCAAAAAGTGTCGAGGGTTTTTGAGAGATAAGCTGGAAGAGGAGCTTGGCAAAAGACTGTGGCTCCCGATACGAAAGAGAGCTCAGATTTCCCCGGCAAGCTTTGAATATAAGGAATTCATCGTCACCGGTGAGCAGGTCTTGAAACTGGTTGAAGAAAATGAAAGGCTCAAAAAAGAGCGTAAGGAGCTGCTCGATGATTATAATGTGCTGGATTGTGATGGTGGTTATAATTAGGAGGAAGCATGGATATAAACAAGCGGATTAAGATAGCTATAAAACGTTCAGGTATGACATATGAGCAATTATCACAGCATATAGGCGTGAGCAGGGGGACCATATCCTCACTTGCTTCACGTAACTACTATCCATCCATTCCGACGCTAATAAAGCTCTGTAAAATTCTTGGCATGTCGGCTGATTATATTCTGGGCCTTTCCGAGTGTGAGGAAAGGTGTGAAAATTGCGGCTGCATGAAGCGTTTAATGTTTACTAATAATGGGGACCCTGAAGTGAGGTTCTTCTGCACAAAGGATGCTCGCCAGCTTGTTGAGGTCTCTTTGAAAGATTCCTGCAAAGACTTCTGTGAATGGTGCGATTCAGATGATGCGTTGGAGAATAGCAGCATCGCTCGCGTTAAAGTAGACAAAAAACGGGTCTCGCCGTTAACGGTGGATGAACCTCATGTGGGCTCTATGTAGTATTATGGTGTTGAATTTATATGGAAAAAGAACGGAAGGTCCGGCTGGACGATAAATATGTGCTTTGTTCTGACCAGCATTGCTGGTGGGTAGAACGGAATGAAGCTGCCAAGGGGAAAAAACCGCTGATGAGACGATGCAGTGGATACTGTACCACATTTGCAGAAGCTATCAATTCTTGCCTTGAATTTCGGCTCAGGGATGCCGAGGCGGCTGACCTTGCAGAATTAAGGCATGAGATATGGAAAGTCAAGCGCGATGTGAGGTCGTGGAAATGTAAGGTGTAGTGGTGTAAACTTGATTTGCCGCCTGAAATCGTCGATTTGAAGGGATTTAGCTACCATGTTAATGCAAATATCCACCATGAATGTAAACGGTTCTATTTGAGGCGTTTTTCGCCCTAATGTAAGGAGGTAAAAAGATGTCTGCACTCACGGAAGCCGCTGATTGCATTGCAACCAAAATAGATATGGCTCTTGCTCAGATAGAGGCATTCGAGGAGACATATCTGCCCGTCATCCAAAATTCTGAGGATGAAAGAGCCGGACGTGCGATTAGTATGTTCTATGCCATAAAAGAAAATATCGAAGCGATAGAAAAGTCGACTATAGACCTGTGCGAAACTATAATAAAGTAGGCGATTGGAAGCCTGCCTTTTCGGCAGGTTTCCATTTTTG